ATGGCTACATTCAAAGCGGAAATTTATGCTCATCATAAAAAGAAAGATGGTACCTACAACATCAAAATAAGAGTTACCCATAATCGGCAAAAAAGGTACCTTGATACTCCTTATTATATAACTAAGGATGATATTACCCAAAAGACATTCAAAATAAAGAATCAGTATTACATTGATAAGACTGATGAAATAATTAAAACCTATCGGAGAAAGTGTGATGATCTTGGTGTGCTCATCAAAGAGATAGATATTGATCAGGTTATATCTCTCATAACAAAGGATGAGAAAGAGGATCGGTTTGATTTGGATATAGTCGCTTATGGCAGGGAGCTTGTTCGGCAACTAAAAGCAACTGGACACAAGGGAAGTGCTTTAGCATACCAAAACGCTATAAACAACCTGGTGAAGTTTACAGAAAGAGAAATTATAAGCATCCACGAAATCACCTCTAAATTTGTTCAGGATTGGATCCTATGGATAATAGAACAACCACCCAGGGCAAACAGAAAAAAGGGAGAGCGTGCACAGTCTTTATATCCCAGTAATTTGCGTGCGATACACAATAAAGCAAAAGAGGAGTTCAATAATGAGGATCTTGGAATAATCAATATACCATTATCTCCTTTCAAAAAACTCCCTAAAATACCACAAGCTAAAAAGCGTGCTCTGGATGTTGATCAGCTCAGGAGGATGATGGATCTTGATTACACCCTTATACTACAGCCAGGGAATAACAAGTTCAACCTTGCAAAAGATGTGTTCTTGTTAAGTTTTGGGCTTGTTGGTATGAATGCAGCAGATCTATATAATTGTGATTGTTATGAGGGTGGCAGAATAACATACCAGAGAACGAAAACAAGAAATAGAAGAGCTGATAAAGCAGAAATATCTATAAAGGTAGAGCCAGAGGTAAAGCCTTTATTTGATAAATACAGAGATCCTACTGGGGAGCGTGTGTTTTGCTTCTATAAAATGTACTCATCCATAGATTCATTTACCTATGCCATTAATGGATTTGATAGAACCGATGAAAAAGGGAATAGGCATATAGTGGGGTTAAAAAAAGTCGGTTATTCACTTGGTATTGAAGATCTACAATTTTATGCTGCCAGGCACACATGGGCTACCATTGCTGCTAATGATGTGGGGATAGATAAATTCACGGTGCATACTGCATTAAACCATGTGGATGAACAGATGAAAGTAACTGATATGTATATCAGGAAATCCTGGGATCCGATTGATAGAGCTAACCAAAAAGTTCTGAAATTTGTGAAGTTCAAACAGGATAATGTGGAGGAACCAAAGTCTGATAATTGTTTGCTTAGGCAAAAGGTCAAGCAAATACCTAAGCAAAAAGAATGATTTGCTTAACCACTTGCTTAGGCAAATGAGGTTATTTTGCTTAGGCAAAATTTAGAATTTGCTTAACCATTTGCTTGTATGTTTGCCTAAGCAAAGTTTTTTCAAGCATAATCAAAGATATGAGTATTTATCACATTTATATAATAGCCAATAAGTTACATTAAAATTATAGTGCTGAGGATTTTGGTTTTGCTTAACCATTTGCTTAACCATTTGCCTAAGCAAAAGTAAAACGGTACTATATATATGTATATATTATAATAATACTATAATATTATATAAAGAGTATATAGGGGATTATTAAGGGGAATCATTTAAACATCTTACCAAAACCAGTAAGAAGCCACTCAGCATTTACATTATATTCTCTCACCATTGGTATCAACCATGAGAGTTGAAACCATCCACGTCCGAGATCTTTTCTTTGAGCTACAAAATTTCTCCTGTCGATATTGTATAGTCTGCAATATGTATTAACACCCCTGATCTCCTTTTTAGCTATTATGGCATCCAGGGCAGAATAGAAACGCTCCATTATCTGTTTCGATTCATCTGTAATACTTCTTACCGTACCCATCCTAAAGCAAGTTATATTTAAGGTGGTTTATATCTTCTTTTAGGGATTCAAGCTCATCAGTTGGCTCATTGTGTACCTTAGCCTTATCTATGGCAAAATTAAGCTCCTTTTGTGCCTCTGAGACTACATTCTCATCTATTTCCTTTCCATTTATGTGATCCGAAAAGCATTTTTTATAAAGCTCGATCACAATCCTGTTATATTTTTCCATACTAAAATAACGATTGTTTAATACCAAAAACTACACGGCATCTGCATGATCTGCATTGCTTTCCTGGTGGGCATCCGTTTTTTTCCTTTCGTCCAGAAGTGCCTCCAGTCTGCCTATCTTTCTGTTAAGCCTCTCAATTTCTTTCTCTTTCTCCTCCAAAAGAGAATAGGGTGCAATGAGTTTATCATTCATCATTTTCACTATTTGCCTGGAGAAAACATCGGCTCCTACGTGCATTACTTCCTGGGGTGTAGCCTCAGGCACTGAAATTGGATCTATTTTATCCGTATAGTATTTGGATATATTTCCAAATTTGGACTGCAATATATCCAACTTATCAGGTGGAATTTGCCTAATTCCTCGCTCAATTCGAGAAATAAAGTTCTGACCGCACGAAAATAACTCAGCTAACTCAGATTGAGTTAAATTATTGTCAGTTCTAAAGCGTTTCAAATCAAAGGATTGCATATCTTAAACCATTTTAATCCGAAAATATATCCAAAATATATTGTATAATCTGGATATATATCCTATATTTGCATCGTGAATAATTTAATTACACTACAAACATACAAAAAAAGTGTGTTTGTGAAACAATTTAAAGCATGAAAAAGGATAAAATGACAGAAACAGACTATCAGTCTTTTGCTCAGATTTACAAAGGATTGCCTGAGCGAACAGAAGTGAAAGCTCCAAAAACGGCATTTGTTGAAAGGATTGCTGAGATCACCAAAAAATCTACTAAGACAGTTCGCTGCTGGATAGCTGGTGTACAGCGACCAGATGCGTTGTGCCAAAGTTTGATTGAAAAGGAGTTAGGTGTACCTGGTGAATATTTATTTCCAAAAACAGATGATTAAAATGAAACCTGTTGAGTTTTACACCACACCAGAGGGAGAGGTTACTATGAAACCTCTTGGAGAGGCTGAGAGACAGCTGAAAGAAACGGATAGGGAATTTATCCAGGCATTCCTGGAGATCCTAAGGGAGTTCTATCCTCATTCTTTTGAGGCTCTAATGGAGGTGTATTCTAAAAGCGATGGAAATAAAAATTACAGGGATTACTTGGCAGTAAGGCGGTTTATCAAGTGCAATTTTGGGCTATATGATAATATGATTGATTTAGATGATTCCTGGAACTTCAATTTTGAATTTGTAGGATGCCCACTGAGGGGTGAGTGTAAATATGACAAAATTATATGTGCTCCTAAATTCGATTCAAAGTTATCAGATAGGGAGCTTGAAGTAATGAAAATGCTCTATAAGGGCGTTAGCGATTCCAATGTAGCCGATAGGCTATTTATCTCTCTTAATACCGTGAATAATCACAGGAAAAATAGCTTTAAAAAGCTGGGTGTACACTCAATGCCTGAGTTTATGCGGTATGCTATGACAAATAATTTATTCAAATAACTAATGCAACACAGTTATGACTTCGGAAACATTATCTAACCTAATTTTTGGCTCCATTTGGTGCGTGTTATGCACCTGTAGTCTTATCGGAGCAATTTTCTACAATGCACATCACCAGTTTGTTTTGGCTGGTTTATCGGGATCAATGGCTTATGTGAGCTATGTTGATGATTACCTATCTGAAAGTGTAAAACATTACTTCTGTAAAGTTCGGAGAGCAAAAAGAATACAGAAACTAAAACGTATGTGATTTATGATCCAGTTAGAACTCTATGAGCTTAAAAATCTATGCAAGGATATGGCTGAGCTTGGAGCTGCTAATTATGCTAAAATGCTCTACCCTGCAAAAGATATTATCTCACAAAGAGAGGCTTTTAGGCAGTTTGGGGAGGCTCGTGTAAAGGATTGGATTCGTAGGGGGTTAATATCTGGTACCAGGAATGGATCCAGCGAAAACTCAAAGATTCTATACTCCAGAGCAGATCTCCTGGCTGTTGAGAAATCAGAGAAATTAAATTTTATAATCAAAAGTAAATGAGGAAAATGAGACAGATTTATTTAAAAAAGTTGATACTTAGAAACTTCAAAGGTATCAAAGATCTTACCATTGATTTTACCGAACAGGAGACTGTGATTAGCGGTGATAATGGAACAGGTAAGACTACAGTTTTTGATTCATTCCTTTGGTTGCTATTCGGAAAAGATAGCACAAACAGAGCAGATGGGAATGGTGGTTTTAACATCAAAACCTTGGATGATAACGGTAAGCCGATTTTGAATCTGGAGCACGTTGTAATAGCTACTCTGTTGGTTGATGGTAAAGAGGTAACTCTACAGCGTTCTTACTTGGAAAAATGGGGTACTGGTGTTAATGCTGGGCAGCTTAAAAATCATTACACTGAGTTCTATTTGAATGGTGTAAAGCTGGGAACTAAAAAGGAATATGATGCTGAGGTATCGGCAATTCTACCAGAGGATGTTTTCCGTATGGTTACAAATCCTTTCTATTTCCCTACCCTGCCAGCAGCTACTCAGAAAAATATGCTCATGGATATGGCTGGCAATGTAACGGATCAGGATGTGGCAGCCCTAAAGCCTGAATACCTGGAGCTGTTAAGTCAAATCACAGGTAGAACTTTGGAGCAATTTAAGAAAGAAACTGCTGCCAAAAAGAAAGCTATACAGGATGAGCTGAAAGAACTCCCTGCTCGTATCGACACAGCTACTCAAATGATGCCAGAGGCTGAAAATTGGAGTGAGTTGGAAAAAGAACTCAAAGCAAAAAAAGAATCCCTACAAAGCATAGAGGAGCAAATCACCGACAAATCAAAACAGGTAGAGAGTGCCTATAAAGCCAAAAGTGATATTCAGGCTAAGATCGGACAAAAACGCTTAGAGAGATCTAAAAAAGAGAGTGAAATCCGTGAGAAAGCAAATACAGCGAACAATGCTACACGCTCTGAAATAAAGGAGCTGGAGTATAAAATCAAATCAACAGAGGATGATATAAGCAGAAAGAGTAGCCGTGTATTTGCTATTGATTCAGAGATCTCAACTCTCAATACAGAGTTAGATACATTACGTGGTGAGTATCGTGCTATCAACTCTAAGCAGTTGGAGTATCCAGCTGGTGCTTTTGCTTGTCCTACTTGTAGCCGTCCGTTGGAGGCTGAGGATATTGAGACTAAACAGAATGAACTTTTATCTAACTTCAATCTGGAGAAATCGAAACAGCTACAGGATAACAAAAACAAGGGAGTAACGAGATCGGCTAAGGTGAAAGAACTGCAAAAAGAGCGTGAGGATGTTCTGGCTGAAACTAAGCAACTGGAGGCTGATCTGGAAAACCTTAATGGTCAAAAGAAATACAAAGAGGAAAATCTACCAGATGCTCAGGATCCTCAAAAACTTATTGAGGTAGATGCTGACTGGATCCGTTTGGGAAATGAAATTACCGAACTTGAAAACCAGTTGAGTGTAGAGGCTCCAGCTGTGGACACATCCGAACTACAAGATGGCAAACGCCTATTATCCGATAATATAGCAAGCCTTAACAAACGCCTGGCTCAAAGAGACACTATAGAGCGTGCTCAAAAGCTAATCCAGGAGTATGAGGATAAAAAGCTATCCAATAACGATGCTCTGGCTCAACTTGAAAAAACAGAGCTTACCATACTTGAATTTCAGAAAGCTAAGGATAATGAGCTGATGAAACGAATAAATGGAATGTTTACTATGGTTTCTTTCTCTTTCGTGGATGAGCAGCTGAATGGCAATGAAAAAATAACCTGTGTATGTACCGTTGATGGTGTGCCTTTCCCCGATCTGAACAATGCCAGAAAAATAAACGCTGGGCTTGATATTATCAATGCTATATGCAACTCAAAGGGAATATCTGCACCTATTTTCATTGACAATAGAGAAAGCGTTAATGAGCTTATCCCTACTGTTTCTCAGGTTATCAATTTGACGGTTAGCAAGCATCCTAAGCTGATGATCAAGATGCCAGGTGATGAACCGATGGAAATGTATCAGGAGTTATAATCAACTAAAATAATTAATATGACACAACAAGCAGTTAAAGGCACAGGATCTAATGTGCCAGCACAAACTAAGAAAATAGATGTGCTAAAGAATATGCTGAATGCTCCCTCTGTTATGGAGCAGTTTCAAAATGCTCTCTCTAAGAGTGCTCCAACATTTGTAGCCTCTGTGATTGATCTGTATAATGGAGATTCCAATCTCCAGATGTGTGAGCCTAAGGCGGTGGTAATGGAAGCTCTGAAAGCAGCTGTACTGAAATTGCCGATCAATAAAGCTCTGGGATATGCTTTTATCATTCCTTTCAACAATAGTGTAAAGGATGAAAAAGGTAACTGGACTAAAAAGATGATGCCTACTTTCCAAATGGGTTACAAAGGCTACATCCAGCTGGCAATGCGAACAGGTCAATACAAAACGATCAATGCAGATGTGGTGTATGAGGGAGAGCTTAGAAAGGTAAACAAGCTCACTGGAGAGATCGCTTTTGATGGTGAGAAAACATCCGATAAAGTGGTAGGTTATTTCTGCTACTTCGAGCTTATGAACGGCTTTTCAAAAACACTCTACATGACAGTAGAGCAAATGGCTGATCATGCAAAAAGATACTCAAAAGGGCTTAAAAAAGAGACTACAGTAGAGAGCTTGATGAATCTGGCTAATCTGCCAGTGGCAACCGATAGCAAAACTGTAGGATGGATGGGTAATTTTCATGGTATGGCTGTAAAAACCGTTATCCGAAATTTACTAAGTAAATACGGCTATCTCTCTGTAGAAATGCAAGAGGCAATACAAAATGACACAGAGGGAGATACTGATGTGCGTGATTCTCTTGTAGAAAAGAATGGCAATATTCAGACTTTTGAGATCAGTGATACTCATTATGAGGATGTAACCGAGGCAGAAAATCAACCCAAATCACCAGAGGAGGTAGATCCAGGGTATTAATACACGAAATTATGGAATTGAAAGTATTAGGTAGCTCATCAAGCGGTAACTGCTACATTCTGGACAATGGGAATGAGGCTCTGATAATTGAGGCTGGGATCCGATTTATGGAGGTAAAAAAGGCTTTGGATTTTCAGTTACGCAAAGTTGTGGGCTGCCTAATCACCCACCAGCACAACGATCATGCTAAGTATATCAAAAACATGGTAGATACAGGCTTTTATGTACTGGCTCTCCCAGAGGTTCTGACTGCAAAAGGTGTGAGTGGATCCAGGGTGAGATCGTTGGAACTTGGTAAGGGATACAAATTCGGCAATTTCAAAGTAGCTCCTTTTGCTGCGTGCCATGATGTTCCCTGCGTTGGTTATCTGATCGATCATCCTGCCAGTGGCAGAATATTATTCCTTACTGATAGCTGTATGTGTGAGTACACTTTCCCAGGGCTTAATCACATATTGATTGAGTGTAATTATTCTGACAGGAAACTTATTGAGAGTATTAATGCTGGCATTACTCTCCCGATTCAAAGAACTCGCTTACTGACTTCACACATGGAGCTGGAGACTTGCAAGGGGATCCTTTCCGCAAATGATATTTCAAATGTGAGTAATGTAGTTCTGTTGCACCTCTCTAAAGATAATGGGGATGAACCACGATTTATATCTGAGGTACAAAGGGCTACTGGTAAGCTGGTATATATCGCAAAACCAGGTTTAACAATTCAATTAGATAGATTATGATAGCAGGATTTACAGAGCAAACAAAACCACTATCATCTTATGAAAGTGATACGTTGCTCCCCTTGATCGTTCAGGGGCTTCACAGCAAAGTAGGAAAAGAGAAAGCTATTACAAACCAGCAGATCTGCACGGCTCTTAAAAAGCAAGGATATAAGCTGGATAATGCACGGCTGAGAAAAATAATAAACCATATCAGGACAAACAACCTGGTTATAGGTTTAATCGCTACCAGTGATGGCTATTACATAGCTGAGGACAAAAAAGAGCTGGAGGTTTATGTGGGTAGTTTGATGGGTAGAGAAAATGCCATTCGTGTTGTAAGACAAAGTTTACAAAGCCAGATAGCACTGTATGAGTAAGAAAGTTCACATAGAGAAAAAGAACGGTTTATTTAACCTCAAACCCATATACGGATTAATGAACTCTGTTCTGGATGGGATTTATCGCTTTGAGATGAAAAAAGTAAGAAAGCCCAGATCGAATGATCAGAATGGATGGTTATGGGGGTGTATTTATCCTATGCTATTGGATGCTTTGCTTAATGAGGGGTGGGAATTTACCTCCTGTGAGCAGGTACATGAGTTCTTTAAGTCTCAAATGACAGCGGATAAGGTAGTGAATAAACACACTGGGGAGATAATAACATTCCCAGGATCTACTGCAACGATGGATACACTAACTTTTTCTACCTATTGTGAAAAGCTCAGAGAGTATGCACTGGAGTATCTTAATCTGGAAATACCAGATCCAGATCCAAACTGGAGGCAGTCCGATGAAAATAATACCGAATAACATAGTGTAAGATCTCATTAGGCTGTTACCAGTGCTAATTGAAAACATCCCTCCAGGTAGAAGTACCAGGGTGGAAAATGCCATAAGACTAACAAAAATAATTATCAAACGCTTAAAAAATTTGAAAGATGAGCAAAGTTGAAATTAAAAAAGAAAATGTAGATGCTGCCTATAAGGTAGCTGATGAGAATGTAAAGAAAGTTTTGAACGCTCTGTTCGGCAAAGAACGCAAAAAGCCTACACTGGATGATCATACAACCATTCAGAGTTATGAGGATGCCTGTGAAGCTCTGGGAGAGCCTCAGGAGGTATTTATGGAGGGAATCCCTCCTCACATTGTAGCTCTTATGAAGTTAGAGACTATCAGCCGTGCTTTATGGGGTAGAACCTTTCAGCCGAAACCAGATGCTGAGGGTAAAGAGATCTACTGGTGGGTATGGTGGGCTTTATACACCCAGTCAGAGATTGATAATATGGATGAGGATGATCGTGGTGCCCTGTTGTCTGCGTATGCGGCGACTGGGGCGAGTGCTGGGTTCGGTTTCCTGGGCACGGGTAATCGCTCCTCGCACTCGGCTGCGAACTTTGGGTTCCGCTTGTGCCAAGAAACGGCTGAAAAGGCACGGTATTTTGGACGGACATTCAACCGATTATGGGCTGAATATCTGGCTTTTAATTTCACCGTGGAAATATAATATCACTAACAATTAATAATCATTCAAGATGAAAAATGAAAAGAAAGGCATGAGCGACATAATGTTAGCTGATGTGCCTATTGAAAAACGTGCTCAAATTCTGAGAGATAGCTGTGATCAGATTGAGGAAAAGCATTACACCCGAAAGTTTGAACAGGCAGAAATCAATGAAAGGCGTGAGGAGCTTGCTGAGGTATCTATTCAGATCAACGGCTTGCATCAAGAATTGAAAGAGATAAATGCCGACTTCAAGGGCAGAATTAAGCCTAAAGAGGAACGTAGAGGTAGGATCCTGGATGAGTTGAAATCTGGAGGAGAGTATGTAAAATCGGAATGCTACAAGTTTATAGATGCTGATCTGGGCAAAGTAGCATGGTACACTCCTGATGGTTATAAGCTGGAGGAAAGAGACATTAACCAGGAGGAGAAACAACGGACGACATTCCAGGCGTTCAGACGAACTGGAACAGATAATTAAGTTATTAACAATTAATTCATTTACAAGATGGAAAAAGAAGAAAAAATCCAGATCCATATCCATGAGGGAGTGGATGTTTCAAAACCGATTGAGGTTATTATTAGAGAGGGTGCTGCTGCTAAAGCCACTGAGGTGTTACCGACAAAAGCTCCTGAGAGTATCAGTTTGGATGGAGTAATCTCAACTCCTTTTGATTGGTTGGAGAAAAGAGTAGAAACAATCGAACAAAAACAGGCTAATATCAAAGTGGATCGTGAGGCTATGACTATTGCCCTCACTATCAACGAAACCGATTCCTACAACAAAAATACTATTACTGGCAAAGTCCAGCTCTCAGAGGTATTTGAAAAGTTCGGTATCAACGATGAGAGAAAAGCCTGGGCACCTGGAAAATTAGGGCAGTTTTTACGCCTTAATCGTGGTGTGTTTGAGGATAAAGAGAAATGTATGGTTATGGTTTCTAACCTCAAAAACTTTACAGCAAACGCTAAATCAGAGATCCAAAAGCAACGAGATCCATCTGGCTCTATGGCTGAGGTGTACAAGTGCCAGGTTGAAAGCAATTTGCCAAAATCATTCTCTGTATGCCTTGCTGTGTTCAAAGGAACTCCAAAGGAGCGTATTGAGGTAGAGTTCGACCACTACCTGAGTGATGGTGAGGTTTTCTTACAGCTTGTTTCTCCTGGAGCAAATGAGATGGTAGAGGCTTACCGTGATTCCTGTATTGACCAGGTACTGGATAAAATCAAAGAGATTGCTCCTGATATTGCAATTCTGGAAGTGTAAAACAATTTGGGAGAGGGTACTTAGTGCCCCTCCCTTAAATCTCTAATATATGGCTAAAGATAAAAACCCGATGCCCTTTTTTACAAGAGACTGGCTGAGCTGTGCTGAGGTAAAGTTCCTATCTCCTGATATTCGTGGGCTATGGTTCGATTTGATCTGCTATATGTGGGAGTGTGTTGAGCGTGGTGTGATGGTAAAGCCTAACCACCAGCCGTACACCAAGGAGGAAATAACTGCAATGATCGGAACAGATTGTTCTGGCTCCTATGGATGGCTGGATGTTTTACTTGAAAATGGTGTGTGCTCTATTAGAAGTGATGGAGCCATATATAGTAGGCGAATGGTTAAAGATGAGGAAATCAGGGAAAAACGGAGGATCGCTGGTAAAAAAGGTGGAGATGTTACAAAGGCTAAAGTATTCACTAAGCAGGGCACCGAAACTAATTTACCTGGTGATGATGCCACACCACCTCCACCACTAACACCAGAACAGCAGGAAAAGGCTGAAAAAGCCAAAAAATACAAATATGCTGAGTTTGTCTCTCTTACCAGGGATGAATACGCTAAACTATGTGCTGAATATTCTGAGGAATCAGCAAAAGCAATGATAGGCATTCTTAATAGCTACAAAGGCTCTAAAGGGAAAAGATATAAGTCAGACTATCATACTATACGAGGATGGGTAAAAGATAAATATTACGAAGATCAACAGAAAAATGGAATTGAACGGAAACAAGCTAACGGAGGAAATGGCTTTGCGAATAATCAAGGAACACAGGGAGGCTCAATATTTAACCAGGGAGAAAGCCCAGAGGGAGGTTCTGAGCCACAGAAGGATTATTCTAAAAGGTTCTAAATACGATTTAGAGGATCCTGGGCAGTTTTCTCTCCATGCCTCTATGATCAAGGAAATAGGCAATAACATTATGCTACGTGAATTTTCCTCCTTTGAGGTGGATGAGCATAATTCAAAGGTTCTCAGGTTCCTTACTTACTATTTCAATGATTGTAAGCTGGCTGAGGAGGTGTTTCCTGATGAAAATTACAAGATCCATAAAAACATTCTGCTGGTTGGAGAGCCTGGAACAGGTAAAACAATGCTAATGCAAGTGTTCTCTGAATATCTCAAAAGGATAGGCGGTGAAAACTTCTTTTGGAATCTATCGACTACCCAGATGATGAATTATTATAAAATTAACGGACACATAGACCGATACACTTATAACGAGTGTGCCTCTGAGGGTAAATTTGATGGAAACCCGATAAATGTATGCTTGAATGACGTGGGGCTGCTTACCGAAAATCAAAAGAATTATGGTACCGATCTCAGCTTAATCATGGATGAGTTCCTGTTTGCCAGATACGAAATCTACCAGAACTCATATAAGAAATATCATTTAACAAGCAATTTGAGCGTGGATGAGTTTGTAAAACGCTTTGAGGGTAGGCTTGTAGATCGGTTTAAGAGCTTCAATGTAATATCGTTAAACGGAAAAAGTAGAAGAAAATGAAAGTATTAAAAAAAGCAATACTCCCTTTATCCAAGGCTTTCCCAGCTACTCATAGCAGAGCTGGAGAGCTAACCGATTTTGAGGGTAAAATCGAAAGAAACGAAAAGATCCATACAATCAGATATGATGCCAAAAGTGTATGGGAAAAACGCTTTGCTAAAATCAAGGCAGGGCTTATGTATTTGGCAATGAAAGAGTGGACTGGCAGACCATACAACTCAGAAATGAGAGATCTGTTTCAGAGAACCAGAGAGGACGGGATTGGACTGCAAACAATAGAAATGGTGTATGGTACCGATGATGCCTATCCCAAAGTTTGGGTAGATGGTAAAGAGGTAGATATACAGGAGGTGGCAAAGAATGATGGTTTGAGTGTTCCTGATTTTATTGATTGGTTCTTTGGGAAAGGCAAAGAAAACACTTTTGAGGGTAAGATTATTCATTTTACAAAATTCAGATATTGATATGAAAACTAATGCAACAAAGAGAACGGATATTTTTCTTATAGATCCTCGTAACATTGTCGTTATGAGTGATTTTAATGTTCGTAGAGATTTTGATTTAGAGGAACTTAAAGAACAAATAAAGGCTAAGGGTGTGCTCAATCCCATCACCGTTAAACCTTTCAAAGATGAAAATGGGAATGAAAAGTATGAGCTGGTGGATGGTGAGAGGCGTTTACGTGCTACAATGCTGGCTATCTCAGAGGGTGCTGATATTCCCTGGATAAAAGCACTCAAAGCTCCTAAGGATGCAAGCTATGAGGATCTACTGATAGAGCAGATGATGCGAAATGAGGGCAAACGATTCTCTGAATATGAATGTGGGATAATGTTCAAACGGTTCAAGGATGAGTTTGGATATACACAGGCTGAGATCGCTGAAAAGTTCAAAAAATCACCAGCTTATATTAGCAAATGCCTTGCTTTCATGGATCTGCCAAAAGAGATCCAGGAGAGGATTATTAGAAATGAAATTTCTGCTAAAGCTGCTAAAGATATAGTGGCTAATTATGATACAGAGGTGGAGCAGGTAGAAGCTACCAAACAAGCCGTAAAAATAGCCCAGGATCAAGGGAAAAAGACTGTTACCAATAAAGAGATCAACCTGGCTATGAAAGATGCTAAGGAGGCTAAAATAATAGCTGAATCACTAAGGAAAATATGGGCATATCTGGATGGAGAGGAGGAGGTGAATATCCTCCAGCTGGCAAAACTGCTGGATAAGACTGAGAGCCTAAGATACGCAATTAAAGAACTAAAAAAAGGATCTAATGAATAAACATAAATTCCCTTATGAATGGAAGTTAGGAGACACGGTATTTACAAAGGATAAGGGGAAAGTGTTTTCTTGTTTTTCTTGTGGAGGAGGTTCCACAATGGGGTATAAACTTGCTGGATTTGATGTTATAGGATGCAACGAGATAGATCATCGTATGATGTCTATTTATCGCAAAAATCACAACCCTACATTTTCGTTTCTTGAACCAATACAGGATTTTAGACTAAGAGAGGATTTGCCTAATGATCTTTACAATCTTGATATATTAGATGGATCTCCTCCATGTTCAACTTTTTCAATGGCTGGGAGCCGTGAGGATGCCTGGGGAGTTGAAAAAAGGTTTAGAGAGGGGCAGGCAGAGCAAATACTTGATAGATTGTTTTTTGACTTTATCGACTTGACTAAGAAGCTACAGCCTAAAATAGCAATTAGCGAAAATGTTAAGGGTATGTTACTCGGTAATGCTATTCGCTATGTTCGTGAAATATATGAGGCTTTTGATTCTGCTGGTTATTATTGCCAACATTTTCTACTTGATGCAGCAACTATGGGTGTTCCACAACATAGGGAAAGAGTGTTTTTCATCTGCTTGCGGAAAGATATTGCAACTCCTTTTCTTAGGCAGAAAGATATGTTTGAATGTGCTCCATATATAGATATGGAATTTAAAGAGAAAGAAATCCCATGTAATCAAATAGATCTCGAATTAGGAGAGAAAAAAATGCCTTGTTTGTCTGCTGATTGGGAAAGATTGAAAGCTGGGGAACCAGCCAAATATCTACAATCAGGGCTTATAAAACAAACAGATGTATATCCCACGATCACAGCTGGCTATGGTGGCAAAGCGTGCCCTATGCCTGATTGGGATAATAGCTTTCCGTCAGCAAAAGATGTATGTAAAATATCTACATTCCCGATAGATTATGATTTTATGGATCAGTCCGCAAATTATGTGTGTGGAATGAGTGTGCCTCCTGTGATGATGGCACAAGTAGCATCACGAGTTTATGATTACTGGTTATCAAAAATTAAAAACTAATTGATATGGCTAAGCTAACATATACAATAGCAACAAAAATATTTAGCGACACTAATTCCGAAAACTTGGAACAGTCAATAAACGGCTGGATAAAAGAAAATAATGTGAAAGTGTTGGATATTCAGGTAGGCGTTTATCCTATGTTCGATATGTATCAGGATCGCCAGCCCACAATTTGTAACCAGTGGGAGAAATATATAGCAACAATCATTTATAACAAATTACCATGAGTTTAAATATATCAAAAGGGAATATGTATGATTTTGTAACTCATACATGGAACACCGTTAAGGGATCCTGTCCACATGATTGTGGATATTGCTACATGAAACGCTGGGGTAAACTTAAAGATCCACGCCTGGATGAAACCGAATTTAAAACCGATCTTGGTAGCGGAAATTTCATCTTTGTAGGGAGTAGTAATGATCTATTTGCTGAGGAGTACCCTGGCTTTTGGATAGATCGGACACTGGACTACTGCAAACACTTTGATAATCGCTACCTGTTTCAGTCTAAGAATCCAGATCGCTTTCTAAGAGAGACGGTGGATCCAGTTGATAAAAAACTGGTTCATCCTGTTTTGTTAAAGTCTGTTTTTTGTACGACTATTGAAAGTAACAGGTATTATGTAGTAATGCGTAATGCTCCTGCTCCTGTTGATAGAGCAAAAGCCACTAAAGAGATAAGTGAACATATACCTACCTATGTTACCATTGAGCCTATTATGGATTTCGATCTGCCAGAGCTTGTTTCCCTGGTGAAGATGTGCAACCCTACTCAGGTGAATATCGGTGCTGATTCGGGCAATAATTCCCTGCCAGAGCCATGTAAGGAGAAAGTTCTGGAGCTAATAGCTGCTCTATCTGAGTTTACCACTGTGAAACAAAAGAAAAATTTAGGGAGGTTATTGAAATAAGATATGGCTATCAATAAAGATTACGGATACTGTACTGGCATGGATTGCCCGATACGTGAGGAATGTAAGAGATATAGTTTAGAGGCTATAAATTCACCAGAGCCTCTTTGGTGGACTGATGGCTATTATGATGAGGAAAAAAGAAATTGTGAATTTAAAGATGATAAAAATGAAACCAGTAAAATTTAAAGAACAAAATGTAGTATTTGCAGAGGATCAGCCAGAATATACCCCTCTCCCTGCTTTAGTGTTAGATACTGATGATGGGCAGGTAGTTTCGTGCTGGAGATTGTCATTCAAAGAAAGAGTGAGGATTCTGTTTACAGGCAGGATATGGGTATCTCTACTTTCATTTGGAAAACCACTTACACCCAGTTTTCTATCGACAAAGAAAACAGATCATTTTACAATCAACAAATAACAAATTTATGAAAATCGTATTTTTTGACCTGGAAACTACAGGTACCTTAGTAAACAAACATGGGATCCACCAGCTGAGCGGTGAGATCGTGATAGATGGAGTAACAAAAGAAAGTTTTGATTTCCGAGTACAACCTAACCCGAAAGCGGAAATACTCCAGGAGGCTCTGGATGTAGCTGGAGTAACTAAAGAGCAGGTTATGGCATATCCTCCTATGGGGGTGGTATATGGGCAGTTTTTGGATTTGCTTGGTAAATATGTAGATAAGTATAACAAGCAAGATAAATTCTTTTTGGCTGGCTATAATAACGCCTCTTTTGATAACCAGTTTCTCAGAGCTTGGTTCCTACAGAATGGAGATAAATACTTTGGATCCTGGTTCTGGAGTAATTCCATTGATGTTATGGTGATGGCTACTCCTTACCTTGCTGCTAAACGCTCTCAGATGGAGAATTTTAAGCAGGGTACTGTTGCTGCTGCTCTGGGGATAGCTGTTGATGAGAATAGACTGCATGATGCCATGTATGATATTCAAATCTGTAGAGAAATTTATCATATCGTTTCACATAAATACTAAAAACAATGCAAGAAAAAAAGAATGAGATCAGAGAGAAAAATCAGGTGTATTATCCTGAGTTCTGGAAAAAGAGAAAGATGAACCCTGAGTTCGTAAAGGATCTGGAGGAGAGTGCTAACAGCAAACCTATAGCAACAGATGAACATGGGGAATATAGAGCTGGGAAATTCCTCCATAGTTGTGCTATTGTGATTGTAGCCTATGCAAACAACCTCTGGAGTGTTGAGATACACAGCCAGCACCAGGTAAATTTGCCGATGATTAGAGAGATCAGGTATAAGTATCTACCCGATAATTTGATGATGGCACAGCTATTCCTGCCACGTGATCAGCGTATAACTGATAAGGCGGTTGTTCTTTATCAGATCCCTGGAGAGCTGAGAGATAATGAAGTTCCAACCGAAGAAATAGCAGAAAATGAAAGTAATTGAGAATAGACTACTGCCTCCAAAAGGTTACAGGGCTATAATGCTATTTGGGGTGATATTTGTGCGTAAAGGGGTGGAGCTTCCACCCCGAACCCTAAGGCATGAGGAGATCCACAAAAAGCAAATGATGGAGATGCTTATCCTCTTTTTTTACCTCTGGTATGGTGTTGAGTTCCTGGTGAGGCTTTGCATTTATCGGGATCGCAAAAAAGCATATAGGAATATCAGTTTTGAGAGAGAGGCTTATGTAAATGATCATCTGATTTCTTACAAGCGTAAACATTTCATCTGGTTTAGATATATGAGGGAGGGCAAAGTATGATTTATGTGGGTATCGACACTGGAGTAAATACAGGCTTTGCTATTTATAACTCAAAAACAAGGCAATTAGTTGATGTACAATCAATTAAAATACACCAGGCAATGAAAAGGATAGAGGAGCTTACAGAGGAATATCCAAAGGCTGTAGTGGTTAGAGTTGAGGATCCCAGACAGCGTACCTGGTTCGGAACCGAAAGAATGCCCAGGGATGAGGAGAGAAAGAAACTCCAGGGCGTGGGATCGGTCAAAAGAGATGCTACCATCTGGGAGGATTTCCTTATAGATCTGGGAATATCCTATGAAATGGTGCCTCCTAAAATGAATCGGACTAAATTGGATCAAGCCACATTCAAGGCTTACACCAAATGGAGTAAGCGAACAAATGAGCATGGTAGAGATGCTGCCATGTTAGTTTATGGTTTTTGATTGTTATTTATCTATTTTTTGCTTTAATATGTGTTTGTCAGACACATATTTTATATCTTTGTATCATTAAAACAGTTTATTATCATGGTTATAACTGCAATTTATATTATTATCGCTATAGTAGTTCTCTATATTGCTTTGCGTTTAATACATAAAATCTACCCTCTGGATCCTGTAACAGTGGGGAAAACGATTAATATCTACCAGGATAACACATACAACCGTACAGCAACTGTTACAGGGTTGCATAGTGATCGTGTGGTTATTTATGATGTTTTGCCTTTGCCTGTACATTACAGAGGTAGATTCTATTCTGTTGGATATACCAGCGATGGCTACTCTCTTATGTTTATAGGGAGAAAGAAACTATATTTCCTCGCACGTCTGGCTGAACTAATCAGAAAGATAGCGAACACACCCGAATATCAGGGTGATTTACTTGGTGAAAGTGCTGAGGAGACTACAGAACCAGTGGAGGGGGTTGATGATGAGATGTAGTGATATTGAATTTCGCAAAGTATCAGAGCTTTCCCTGCTGAAAGATAATCCCAGAAAGATCACGACTAAGGATCTGGAGCGGTTGATAGATTCGATTCGTATAAATGGATTCTGGAAACACCGACCTATCACACTATCAGATCGAACTGGTGAGCTTGTAGTGATCGCTGGTAATCAGAGATTGAAAGCAGCTAAGAAACTAAAGCTGAAAGAGGTTCCAGTAGTGATCTACTCTGATCTTACAGAGGAACAGGAGGCTGATATAGTTCTAAGGGATAATATCAACAATGGGGAGTGGGATGTTCTGCTATTAGAGGATGGCTGGAATGAGAAAGTAGATTTTGATTTTATCGGGTTAGAATTGCCTGAACTCAATGATGAGGAGGGTAAGAAGTCAAAAAAGAAATCCAAAGGAGAGGATCCAGAGGATGATGATGATTCGGATGGTGATGATATGCCCGATGAGAAAGAGGACTTTTACAGATCCATGCTCACTGATTGCCTCTATGAAAGCAATAACGAATTTGAGATACCTAACCTGCTGCTGGATAAACAAGCTGGAAAGTTACAGCTACCATTTGCTCCATGGGGTGCAGATAGCCGATTAAGAAAGGATGTATCAACATATCACTTTTACGTGGATGATTATCGTTTTGAGGCTATCTGGAAAGATCCTATCAAGGTGCTAACAAGTGGAGTGAAAGCGTTGGTAGAACCGAACCTCTCTGTTTATGACACAACACCGATAGCATACGGACTGCATCAAATCTATAAAAAACGCTGGATAAGTCGCTACTTTCAAGAGTGTGGTATTCTGGTATATGCAGATCTCAATGTATCTGTGAAGTTCAGAGAGTTCAATAAGCTGGGGATCCCACAAGGATACAATGCTTTCTTTACTCGTGGTTATGCTGATCGGGTTGAGTATCTAAAAATAGAGCTGGAGGTAGCCAGGGAGATCTCAGGTTTGCAAACGCCTAATTTGCTGGTTTATGGTGGAGGTGATGAGATCAGGAGATTCTGTGTAGAGAATAGTCTGGTTTATATCGAGCAATTCATTAACGATAAAAAAGGAAAAAATGGCAAAAACAAGCGGTAGCAACAAGAAACCACCAGCAAGCGGTGGATTGCAAGCAGGAGATTCTAACTACAAGGGTAAGATCGGAAAGTTGGAATCTTTAGCATCTATCAAAAACCCTCAGGTGTACAAATCGGTTAAGGAGAGTATATCTCGCTTTCACTCTGTTTTGGGTGTAAGGCAAAAGGATATAAAGATCGCTACACTACAGGCAGGAGTTGGAGGGGTACATATCTCTCAGGGAGGAGTATCTAAGCAGGTAGTTCTCAATAAGCAAGTTTTCAATGGTAAAAATACAACTAAGAAAAGTGTGGAAAGTTGGGCAAGTACAGGTTATAAGAGTGGGCACCTGACTAAAACAAACAAGCCAGTAGCTCACATCATCACCCACGAGCTGGCACACGCTACCTGGAATCAGCATCTAACATCTCCGAATGCTAAGGCAGCGACAAAAAGCATTAACTCTCTTTACAAAAAATGGAAAGGAGATAGCAAAAAGAGCGGTTATGGTAGCTATGCGAAAACAAATGTGAGTGAGTTCTGGGCTGAGGTATGTACCAAAGCCGTACATGGTAAGGCAGACAAATACACCAGATCTGCCAAAGGGATTATTAAACAGTTTAAATTATAAACTATCTTTGTAACGAATTGCAAATTAAAAACATATACGATTATGACAGAAATTGTATTAAACGAAAAACAAAAGGCTGTTTTACAGAAACATTTAGATGGTACTTACAGCCCATTCTTTTCCAGTGAGGAGGAGCAAATATCCTTTAATGAGGTTATTGATATGGCTGAGGCTCTTATGTTTGAGCTTGATGCTGTAGAGGAATCTGGAGAGGATCTTATGAGATGGTTCTGGGATAAATACCAGGAACAGGAGAGCGGAAAATAAAACTAACAGGAAATCAGGTAGAAAAGCTCTATCTGATTTTCTTTGCTTTCGATGTGTGTTTGACAAACACAGTTGAAAACAACGAACAAACAACGGATGGCACTATTTGAGAAAGGAAATACAGTCGGTAACAGGTTTACCTCCGAGAACCAGCCAAAGAAAAATGGCAGGAAGCCCTCACTGTATAAACAACTCAAAAGTATTACAGGAAAGAAAGTCGATTATGAGCTGAGCAAAGAGGATTATTTCAAAACGATCCGCTTTCTGATGGAGAGGACAAAAGACGAACTCAACTCTATTATGAAAGATGAGCAAACTCCTATCTGGGTGTGCAATATAATCAGTGCTATTTTCTCTGATATACGTTATGGGCGTACATCAACCGTTGAAATGATCTTTGATAGATTGTTTGGCAAATCCACTCAACCTATAGAGGGTGATGTGAATGCTAATGTTTCTGGATCCGTTGGTATGGTGGATCTCTCCAAACTTACCACAGAGGAGCTGGTACAATACAACCAACTGCTGGATAAAATCAATGGCAAAAAAGTTTAAGGATATAGAGATCTCTATAGCCCTTGCAGTCAAAATAGAGCTGTTCAAAAGGGGTTGCTTTGATTTTATCACCTGTAAGGATGGTAAGAAGCATGAAAAGCAGGATGAGGCTTTGAAGATCCTAACCGATTCAGAGCACACTGAATTTCTGTATGGTGGAGCTGCTGGAGGAGCAAAGTCCTGGACAGGTGCTGCCTGGTTATTGTTTATGTGTTTGGCATTCCCAGGCACTAAGTGGTTTATAGGGCGTGCTGAATTGAAGCGTATAACTCAGTCCACACTTATCACATTCTACAAAGTTTGCTCTACCTATGGAGTGAGCGATGAGCTGTATAAGTACAATGGGCAATACAATTACATTGAGCTATTCAACGGCTCCAGGATTGACCTGCTGGATTTGCAATATAAACCTGGTGATCCTCTCTATGAACGCTATGGATCTATTGAGTACACAGGAGGCTGGATCGAGGAGGGCGGTGAGGTAAACTTTGGAGCCTATGATACTCTTAAAACTCGTATAGGTAGGCACTTGAACGCTGAGCTGGGGTTAAGACGTAAACTATTCATCACCTGTAACCCTAAAAAGAACTGGATGTATGAGACATTCTACAAGCCAGCGAAAAAGGGAGATTTGCCCGAATACATGAGTTATTTGGCGTGTTTGGTACAGGAGAATCCATTTATAGATCCTGACTACATAGAGGGGCTAAAAACCACCAAGGATAAGGTAAAAAGAGAACGCCTCCTAAAAGGTAACTGGGAGTATGATGATAATCCTAATGCTTTATGTTCCCACGATGCTATTACGGCTATTTTCGGCAACCTCCTGGCAATAGTAACAGGAAACTACTACCTAACAGCGGATATAGCTCGTTTCGGTTCAGATTACGCTCGTGTTTGTGTTTGGAATGGGTATAAGATTGTGGATCTGAAATGCTTTCCGATAAGTAAGACTACAGAGATACAGACTTGTATCATGCACTTTCAGAAAAAATACAGGATCCCCAAATGTAAATGTATTGCTGATGAGGATGGTGTTGGTGGTGGTGTGGTTGATAATTGCGACATACAGGGGTTTGTCAATAACAGTAGGGCTTTCAATAATGAGAACTACCAGAATTTACAGGCTCAATGTGCATACAAGCTGGCTGAACATATTAACGCCTCTGAGGTGGGTGTAGATCCTGAGCTGGTAAGCACCACGGACATTGAGCAGATAACAATAGAGCTGGAGCAACTGCAAACGTGGGATGTTGATAGTGATGGAAAGCTAAAGATTAAGCCCAAAGAGGAGATAAAGCAGGAAATAGGTTGCTCCCCTGACTGGAGAGATGTATTCCTGATGAGATGCTGGTTTGATTACAACGAAATAGATATACCTGATGATATTGAAAATAGATTATCTGGATTAATGAGTTAAAATTTATAGCAATGGGATTATTTAACGTACTAACAAATGAGGTCAAAGCTGCTGTAGGTTATCAGCAGAACTTTGAGGAGCTTCTGGCATCTAAGGATGTAGCCAGGGCGTTAAATTTCATGCAAGATCATTCTGTATTTGCTGCCCAGGCACTCCTGGAGTACAATGTAGAAAGCCATGAAATTATGAAAAGGCAGGATAAGCCGATCTATGACAAAAAGGGGAACTTTCTAAGGTTTCAAAAGCGGTGGAAAATTCCGATCCCTTATCAAACATTCATCAATGAGATAGCCCTGGTGTTCCTATATGGCAGACCTGTTAAGTGGCTACAGGAAAGCGATGGTACCGATGAGGCATTTGAAAGCTACAAGAACCTACTGAAAGAGATCCGTTTTGATGCTCATGTAAGAGAGGCAAAGCGTGTGGCTGGTTCTGAGGGTACAGCTGCTATCCTTTTTCACACATTTAGGGATGAGGAGGGAAAACCTAATCTGCTGCTCAATGTGCTTTCAAAGAAAAATGATGATGAGATCTTTACTATCAAGGATCAGTACAAGCGTTTGAAAGCGTTTGCCTGGGGGTACTCTCTCAAAGAATCGGGATCTAAGACGGTGTACCACCTGGATATTTACACAGCCGATACTATCTACAGGTGTAAGCGTGCCAGTATGGGCTGGGAGGTTATTGTTATGCAGAATGTTGTAGGTAAGATCCCTGTTATCCTATTTGAGCAGGAACTGGAGCATAATGGAGTACAGCCGATGATTCACCGTATGGAATCAATGGGATCCACCGATGCAGATGTGAATGATCGTTTTGCTAACCCTGCTATGGTTGCAACTGCTGAGATTCTTAATAGCCTACCCAAAGCTGAGGAGGAGGCAAAGCTGTACATCCTTAAAAATGGTGGTGAGGTTAGATACCTTACCTGGGATGATGCTTCTGAGAGCAAAAAGAATGAGTATGAACGCCTGGATAAGCACATTCTCTCTAAATCGTTTACTCCTGATGTGGACTTTAACAACATGAAAGGATTGAGCGATGTATCAGCCAAAGCTCTCAAACAAATGATGATGCTGGCAGTGATCAAAGCCGATAAGAGGAAAGAAACCCACGATGGTTACATGAACCGTGTGGCTAACCTCACTCTGGCTATACTTGGTAATGTGCTGGACTACACTAATAGATCCAAATATGAGGCTCTTAAAATCGGGCATGAGTTCCAGGAGCCATTTGGTGAGGATGTTAGTGCCGTACTCAATGACTTGCTTAAACAGTTCGGATCTGGTGCCCTCTCTCTACAAACAACATTAGAGATGAGTTACCTGGTGAAGAATGCTAAGATAGAGCTTGACCGAATCAAAGAGGAACAGGCTGAGGCAATGGAGAGACAAAAGGAGTTAAACAAAATGGACGTATTTGGGGAGGCTGAATAATGGGAACAATAATTATTACTTTAATAGCCGTGGTAGTCGCTGGGTGGTGTTTCTATACTCTCTCAGAGCATGAGGTAGAATCAGGGTATGTAGTGGACAAAGAGCACCTGCCAGAAAGCACAGAAATGGTGTATGATACAACTTTCAATTTAGATACTCCACAAACTACACCCGAATGTTTTGTTATCTGGGTGGCTGATCGTAATGGTGTGGAGGAGATCTATGTGAGTGAGGATGAGTTCAACGAAATAAAGGAGGGGCAGAAATGGCAAAGAAACAGCTTGTGAATGAGGTTAAGGTAAAGTGCGTGGACTGCATTTTTTGTCCTGGTGAGCCTGTCAATCACTTGGTAGATTGTACCAATAAGAATGCTAATCCAGGAGGGCACAAAAAGGGATGCTGGGCACACGTTTGCCGACACTTTAAAAACAAATAGTGAATGGCTCAATACATCAACTCTAAAAAGCTCCAAAGGGAGTTATTTAAGCGTACAGAGGGTTATGCTGTAAATGTGCGTAATCTCTACAGGAATGCTATGGATCAGCTTATAGACCTGGTAAAGGGTACTGAGCTGGAGGATGGCAAACCTTTCTCATTTTCTGAATATGGCTATGGGGAGGAGGCTACTGCTGTTTTCCGCTCTCTGTATAGCCAGGTTTACCAGGAGATCAGAGGGGATGTAGAGAAAGAGTGGATGTTATCCAATGATAATAATGATGAGCTTGTAAAAAGTGTGTTTGGCAAACACTCTATTCAGGATAATCATTTTGCTCGTTTGTTCAATCGGAATAAGGAGGCTATGGATGCTTTCTTTGCCCGAAAAACAGGAGACGGCTTAAACCTCTCTCAAAAAGTATGGAAGTACACAGGGCAGTACAGAGAGGAACTTGAAAACTGCTTGGATCTGGCTATCGGTGAGGGTATCGGTGCTAATCAGCTGGCAACAAAGATAAAGGAATACCTACAAGATCCAGATAAGTTTTACAGGCGGTTTAGAGTAAAGACTGGAGAGGACGAAAATGGTAACTCAATCTATGGCAGGGTATGGAAACGCAGGGTATATGACAATGAAACCCAAAGCTATAAATGGATAGATGACAACCCTAAGAAATACCACCCTGGGCGTGGAGTTTACCGATCCTCTTACAGGAATGCTCAGCGTTTAGCACGTACTGAGACAAACATAGCCTATAGAACAGCTGATTTTGAACGCTGGCAGCAGCTTGATTTTGTTGTAGGAATTGAAATAAAGCTCTCCAACAATCACCCACACTCGGATATTTGTGATGATCTCCAGGGGATCTATCCCAAAACATTCAAGTGGAGAGGCTGGCACCCTAACTGTAGATGCTATCAGGTGCCTGTTCTGGCTACAGAGGCTGAGATAGATGATATGCTGGATAAAATTCTCTCTGAGGATAACGTGGATCCTATGGATAGCTCTCAGGCAGTACAGGAGTACCCCGATGAGTTCAAAGAGTGGGTTAAAACGAATGAGGAGCGGATGGAGAAAGCTGAGGCAAAGGGAACACTCCCCTACTTTGTGAAAGATAACAAGGCAGGAATAGAGGATATTCTAAAGCCCATATCACCCGAACAAAAACATCACCAGGATTTAGTTGGTAAATATGGAGAGGAGAGCGTACAACAGCTCTATGATGCTTTTGGAGCTTTCAAAGATAAGATCTCTACTGGTGATCTGGAGTATCAAATCAAAAAGCTAAAATTTGAGGCTAACTGGGTTGCTGATAAAAACAAGTTTCCAACATCTCCAGAGATGGTTAAGATGCTGGAGAAAGAACTGGCTACTGTACAGGCTAAGTATGACACACAACTGGTAGTAGAGGCAGCTCAGCCTATTCTCGGATATAAGAGCAAAAGCAAGCCGTTAAACAGCCTGTTAGAGCAGCTGAATGATGCTATTGCAAGTGGTGGATCCACAAAAGAGATACAGGATCTCACAGCTCAGGCGACTGCAAAAATAAAGGATATAGAAAAGGCTCGCCTGAATAAGATTATAAAGAGCGGATCAGATGGCTCTATTATAGATCTATATGCCACAGCTGGGGAGAAACTGGAGATTGCACGGCTACAGGATCAGTATGATAAGGCACTGGCTCAATATGGTAGCCAGTGGAATTATACCGTTAATCAGAACTATCAGGAGCTGGCTAATTATAAGAAAGAGCTGGGGCAAAAATACATGAGCAAACAGGGTGCCCTGGTTAAGCTAAATGGAGAGACCTCAGAGGCTGCTGCTAAAGCTCTGGAGGAGTATCTGAATGCACCAGAGAACAAAACGGCAAACACTCCTATAGGTGGTAGATTTCAGAACTCAACACGCTGTGATGATATTGATAAGAAACGGATAAAAGAGTACAGCAAAGTAACTGGTATTAGTGAGGATGAGCTGGGGCTGATAACCAGATATACATACGGATCCAAATGGTGTAATCAGTACGGCTATGGTATTGTAGATCCTTATTTCGGCAAAGTCCAGGATTATGATGGGTTGTGTCAGAAATACTATCCTGCTGCTAACTCTGTACTGGAGAAATTGCCCAGATTCCAGGGTACCACTTTCTCAGGGATCAATATGAGTGCTATGGAGCTGGATAAATACATCATATCCATGAAAGAATGCCTCGATACAGGTAAGCCATTTGTAAATAACGCCTTTCTATCAACCACAACCAACATAGACAAAACAACCATATTTGGCAGCAATATACAGCTTGTGATAAAGGGTAAACATGGTGTAGATGTTAAGCCTATTACACACCACTACTACAAGAGTGAGGATGAGGTTTTGTTTCGGGCTGGCACTAACTTCAAGGTGGTAGCTGTAAAGCAAGAAACAGCCCGAAAATATGGCTTTGGCAAAGGCTGGGTAATTGAGCTGGAGGAGATCTAAGGGATTATTGAGAGTATTATTCCCATATATTTTTTTCAAAAGTGATTAAGATGGAATTTGAACTCTTTGAATATTTCCCATCAATATCAAATTTCATAGTCGGCTCATTGATAACCCACCAGCACTCATAGATGAACGTATCCACATCATTCTTGATAACATAATCCCAAAACTCGTTTCTATCTTGGAAGTCTATTTGTCCTGCTGTTTTGCTGTTGTATTTTGCTCTGTATGTTTGATACATATTTGCTGAGCTGATTTTGTCCATTTCCTTTTTGTATAGCTCTATTCCATCGGAATACCCATTGCCATACAACCCATAAAGTTCAATTTTTGATACTGTGCCGTTCTCATTGCCATAGAATGTAACAAGATAAGATACATCCTTGGTGTTTAAGCGATATTTGAGCGTTGTTTTCCCCAGAGTGTTGCTCTCATTTTCAAGCTCTCCAGCAGTGAATGATGATTTAATATGATCAGGTGTAGCATCCATCATGTTGATAAAATCATTGACATTAAAAACCGATATGGTACCTAACTCATCATTACTACATCCTGTTATCAATGCTGCCAGGCAAAGCATTAAAATTACTTTCTTCATAACATTATTTTTGAGATTGAACCACAAAGATAGTGCTTTAAAAGAAAAAAGAGGCTGTTATGCCTCTCTCTTTCCTGTCTCAAATGATTTCTCCCAGTCCGTTTTGTCTCCCTCTGGATTCGGTGATTTACCTGGTAAATACTCTTTCAGCAGATTCTCTTTCCAGTGTTTGTATGATTCAGAAAGGGATTCCCCTGTCTCTGATCTATCCAAAAAAGCATAGTGAAACTCTTTCTCATACTCCCATAGAGAGGCTGCCAGAGGTCGTTTTACATCGTTCTGATAGGGGTTGCTTTTCTCTCCATTATACCATTTGTAGTTTGAGTAGTCCTCTGTAATGCCAGAAAAAAACTCCTCTTTGTTCCATTCTTTTCCCATGATTATAGTTTTAATAAGCGATCTCCGTAAATTGGATTCTCTTTAATAAATTGAGTAAATATCATAAACATATCATCTGGCAATTTGTCAATAGCAAGTACCGCTATATGATCGGGTATTTTATAGTATGATTCGGCAATGGATCCAGCAATGGCAGCAATAGTATCACTGTCTCCACCGATTGAAACAGCCAGCCTGATAGTTTCCTCAAAATCGTTTGCCTCCAAAAAGCAGCTGATAGCCTGGGGAACTGTTACATGGCACGTTTCATTAAAAGTGTTGTGCATCCTAATACTATTCACTGAGTTCACATGGTACCCATATCCGCTGATATATTGCTCTATGCCTCCTTTGTCGATCTCTCCAGTTCTTAGCTTGAATATCAAAGCAGCTACACATTGAGCACCGAATATACCTCCCATGTGATCATGGCTCGGTATGGCTGAAAGCTGAGCCTGTGAGAGAACTTTCTGGTGGCTATCAAATAACCACCCTACAGGGCTTACTCTCATTGCTGATCCGTTTCCATAGCTGTTGTAAGGTTGTGGATCATCGGACTGGATCCAGCGTGCAAATGAACCTCCATAGGCTCCTTTGGGGTTCGGGTACTTTCTGCACCATTCCAGGAGGCTATTCTTATACTTTTTCCCATTGAGGATAGCATCCGCTATAGCTATTGTACAGATAGTATCGTCTGTATATGTGCTTTCCTCTGTGAACAGATCAAAGTCTGTCCTGTTCGTATTGTTGAACTCGAAACGAGATCCTATTATATCTCCTATGATTGCTCCTAACATAATTTTACCTCCAATTCTTTCCTTGTGATTGCAAAATATAAGTTTTGTAACTGATGGGCATACTCTATTGTGTGTATCAGTCCATTGAGCATATAATAAAATGGCTCTTTAATATTATTTTCTACAGCTACAGGAGTTTTGTTAGTAAATATTATCAGGTTTCCCTGCTTGCTATAATCCTTTACAAAGCATTGTTTGGCAAAGCGATCTCTTTCAAAACCACACTTCAAAAGCAGTTCATTGGTCAGGGGGATAGGGCTAAGCCATTCTACTCCTCGCTTATCCTCTCCAAGTATTACTATCCCAGGCAAAATGCCAGTTACTTGAACGATTGATAGAGATACATTCCTCATTCCTATTACCCCATTCTCGTAATCTATATATTCTTTCCCATCCAAATTCGGGCGGTAGATATAATTACCTATTCTCAACTCGCTTGCTTGTATCATAATTCCTCCTTTCTTAATTTTCCTCTTTCGGTTTGTTTCCTCCTGAGTGCTCCCAGGCGAATAGTGCAAAGCCGATTGGAATACTCTCCAGCCTCCAGATCTACATTCCAGAGGCTTTCTTTCTTAATGCCTACAACATCCTCAGGCAGGATCTCATATATTGCAGTCTTAGAACCGAAATAGTAATGTTTCTCTCCCTGATATGCTTTCTTTAGCTCTACATGAACTACTTTAAATTTTTGTTTCATAAAAGTGTGTTTATCAAACGCAAAGATAGTGTATTCTATTACATAGAACAAACATTTACATCATAAATAATAGGCTCCCCACAAAACGAGCATTCACAAATCTGTAATAATTGATTTCTCGAAAAGCTCCAAGAACGTACCATATCAACATCATCATTTTTTAATGGAGAATAAAGCTCCTCAAATTTAGGCTCTATGGATCCTCTTATGTCGAAAAGTCTATTATGTATTTTTGTAGCAATATGATCCTTATCTTGATGAATATAAGGCTTAGCATCTGGATAGATGGATTTTAAGAATAGATGAAATTTATAACACCCTCCTCTCATAAATATGTGTTCTATGTACACATCGGAATCCCTTAAAGTAGTAATTATATGCTCTATTTGATTTATCATTTCATTCATTATTTACTTTTTGATAACTGGTATTTTGTTCCACAATCTAAACAAATAACTCTCATGGATCCGCTCCTGGTTTGCCTTAACTTCCCATTGCATTGTGAGCATTGATGTAAACTACACCATTTTTCTACAGCTTTATTCCGTTTTGTAAAATCCTTTTTAGGCATCATATCAGGGTAGAGTATTCTACATATTTTGTTATATTCTCTACTTATCCACCTCCCACCTGGCTCATGGTGTAAACCGTCTCCCATCATATCTCCAAGTTTGATGAGTTGATCATGGAGGAAATCTCGATCTTGTTTCATTTGAAATTGTTTTAATACACCTCTACTCCAGTACCCTTTTTACGTGCTGTTTTAGTCTCAGCAGATGTTTTAGGCAGTCTCCATCCACGAGCTTTAGCAACTCCAATATTAAACGCCTCCCACACTTTTACATCTCGAAACTCAAAGTGCATGGTTCCTTTCTTGAATCCCTTGATCCTGAAAAATCCCCAGTCATACCATACTCCGAACTTCATTCTCTCCCAGTCTCCTCTGTTGTTATCAGATGAATTGTGCATATTGAAAGAGAAATTATAAATGCTCTGGATGCTTTCGTATGGTGTAGCGGTGAGTAGGCACAAAGCTCTGATAAGATCATCAATTTTATCCCTATTACCACTATACCGAATACTAAGCTCTCCACCATAAGAAACCTCACACATCCAGGGTACAATGAATTTTCTATTTATCATATAATCGCTGTTTGTTTTCCATTTCTCTCCAGCTGTTGAGTTCTCAGCCGAAAAAGAGCAGATCATATCAAAAGCCTCAATTAGAACCTGGCTCATTCGGTTTTCATGTGTTCCCACAATTATCTCCATCATTTTATAGATGTTCTTAACGGTAAATGGGATGTGCTCCTGAGTTTCAACGAACTTATTAATGTTGTCTCTCACTCCTTTTGTAGAGTATTTCTCCATGTTCAGATCTCTAAACACTTTCTCCCAGCACTGCTTTTGCAGTTCTTTCTTGTACTCATCACGAGTAATTTTACGATCTGAGTAATTTGTTTCTCCAGATCTATAGGCTCCGAACTTAACACCGTATTTGCTTATGGGTGCTGTTAATTCATTTATTTTGCTGGATACCTCCATCACCTCATCAAACATTCTCACAGCAGCAACATACCTCCAAACAAGATCACGCACATAGTTAGGCTTAACCAGCCCACCTGTGAGCGATTCTGGCTCATCCTCTATAGAAAAGTAATCAGAGAACTCATCCTCCTCTGTTCGGGGCTTATAAAGCCAAATACAGCCTACCTCTACATCTGTCTGCCTCTCTGAGGTGGAGAAACACCTGCCAAAATTGTCCTTTCTGCCTGATTCTTTTATAAGCTCATATATTTGAGCTTGTTTTGTGTTATAAGCCCTGAATATAGAGGCGTTGCAAAGTGATATAATTGTACAGCCAGCTGGAGCGATCTCCCAGGCGTGTAAAATATGCCTCTCCTCATCCGAAAATGGAGGATTCATAATGATTATATCCACATGGGATATTTGTTCGCTCCTGAGACTTAAAAAGTCGGCTGTTATGTATTTGCTCTTACTGGCTACAATCTTAGCCAGATCTTTGTTAATTTCGCACGTGAGGACTTCTTTAGCTCCATTCTCATTAAGATAATCTACTATGTTACCTTTGCCAGCAGATGGCTCCAGAAAGATCTTATCAAAAACCTCTACATTCATCAGCATCTGCTCTATTACTCCAGTGGGAGTAGGGAAAAAATCTTTGTTAAACATATATTTTCTATTTGCTAAAGTTTCTACCATATCCTAAGATACATCCAGGTAGGTGATCTGGATCGTTAAAAGCGTATCTATTTGTATTGCTAAATTCGCAGAAATCACAATATGAGTTTTGGCAATAACTTGGCTGTTTTATTTTATCAATTTGAGAAATTAAATGCTCATATTTATTCTTGTACTTCTCGTGCTCATATCTCAGTTGTTTCAACTCAGATCGTAATTTTCTATATTTCTTATATGATAATATCAGTATCATGTTTTGTTGTTTTTAGCGTTATGTACTCCACGTGTATAATTACGTTCTATTTTTCTCACATCATTATATTTAGCTTGCTTGCTACTCTCAATTACTCTTTTGCCAGTTCCTAAGAGCTTACCTCCTTTGCCCTGCTCGTCCAGGGTTTCCTGTATTACTTTTAAGATTCCCATTTCTTAATTATATTGATTAGTGCTCCATGAATAATTATCACGTGTATCACGTCCATATTTAGCATCAAAAGCAATTCTCTTTTCAATCTCCTCATTTGCTTCTTTCTCAGTGTCGGCTGTACCTACATTGTACTCCTCACCATCAATCATTTCGATAATGTAAAATTTCCCTATTATTGCATTCATATTATTGTAGATTTGTATTAAATCAGTATGAGGATCGAACTCATATTTCCATGTTCCCAGTGTCCTATAATTAGACGATATACATTCTCTGGCTGTCTGGTGTCCTACCATTAGACGAACTGATTTTTTTGTTATTGTACCTCTATATCCTTACACAAAACAACATCTCCAGCTATATAATCCCAGTCGAAAATAGCACCTCTCTCCAGGGCTGTTTTCGTTGCTGTTTCGTTTCGCTCACACGTATATTTTCCCTCCTCATTGACAACATAGATCTCACCATTTTTCAGATCAATAATCTCTATGTATCCATCAACATATCCCTGGAGTTCGTCCAGCTTAAAATCGGTTCCGTTCACTGGGTGAATTTCGGTTATCTCCCCATTTACCTTGATTAGTTTAGCCATTGTTTTCCTCCTTTCTGTAGATTGAATGGATCTCTTGTAGTGTGTCTGCATCTACTATAGCAATACGCTTGTAGTATTTCTCACAGGCAGCATCAAAACCACCACACCATTCTGTTTCTTTTTGGTACTGTTCTTTCACTTTCTCAACAAAGGATGGGATAGCATCTTTATCCATCACAGGGGTAGTCATTCCGATACGGATCTGATCCTCCGTATCATGCTGTAAAACTCTTACTCTAATTAAATCGCTCATAATCATAAATCTTTAGTGTTGCATTACTATTTTAGTTGTTGGTATCGTCATTCATTTTATACTCTGGAAATCCCATTTCTCTATGAGCAATACCTGTTATATCCACATACAAGCAATACTCATCTGCTTCAACGATAAACCAGCCGTTGTTAAATCGGATGTAGCCATCTTCGTAGATGGTTTGTATCAATGTTCTATTATCGTCAAGGATAGCGGATGCAAGGTTATAAGGGTTCCTAATTGTTCCCTGATCACAATCATCAATCAAAGCCATTGCTTTTAGTGCAGCGTTTGCTAATTTTCTATTAGTGTATCCCTCTACTATCTTATGCGTTGCTTCCATTTTCTATATATTTTGCTCGTTATAAAACTAATTACGATGCAAATATAGGATATATATCCAAACAAACAAAGGAAAATGGATATAATTTGGATATATTTATAAAAATTCGGTGATTTTACGGCTTTTTTATATCCAGATTCAGGTAAATAGACTGGATATATTTTACTGCAAATTATGATATATCTATTTTCTTGGATATAATTTGTTATACTTCATACAACAAATAAAACACACTCTTTTTGTACACTTGGTAAATCTAAGCATCTGATCCTCTGTATTAAAAAGTGTGTTTGTCAGACACATATATCAGAATTTATGCTTATTTTTGTGCGAACTAATTTTTTATATAAAATCATGAATAAGAAACTCTTTGTAAAAGTTAAAGACTTGTGTAAAGACACAGGTTTATCAGAGAAGTATCTCATAGCGATAACCGAAAAAATGGGTGGCAGCATTGAGGATGATTCGACTGATGAGGCAGCTATAGAGGAAGTGGCAAATCAGATAGTGGACATTGCGAAAGAATCGCAGGGAGAGGCTACCAGATGGGCTAATAGCAAAAAGAAAGATGAAAAAGGATCCAAAGGCTCTAAGTCCGAAAAAGAAAAAGAAGAGGATGAGGAGGGTAAAGGAACCAAAGCATCTAAAGAGGATGCTGAAAATGAACGCTTAAAAGCTCTTGAAGAGGAGTTAGCTCTACTAAAGGGTGATAAAGCTAAGGAACAGCGTACAGCAGCTGTTAAATCAGCTCAGGAAAAGCACAAAATTCCCGAATGGAGAATGAAAGGGCTTGTAGTTCCAGAGGATCAGGATCCCGATGAGTACCTGGCTGCTATTAAGCAGGATCTCATCACTCAGAATCTTATGCCAGCTGATACGGAGGGCACAAAGGCAGCAAGTGAGCAGGCTCTGGATGAGGTGTCTGATAATTTGCTGGAATCAATCACAGTTAAATAATTTAAGGAATGAAAGCAAAAAGGTATTCATTTGGTGGGGAAAAGCCGATTTTCACAGGCTCTCCCTCTATTGTGCCTGGTGGTTTTAATCTGGATGTAGAGGCTCAGAACTTTATTATAGGATCCGAGATTTCACCTGGTACACTTGCAATCTTTAATGAGCAAACCCGAAAGGTGAAAGTCATTAAGACGGCAAAAGTGAAAAAGATAGAGAGTGATAGCAAAGTTATCTCTCTGGTTGCAAACGATACAGTAGAACCGTGTTTTGCTGTAGGTGATAGCATTCTGAAAGATGGTGCTATTTCTGGCTCTTTCGGGGATGCTCCAACGATTACTAAAGTGGAGAGAAAAAGTAACGGTGAGTACATCATTACTCTTTCTGCTGCTGTTTCGGGGCTGGCTGTTGATGATGCTATCGTTCAGGTAGTGGACAAAGAGGGAAATGCTGCTCTTATCGGTGATGCAAACTGTATCACATTTGACCGTACAGAGGTTAAAGAGGATGAGACAGGTATTGATGTGTGTGCTGATACAATGCAATATGCAATGTATGAAAGGAGGGTTAATCCTATCCCTGCCTCTCAGAAAGATACCACTGGTAGCTATCTGAAAGCGAACCCACATATCAAACTTTCACAATCATTTTAAAAAAGGAGGTTTGACTTATGAGATCAATTTATTCAACATTTACAGGCTTGCACAACGTACAGGGTAAGCCTCTGGATTTTCTGGCAGCGTGGAAAAAAACATTCGACAAAGCCAGTGAGAGAGAAGTGATTTTGTTCCAAAAAATGTATTCGGATGAGTATCTGGATTACGAGGCTCCACAGCTTTCTTTGACAGCTGAGGGGTTGATGGGCAAATATCGTTTCAGAGTGATGGCTACAGTTTTGGCAAATGAATCTCCAACTCCTTTGCGTAGAACTGATGGCTTTGATATTTGGACTAAGGAGATACCACGTGTAGGACACAAGTTCTTTATGAAAGTTTCGACTTATCGTAAATTGCTGGAAACTTACAAATCTCCTTATTTGAAAGAGCCACAAAAGGTTAAGCAAATTGAGAAAACATTGAAAAACGATGTTCAAAATGCTTACCTGGGATGTAAGGATTATGTGGATTACGTGATGCTGAACGCTCTCTCTAACTGGGGATTGTGTAGATTCAAACCCGACTTGAACAACCCTGGTGGACGTGAGTATGAGGTGGATTATCAGATGGATGATGCCAACAAACTTGTTTCTGCTCTCCTTTGGAACGCAGCTAACTCAAACGCTGGCAAACTGAACATCACTTTGCTTTTAACTCAGATCGTAACGCTTTTCAAAGCTAAAGGAGTTGAGTTCAAAGAGATGATGATGGCTCCTGAGTTAATCTCTTTCATTCGTATGGATGAGGGAATCAGGACTGCAATCTATGGCAAAGATAAATCTGCCAAAATCGCTAAGCTCACAGATCTTAACGAATATCTTTCTGAGAACGGAATACCTCCTATCAAAGAGGTAAAACGCTTAGTAGCTATTGAGAAAGATGGTGAAGCAAGCCCTCAGGATCCGTGGAATCACAACATGATCGTATTTATTCCTCAAACTGATAACGGCAAACTTGGTATTGTTCAGCCGTCTATCGAGGATAACGAACTCATGGAGGAGGAAAACGTGGACTACATGGATGCTGGAAACGGTATCCGTATCGCTAAATGGCGTACTGGAGATTCTACTGGACAACAAACAGGAGAATACACCCAGGGATCTGCTCGTTTATTGCCGATCATTACAGAGATCAATGCTGTAGTGATTCTGCAAGTTCGTGGGTTCGAGGAAAAAATCGAAATCACAGAGAAAGCCGATGAGGTTATGTTTAACACTCTCTCTGATTACACCGCTGCTACTGGTGTTTTGGAGGGCTAAAAATATCTGATTATGGAATTAAAAGTATTGAAGCCCTTTAGAGACAAAGAGGATGCAAAGAAAATCTATAAGGTTGGTGAAACAATCGAAATGGATAACCTGGAGAGGATCAATGATCTTGTAGTTCGGGGTATCTGCATCATCACAGCTGTGGAAACAAAGGAAAATTCTGGATCCTCTGATAAAATCGTATTCCTGGAAAAGGAGTTTGAGGTAAAAGAGGTAAAAGAGGCTTTGGTAGCTATCGGTATAACCGTGGCAGCTAACGCTGGTGCAAACTCTATCAATAAGAAAATTTCTGAATTGACTGAGGAGCAAACAAAAGCGATTACCGAAATCCTTTGTAAAGAGTAAGGCTCATGGGTAACTTAACGAAATATGAGGCATTGCTGGGGGAATTGGAACCATATACCCCCAGTGCCCTTACCCTGAAAAAAGCCCTGGCAGATACTGGTATTTCAGATCTTAACGATGAGTATGTAGCTAACAGTGATAAAAGATCTATTGCTTTAGCTGCTATAAGTGTACTCAAAAAAATGATCGTCCTTACCAGTGATAGCCTTGGTAAATCATCTCAGGGTTATAGTGTAGCTCAACTGGAGAAACGTATTAAGGATCTCTGTGCTGAGAACGGCTTGGATGCTTCGGAGTTTGTTGAAGTACCCTCTATTACGGACGGTTCAAACTTATGGTAAAATGGGCAGGAATAACGGCACTTTCAGGTATAAGATAGTTCGGGAAGCTCAGAGAGATCAGGCTACAGGGTTTTACTCTCAGCCTGATAACTCTGGATCCGATGAGTGGCTACCTGGCTGTGAGTGCCAGATCGAAAAGTACATACCAGCAAAACAACGTATTGGTGTTGATGGACAGGTACAGACTTACAATTACACGGTATTTATCCCTAAATACTTTAATGGTACGCTGGATCTGACTGCAATAATACAAATCATTGGTGAAGATGGGAGTATTGACGAATTTCCTATTCAAGGTGTAGATAATTTCAACAGAAAGTATATCGAAGTATGGGGATAGAATACACATCTGGTAAAGGTAAAATCAGTTCAGCTGTTATGGCATTCCAGAAACGGCTTGAAACGGCTACTGTTTATTTGCTTAAATACTTAGGTGAAAGCCTGGTAAAGTACGCAAAAGAGCAGCACAATTATACCGACCAGTCAGGTAATCTAACTAACTCTATGGGCTATGTGATAGTGCAAAATTCAACACCTATACACTTTGGTGGATTAAACCAGCCTGGAGAGGGGGCTGATGCAGGGTTAAAGGTTGCTATGAAATTAGCAGCTGAAACTCCAAGCTCATTCTCACTCATCATTGTGGCAGGGATGAATTATGCTGCTTATGTAGAAGCAAAGGGGTACAATGTTATACTGCCAGCTGAATTAAAAGCAAAGGCTGAATTTCCAGCAGCTATGAGTAAACTGGCTACAAAAGCTAAGGCAAAAGCAAATGAATTATTTGGTGATATTATATGATAACAACTGAGGAAATATCTGTTAGAGTTTACCAGCTACTCCAGGGGAGTGAGGTTAAGAGTATGATTTCTGGCTCTATCGACTATGAGAGATCCGATTATTCAAAAGAGGATGTTATTATAGTTCCCCACGCTATTACTGGAGAGGATTCAGTTCGTTTCGGAGAGATCAAAATAAATATTCATGTGCCTGATCTTATGAAAAAAGCCAAGCCGAACCCTGTATATAAAATCAACTTTCCACGGCTTATAGAGATACGTGCAAAGGTTATTGAGGTTCTAAAAAGCCATTATGAGCTGGGTAAAGGATATAACTGGACTATCGGTCTGTTACATCCACCCATAAAAGAACCTGATCACAATGAGCACTTTGTTTCTTTTGCTCTGGAGATAACAGTAAGAAGTAAAAAAGTTTAATCAATAAAATTTAAGTTATGCCTGTATTATCAACAATGGGATTAAAAAAGATCTGGATCACTCCATCTACTGGCAGTGAAACAATGCCTGCGAATGGTGCAGCATGGACAGATCTCGGAGACGTGTACAAGGATACTTGTACGCTGAAAGATTCTGATGGTACTGAAACCAAACACGAATCGGAAACCTCCAGCAAGAAAATAGTAATGTATGAACCTGGTGAAACCTCTGTAGAGCTTACATTGATGGATCCAGATCTGGAATTGCTTGTAAAGTATTTTGGTGGAGAGATCCAGGGAACTGGGAAAAAAAGAACCTGGAAACGTCCAAGGGTACTCCCTTACAGCGAGTGGGCTGTTTGGCAGCAACCTGAGGAGGGATTCCTGGTAGGATGTCCGAACGCTCGGATCATTCCTAAGTTTGAGATCACGTATTCTGCAAAAGGTATCTGTTTGGTTCCTATGACCATCAAATACCAAGCTGAGACACATTTCAACGAGGAAAACAAAGCTCCTACAACTGCTTAAAATTCCCAGGAGTAACATGGGAAGCCTCCTGCCTTCCGCTGGGGGCTTTCTTTTTAATATTACGAAATATGATAGATGAGGAAAAGAAAGAATTAACAAAAGAGGAACGCCTGGAGATTGAGGAACAGGCTATTCAGGCTCTTTTGCAAATGGGAGCTAAGTTCTCGGTACCATTAAAAATAGAACCACGCAAAGCTCCTAAAAGAGTGCTTATGTGGAATAAGTTATTCCCTGGTAAAGCAATAAACTGGAGGGATAAACGAATACCTAAAAAATGGGATGTGGAGACTATTTCTATACCTGATGTAGATTTTGGTGCTATCAAAGAGACTATAGTACGGAATTTCCACATCAAACCTCTTTACTTAGGTACCATAGATACGCTCAGAAAGCTGTATCTGGAAATTGAATACAATGAGGAGGCTATACAAGAGCAGCCATTAGCCGAAAGCAAGGAGCTGTTTAAATATATTCCTGTGATGGCTGAGATAGCAGCTATAGCTATAATCAATAATGGGGAGATTGCTAATCCTCTGAGTAAAGAGACAAAGGAACTGAAAGAGTTTTTCATTAAGCACTTGACTGTTGGCAGACTGCAGAAACTGGCTGGTGTGATAAATCAAATGATGAACCCAGGGGGTTTTACGACCTCTATTCGATTGATAAGGGAAGTGGGAGCGACCAAACCCAGAGCAGATCGGATAGAGTTACAGGACTAAATAGTCCGTGGGGTAGTCGTGGAGCTATACTCAAAGAGTATGGGTGGACTTATGACTATTTGCTCTGGGGAATTTCCTGGCTCAACGTGCAAATAATGATACAAGATGCTGCCAGGATAAAAGATGATCCGAAAGAGGGAGATGAGGATGATGGAGGAGCTGGATCTGGTGAAGTAATACACCAGGAATTAAAAACAAAAGAAGATATTAAAAATCACCTTAAAGGACTGATGTAATGAGTGAATTTATAGATGGTGCTTTAGCATTTCGTGCAACTTTAGATATAGATGATTTCGATGTTTCAGCGGAATCAATGGAGAGGCATATCCAAAGGGTTTCTACTACAGCCGTACAAGAAGCCGAAAAGATGGATAACGCTTTCTCCAAAGCTGCTGCTGCCTTTATCGGGATTGTTGGAGTGAATCAGGCAGCTGGGTTTGTGAAAAACATGATCCAGGTTCGCTCTGAGATGCAGAACGTAGAAGCATCATTCAAAGTGTTTTTAGGATCAGCTGAAAAAGCTGAGGCTTTCTTTGATAGGCTGAATAGATATGCTTATAACAATGTGTTTGAGTTTGCCGATCTTTCAAAATCTGCTGCTCAGTTGCTTGCATTTAGAACGGATGTAGAGGATGTTATACCAACCATTAACAAGCTATCAGAGATAGCAGCAGGTACCAATGTTCCGCTGAGTGAAATGGTTAGTCTGTTCAACAAAGCCAAAGCAAACGATAAGCTGTTATCTGTTGATATTCAGATGTGGGAAAGCCGTGGTGTTCCTTTGGTTTATGAGATGGCTAATGCCATGAATAAAGGAGAGGATGAGATCCGTGCTATGGTATCGGCTGGTAAGATCGGTTTTAAAGAACTCAACGATGTTATAGATAAGGTAACTACCAATGGAGGTATGTTTGCTGGCATGATGGTTGAAAAAATGAAAACTTTGGGAGATAGTATCGGATTGCTCCAGGATAATATCACCAATATGTTTAATTCACTCGGTGAAGCTAACCACGGAATCCTAAAAGCAGGTATAGATTCAGCATCATACTTAGTTGAACACTATGAGGAAGTAGGGCGTATTCTCGGATCACTTGTTACTGCCTATGGTACATACAAAGCTGCTGTTATTGCTACATCTTTGGCGACAAAGGGCAATACAGGAGTATCAATAATAGATAATACCGTTAAATCGGTTAAGCTGACACTCCTAAAAATGGAGGAAACAGCGACTGGTAAAACAGCTGCTCAGATAGCAGCCATGACAAAAGCAGAGGTAGCTCACACAGCAGCTCTGGAGGCTAAACTTACAGCTGAGGAAAAGAGCAACCTGGTAAAGTCTATCAGGATAGCAACGATACAGGGTTTGCTTACTGCACAACAGCAGGAATATCTCTCTAATTTAGGGATCACCACCAGCTCGCAGAATTATGAGGCTGTAGCTATGAGCGTTCTTTCTGTTGAGCAAAGAATGGCTCTCTCAAAGATAGATCTCTCCTCCAAAAGCTCTATTTATCGTGCTGCTCTCGAAAGTGAGGTAGCAGCTAAAACAAGAGGCACAGCTGCCACTCTGGAGGCAATGAGAACTGATGTTAGGGCTGCTGCTGTTCGGGTTGAATCCGCTAAACAGACAGCCATAGCAACGATGCAAGCTACAGAGGCAGCTCGTTATGAGGTTTACTGGGCTAAACAATCGGGTGATGCTACCAGGATTGCAACAGCTGAAAAGAAGTTTGAGGCAGCTGTAGAAAATCAATCCTTAGCCAGGAAAGCTGCTCTCTCCTCTCAGACTGATTTTTACACCAAAAAGAAACAGCTGGAGGCAGCAGCCACAAAACAGGCTACAGTGGCAGGTATAGCCGATACCACAAGTAAAGGAGCACAAAGTGCAGCAACATCTTTACTCACCACTATCACAACCAAATGTACAGCAGCTCTCAAAACGCTATGGGCTTCAATGATGACAAACCCGATAGGTTGGATTATCGGTATTGTGGGAGCTTTGGTAAGCGTATTCACCCTGTTTAAAAACAAGCAGGATGAAACTAATGATGCAATGGGAGAGTTCCAGGAAACAACCAAAAAGGAGATTGATAACCTCAATTTGCTTATGGCTGTACTTCGTAATACAGAGAAAGGAACAAATGCACACAAACAAGCCTTAGATAAAGTAAATGCAATATTAAAGGAGTACAATAAAGAGCTTATCACCGAATCCACCACTGTAGAGGGATTGAAAGATAAATATGATGAGCTTACCGAATCCATTAATGCCAGTGCTGCTGCCAGAGTAAAAGCCAAATACATTGAAAAGATCCAGCAAGAGCAAACCGAAACTCAGGAGGATGCAAAAAAGGATCTCAGAAAAAGTGGCAATAAACTGAAAACCTATGTAGATAATCCTTATGGAGAATACGGATACTGGGAAAGTGTACAATCTATCAGGAAAATGAATGAGGCGGTTTATGATCAGATTGAGATCATGGCTATAGAATCTGCCAATAAGCTCAAAAACCTTACAGGTGATGCTTATACTCAGGGGTTCAATAAGTCGCTACAAAATATCTCCAATTCTGTTAAAGCTGCATCTGGAGCCAGTGATAAGGATATGCAAGTATTCTCTACACATTTGCGAAAATACCTATCGGCTATTGTCGAATCAGAGAAAGATGTTGAGAGCAAAACAAATGATCTCATTGCATCTATGGAGGCTTTTGCAAACGCTGGAGGATCTGAGCCAGAGATAACAAAAACGGTTGATTATGCTGTTATGTCGTTCTCTGAACTTGATAAACTTGTAAAGGAGACACAGACAGAGATAGACGAGATCAACGCTAAAGAGATAAAAATTGATACCGACAATACTCGTTTAACTGAGTTGCTTGGAATATTATCCCAGGTGAAACAGACCATTGACGGCAAAGAGGATAATCTGAATACTGAGGCTGGTATATCAGCTCGTATCAAACAACTCAAAGAGGAGCGTGAAAATGTTGAGATCAATGGGAAAAAGTACAACGAACTTACCCAAAAGATCAATTCTCTACAAAGCAGGATCCCCGATAACTCTAAAAATGCTGGTGAGAATGCCATAAAGAAACAGGAACAGCTCGCAGATAAACAGCTCCAGGCTGATTTTAGGCTGGAACAGGCTCGTATTGAGATAATGGAGGAGGGATATGCTAAGAGAAAAGCCCAGCTGGATCTACAGCATAGAATGAACCTCGCTAACATTGAAAAAGAGCAGAAAGATCTGGAGAAAGCAAGGAAAGAGGCAGGAGCTGGAGGGCTTAGCGATGATGATAAAAAAGATATTGCCGAACGCAAAGAGTTAGAGAATAAAAGCTATGCCAAAGCTGAGAACTCTCTATTTGATGGAGAAATTGAGTACAAAAAGAAACAGTATGAGCTTTATTTCCGATGGGTTAAGAATTTAGGCAAAGATGTGGCAGATAAGCAATTTTCTGAGCTGTTAAAAGACGGTAATTCATACAAGGAGTATATTGATAAGAAAATTCAGGAGCTTAGCCAAAAGAAAGCAGCTGGCACGATCACAGAGGGAGAGGGAAATCATTTGATTGCTCTTAATATGCAATACGATGAGATTACTGGAGCTAAGACTGCAATGGATTCATTCAAAGAGAGTGTAACTCGTGCGATCTCACAAGCATCCACTCTGGCTGAAAAGATAGAGGCTATTGCAAATGCTAAGGAAAAGCTGGCAGCTGGAGGAAATGGTTTAGTTGGTGAAGATGAGCACGCTGAGGCTTCGCTTTTTGTCTCGAATGCTGAGGATGATGTAAATAAAGAGCTGGAGGATAAGATACTTAATGACTTCCAAACATTTGAGGAGGCAAAGCTGGCTATCCAGGATGAATATGCCCTATTGAGGAGAGTTGCCATGGAGCAAAATAACGCTGAACTCCTGGCTCAGATCAATAAAGGAGAGGCTGAGGCTCTTTCTGCTCTCAATGCTCAGATGTTGATGCAAACAGATAGCTGGAATAACTTATTCACTGATTTGGATGCTCTAACCATTGAGCAGATAGATAAGCTGGTTACTGAGATACAGGAGAAAATGAACACAGCAGATCTCGATCTAAACCCTGCTGATCTAAAAGCCGTGTTGGATCGCTTGGATGAGGCAAAGCAAAGGATCCTTGATGTAAATCCGTTTAAGGCTCTCGGAAAAGCTATCGGTGATGTTTTCAAAAAGACTGGACAGGGATCCAAAAAAGAAACTGGTGAGATCAAAAGAGACTGGAGTAACCTGGCTAAAGCTACACAGGGTACATTTGACTTTGTAAATGATGCCATTGATAGTTGTGATGTTCTTGGAGATCTTATCGGTGATACAGGCAAAGAGACTATAGCTATGGTTCAAGGTATCGCTATGGCTGGTATTGCTATGGCTACTGCTATTTCAACAGCAGAAAAAGGATCTGTTATCCTAACAGCTATCTCTATTGCCCTACAAGCTATCCAGTGGATTGCAAGCCTATTCAACAATGATAATAAACTGGAGGAGAGGATCCAGAATATACAGAAAAACATTGATGCTCTGGAAAATTCATTTGATCGGCTCCAGCACGCTGTTGATCAAACCTATTGGATCTATAGTGAGGAGGAGAAAACAGCCCATGATAATAGGATTCAGGCTATCAATGAGGAGATAGCAGCTTTGGAAAAACAGGCTATTGTAGCTGTTCAGAGCTGGAACTTTGTGAAATATGCCGAACTTACTAAGCAGATTAAAGAGCTGAAATATGCCCTGGAGAAAGAGGAAAACAAGGGAGATATGTTCCAGCTGTATGATTTGCAACGAAAGAACTTAGAGGAACAGCAACGGCTCATAGAGCAACAGATCCAGGCTGAGAAAGAAAAGAAAAAAACAGACTGGGATAAGATCGCTGGATGGGAGGAGGCTATCAAAGATATAGATACCCAGCTGGAGGATCTGGAGCGTGAAATGCTGATAACCTTAGCAGGTACCGATATAAAGAGTGCCATTGATGAGTTTGCCGATGCCCTGGTAGATGCTTATGTAAAGGGAGAGGATGCAGCAAAGGCTTTGGGAGAGGTTACTAAGGATGTGATGAAAAAGGCTGTTGTTGAAGCGATAAAAAAGCAATTCCTGGCTAAGGCTATCAATGATGCTGTTCTTTATCTTGGTGAATCTATGAAAGATGGAAAGCTGGATGATTCAGAGAGGGCGAAATTTGAGAGCATGGTAAATGCTGCTGGTGAGGCTACCTCAAAAGCATTAGAGGCAGTCGGTGATTGGATTAAGGATCTGGAGGATGATGTTACAGAGGATCCTCTTACAGGTGCTGTGAGATCTCTAAGTGAGGAGACAGGTGGAGTGATAGCTGGTAGGCTGAATGCGTTTGTGATCAATCAATCGGATCAGACTGCAATAATGAGGCAGAGCTTACTCTATCAGCAAGAAATAGCAATGAACACCAGGTATAACAAACACCTGGAGGGAATACTGGAAGCTCTAAAGAGAATGGAAACTAAGGACAACTCATTATTATCACAAGGAATATCATAATGGAACTGGCAGACAAATTAAAACAAGATGGTGAAGTGAAAGGACTTTGTAGGCTCTGGAGAGGTAGGCTTAAACCAGGTATGAGCATAGAGAGCATGGTAAAGCTCTTTATTCGTGGGATAGACTTCTGTATATCGGAGGATTTTCCCACTCTGGAGTTTATACGAGTTAATTTCAAGGGTAAATGTGAGCAATATGGAGCATTTGTCGATGATGAGGTGAACGGTCGTAAAAACGCACCTGATACGGTTCTTAACGGTAATTGTAAGGCTATGATGGAATATGATGGCTTTACCGTTTCCAGGATCTTTATCAGGCATAATAGCCAGGCAGCTGTGATCGCTTCTGATAATGCCATGGTTACTATTGATGCTTTTGATAACTCCAATTTAGCTGTGGCAACGGCTGGAAATAGCTCTCAGATATTTGTAAATCTGTATGGAAATGCTCAGGTTGAATGTATCGGTGAGAACATCCAGGTTAAGAAAATGAATAAAGAAACATATTAAAAATAAACAGTATGACAGTTGTTGATAAGAACTTAATTTTATACCTGCCTTTTGATGATCCAGATGGCAGTATAGCGTATGACTACTCAATGAGTAGAGCTGATGGTACTCTTTCAGGTGGAGCTTTCTTTTCAAAACAAGCTAAGATCGCCAAATCTTTAGACCTAAATGGGAAAGGTGAATGTGTAACATCAAAGGTAATACCATTCAGTTCCGATTTTACCCTTTCTTTTTATTTGAAATCTACAACTAAAAAGGTAGGATGGCTTTTGAATTTTCCTGGTATAGATAATTTCCTGGAGCAATGGCTGGATGTGGTACCTGAGCGTTTTTACTTTTTTGCTTTTGTCAAAAGCGGAAACCTGTTTACTGTGTATCAGAATGGCAATGAGGTTTACAGAGGAACACTGGCAGCAACTCCTGTGGGGTTCTCTATCAATGACTGCAATCTCTCTGGTAGTTATGCCTGTATTGATGAGCTACAGCTATTCAATGTGGCTAAAACTCCTGTGGAGATCCTTAAAATGCAAAGTGATACTGATGTAGAGTATTACATAGATGGGAAAAACTTTAAGGAGTTCGGAGTTTATGTATCGGCTTCAAACGGATTAGTTGGTAGGCTTGGCAGGAAAGAATCTCTTACTGTTGATTGGGATAATTACCATGGTATTGTGAGAGACAAAAAACGTCCTCGATACAAAGAGAGAAATATTACTCTGGATTGTTTTATTGAGGCTTCCAGTAGATCCGCTTATGTTGAGTGGGTGAATCTATTTATGGCTCAATTCGACAAAGAGGGAACTCAACGCCTCACTATTGAATACGATGGAAAAACAAAACCTTTAGTATATGAGGTTATTTCTATGGATGATGTGGATCCAGCGAAAAAGTGGGGAACTTACAACGATAACCTAATGGTGGGCACATTTAAACTCAAACTGATAGAGGATGAGCCAGTAAAGAAAGTGCTTAGGCATATAGGAGGAACTGCTAACACAAAGGTAGAAATCAATGTTACAAGCTCTAAGTTGTTAAATATTTACTGGGGTGATGGCTCCCATACATTTGATGTGTCGGGTACAAAAGCCATAGAGCACACCTACTCGGAGCCTGGGATCTATGATATAATCATTACTGGGGTGATTGAGGATATTGAAAATTTCTCTACTAATGCGATCATTGTATGGAACAAATTACTCTAATAAAGCGAAATGGAACAAATGTAAATCTCTTTAGCAAACAGCCATTCTGTACCGTGTCCAGTGCGGTGCAGAATATTACTTTGATGGGTGATGATAACGTAAAGCTATCTATCAAGTCCACTCAGTTTTTGAGCTTTGCAAAAGGAGATAAGATCCTTGTTGATGGGCAGGAGTATTCTATTCGCACAAAAGTAAATAGAGAGATCCTGGCTGATAACATATATTCGTATGAGGCTGTTTTTTACGGTGTAATGTATGAGCTGATGAAAAGCCAGTACAGAAATACTGATGCAAACGGCAAATCAACCAAATCAACATTTGACCTAACATATTCATTAAAGGATTTTATCAAAGTAGTTATCTATAATGTGAATCGTGATTATCCTGGTATATGGAGATTCGATGAGGAAAACTGCCCTGATACTGAGCCTAAAACATTGCAATTTTCAAGAAAAAACTGCTTGCAAGTCTTACAAACTGCTTGTAAAGAGTGGAAATATGAGTTCAGGATAGTTCAAGAGGATGGCATTCGTACCATTCAGATTGGAAAGTTCGGCACAAAAATTACACCTCCAGGAGGAAAAGATTTTTTTGAATGGGGTAAAGGGAATGGGTTATTCAAGCTGAAAGAGCAAAAGGTAGATGATAAAAGCATTATCACCAGGCTTTGGGTTGAGGGTGGTACACAGAACCTCAGGAGCGACTATAGAGATTACTCGGATAGGCTACAGCTCCCATATCCTAAACGATTGAACCAAAGAGAACACACGCTATCAGATGGTACTGTTATCCCTCCACTAAGTGAATATATCGGAATTGACAATGATAACGACCGATACATGGAGGATCCCGACCTGAGAGATACCATAGGTAGCGATGAGGATACTGAGTATTATGATGCAATCTATCCTAAAAGAACAGGTGAGGTTACAGCTCTTGGATCTGATATTTATTCGTTTGTGGATAACACAATGGACTTTGATCTAAATGAAAAGGATTCGGAGGGCACTAAGTATCTGATAAATGGCGTTACTGCAAAACTAACTTTCATAACAGGAAAGCTGGCAGGGCAGCAATTTGAGTTAAAGGAAAAGGGAGGTTACAACCATTCTACAAAAACATTCTCTATTATAAAATATACCGATGAGAGGGGTTTGAGCATCCCTACAGAGGATAGTGAGGCTTTCCGTATAATGGTTGGAGATAAGTATAAGATAACGGATATTAATCTCCCCAAAAGCTATGAGGATAATGCTGAGGAGGATCTATGGTATGCTGGGTATGATGATTTCAAGGATCGGAAACAGATGCGTGCTCTGTATGTGCTTACCTTTGATCGCTCCTATTTTATAAATACTCTACCCTCTGATTCCAGAACCAAAGTATTTGATTGTGGGGATTATGTTCCTGTGAAAGATGAGAGGTTTAATCTGGAGAAAAATATTCGTATTCAGAAAATGAGCCGTAATCTATTGATAGATCACGACTATACATTAACTCTCTCTGATACCACTACTATATCAATTCAGACACAAACTGTACTGGATGTGATAGAGCATAACATCATCATTGACAATCATAGGCTGAGGGATCTGAACAAAGCCAGAAGGGGCTGGAGAACCACTGAGGAGCTTAGGAATATGGTGTATGATACTGATGGGTACTTTGACGTGGATAATATCAAGCCAAACAGTATAGATACCAATATGCTCACCGTTGGATCAAAATCTCAGCAGTTTGTTCTCATTGATACAATTTTACAGGCTAATGTGAATGGCTATCCTAACCGATTTGAGGCTACAGCAGGGATCTTGGCACATCTATCCATAAATGATACGATCATACGACAATGGAATATGTCTGCTGCCAGCGTTACCCTTTCGGAGGCTGGTGGGTATTATGTGTTTGCGAAATGTAGTAAGGATGGCAGCTCTGGAGTATATTATATCACTCAGGAACAGATCAAGGTTGAGCCAGTTAGCGATCCTAACAACTACTATTTTCAAGTTGGTATTATCGGATCATTGCATCCTGATGATGGCTTTAGAGACTTCACAACCACATACGGATTTACCAGGATAAACGGAAATACTATCACTACTGGAAAAATTGTAACTTCTGATGGTGAGTGCTACCTGGATCTGGATGGGAATAAGTTTAGGATCGGAGATGCTACCAGTTCTATTGATTGGAATGTAACAGCCAGGAACCAGCTCACACTTAAAAATGTGAAGCTACAAAGCGGTTCTGGAGATCTCTCTGATATTGGTGTGTATAGAGGTGTGTATAATTCAGCATACATCTACTATAGAGGTGATGAGGTAAGCTATACGGTCAATGGTGAAACTTGTACTTATCGCTACACTAACCCTACACCAGGTAAAGGGAATCCTCCCACAAACTCTGTTTACTGGTCGGTTGTGGCAAAAGGGCAATCTGGTAAAGATGGAGAAAACGGTGTTCCAGGAAAGGATGGTGTTGATGGAAAAACAACATATTTCCATATTAAATATTCAGCAGTAGGAAACCCTACAAGCTCCAGCCAAATGTCTGAGGTACCTAACACTTACATAGGTACTTATGTGGACTATACAGAGGCTGATAGCAATGATCCTAAAAAATACACATGGGCACGCTTTCAAGGACTGCAAGGAGAGGATGGTGAGAATGGTATCCCTGGGGTAAATGGTGAGAATGGAGAGACTTCTTATCTACATATAAAGTATAGTGATGATGGAGGCTTAACATTTACGGACAATAATGGGGAAACAGCAGGTAGTTGGATAGGTCAATATACCGATTTCAACATAAAGGATAGCGATCTTACAACAGCTTACACCTGGAGCCGAATTAAAGGAGAGGACGGAACTCCTGGATCCAGCGGTATAGATGGAGTGGATGGAGATTTCTATGAGTACAGATATGCAAAAAATACATCTGAAACCACTCCTCCTGCTTTAGATAAGAATGCAGATGTACCTACTGGGTGGAGCTTGAATATGCCCAGTGTATCCGATGGAGAGTACATTTGGAGTATCATATCTAAAAAGTCCAAAGTCCTGAATAGCTCTTTAATGTATTTGCCTGTTACCGATGCTGATTCGAGAACAATAGCAGATGCTTCTGGGAATGGGAATAATGCTACTCTTTCAGGATCAAATGTCGCTGCGATCAGTGATAGTGCCAGAGGGAAAGTGTTGAAGTTTGACGGTGTTAGTAATTGCATTGCTCCCCTGGAGCTTCCATTTGATTCTGATTTCACTTTGTGTATCTGGTTAAAGCCAAAATCATCCAAAATCAGCTGGATGGTGAACTGTACCAATGGTAGAGAGTATGTAGAGAATCATATAGAGGTAACAGCTAATAAGTGGGTTCATTTTACATTTAGAAAGAATGACAAAACAATAACCGTATTCAAAGATGGTGTTGAAATTAGCCGAAATTCGACTAATAACGATCATGTGGGCTTTTCTGTCTATGATGATAATATGTTTGGCACTTTTGCGGAAATGGATGAGATCCGATTGTTCAAAAGTGCTCTTTCAGCTGATCAGATAGAATCGGTTAAGGATGGATCCATTACATCCATGATTGAGAAGTGGAGCACACCTGTTAGAGTTAATGCCTGGGATGGTGATTACTTTGAATACAGGTATGCTAAGAATGGATCTACGACTACTCCTCCAGCATTGACTGCAACAGCGGTGAATCCCAGCGGATGGAGTACGACTATGCCCACTACTGGAGCACTGGAGTATCTTTGGTGTACCGTTGCTAAAAAATCAGCAGCTGGAGCATTAATGCAAAACTGGAGCACACCTGTTCGGATAAAAGGAGCTGATGGGGCAAAAGGTGATAAGGGTGATAAGGGAGAAAATCCTGTATTGGTGTTCAGGGGTATCTATGACAGCTCTAAAACTTATTATGGTACAAATAGCCGATTAGATGCTGTAAAATACAATGGTCAATATTATATAGCTCGTATTGATGGAGGAACCATAACAGGATCTGGCAAAGCTCCAACAAATACCACCTACTGGAATACATTTGGTGCTGAATTTGAAACAATAGCCACTAACTTATTGCTTGCTGAGGGTGCAAATATCGGGGATTGGTTTATGTCTGGCGGAAAGATTGTATCTACTCTCTCTGGTAGCAATAAAATTACCCTGGATGCTTCTATGGCTCGTATTTTTGTGGAATCAGTATCATCTGGAGGAGATCACTCTTTGATAACAGGATTAGGCTCTAAAATAACCATAGATGCTAATGGAGGTGTTGTAAGGGTTCAAGCTGCTACCTCTCCTGGTTATTCTACAGGAACTGCCTATATGTCTCCTACTGGCATATTTGCTAACCTGGCTGGTACGGATGCTATGCCAGCAAGTTCTGGTTATACTCACCGTGGAGCTATTGTAGGCTTAGGGTTCGCAAATGTGGCAAAAAACGCCTGGGCTACAAATGTGGTTGATACCATTGTAGCAGGAGTATATGGCAGGGCTTCAAACAATGGCACAGCTCCTGCTTACGGTGGATTCTTTTATGACTTATACGCAGGTGGTTTAACGCTTGGTAGAAAGGCTATAACAACAGCGAGTACATCCACTTATCTAAATTCCAGCGATACTCTGGTGATAGGATATACATCTAACAGTAATCAGATTGTTTATTTACCTACAAGTCCTAAAGAGGGGCAGATTGTGTTTTTCAAACAATGGTGGACTGGCTCAATGCGTGTATATCCACGTACAGGACAGGTTTTGTATGATGATAGCTCAGAGAATAGCTACTATGATGTTTCTGAGGGTCAAATGATGATAGCTGTATTCACTATTGGTTATGTGAATAGCGTAAAAAAAGAGGCTTGGTTAGTAAGTAGATTCAAATATTAGAGATATGATCGAATACGGATATATGGAAGATGGTTATCTAAGATCAAGGATCTTGGAGCCAGTTTCGGAAAGATTCATAGATACGGATGGTGAAAGTAAAACCAGGACAATATCTATAGAGGAACAAATTGCGATGTTGTCCGATTTTTGGAAACCTGTGGAGCTGATAGATGATGAAAAGCTAAAATGTGAGGATGGTTTTATTATTACTCCTATCCCATACGATGCTGGAGATCATATAAGCTACAAGTATCATAAAAAAGCGGATATGCAAGAGGTAAGGCGTGAAATCTCCCTACTGAAAGAGCAACTATCAAATGGTGATTATAAGATAGTGAAATGCTATGAGGCTAACCTACTTGGTGAGCAACTGCCTTATGATATGGCTAAACTTCATGCTGAGAGAGATGAGATAAGAAACCGAATAAATGAATTAGAAAAATTATTGCAATGAAATGGATGAAAGAAAGTAACCGAATGAAGCATTTTTTATATGCTATTCCCTGTAGTTTGTTATTTACATTTTTCTTTTCGGCTGGGCTTGCTGCTGGAATGGAATTTAAAGACAAAACCTGGGGAGGTAAATGGGATTGGTTGGATCTGACTGCTACCTTAATGGGAGGCTTGGTAGGTCAAATCATACAGATATTGCTTATCTTAATGATTAAGCATCTATGTTTTTAAATAAAAGTGTGTTTGTCAGACACATTAAATAGTTATCTTTGCAGTATTAACTTAGTGAATATAATATGATTTCGTTAAATATAAACAGTTACAGTTATGGGATTACTTTTAGGAAGTGGCTCAACTAAGCCACAATACCCCTATGATATGTGGTATGGCGTACAAGGGGATTTTACCAGCAGGGATTATAAACTTACTCGTGTTGGTAATTTGGATTTACATAAGACTTTGCCCATTCAAAAGAAAATCAAGCGGTTTGTAGAAAACCCTGATGGTTCGGTAAAGTATTATTTGCATCAAAACGATAGCCGTAAAAAGGAGAGTGGAGCTGCTGCTATCCTTGATAGTACGGATGGAAATGTAATGCTTGAAAAGCCTGAGTATTATTTCCGCTTGGAGATTGATGGAACAAAATGGCTACGTGCGTGGTCTGAGTATCCGCTGCCTGGCTTTACTAAGATGGAAAGAAAATCTATTTCTCCATGGTATGCAACTATTGATATAACAAACAGCGTTGCTGTTTCTGGTTGCTGGCTTACATGGGCTGGGGATAATATCGCTCGTGATGCAAATGGCATTGTGATATTGACAGCTAACGCTGCTCAATTCAGAGGTGGATCTGGAGCTGGTGATGCTGCCAAAGATGGCACATATAATTCTCAGCTTGGTATGGCACGAACATCTATCTCTAAGGCTGGAGTTCGTCCGTTGTGCAAAAATGGTACTCATCATGGAGCTTACAGAGCTTACAATGAGTTAGCCTGGTTACAGCGGTGTGAATATGCCTCTCTCCATTGCCAGGACACATATAATGAAACTCTCACTTCTGAGGGCTACAAACAGGGTGGTTTAGGATCTGGCAGTGTTGTGGCTGGAGGAGAATGGAATACATGGGGAGCTTATAAGCCTTTTGTTCCTTGTGGTACAACTGCTACACTCGGAAACAACACAGGTAAGGTAGCCTACACTATCAAAGGATGGACTGGTGGAGATAAAACCGTTCAGGTAACATCATACAGAGGCTTGGAGGTTCCATTTGAGTATTTGTATATGTTGGCTGATGATGTACTTATTTATCATGGAGCGGATAGATCAACGGCTTATGTGTGTGAGGATCCATCCAAATTTACATCACACTCTGATAGTTCTACAGCAGTTCCTGTAGGATATGATCCTATCTCCGATCTGCCACGAACAAATGGTTATATCCTCCAGCTTACACATTCAGCTAAAACATACTCATTCCCTGAGACTGTTGGAGGTGCTGCTAATGCTGGAGGATGTGATTACTATTATCAACCTGTTACTGATGGTGGTTCAGGCTGGTATGGTGCCCTGTTGTCTGCTAATGCGTCTTCTGGGGCGAGTGCTGGGTTCGGTTTCCTGAACACGCTTAATCGCTCCTCGTACTCGTATGCGTACGTCGGGTTCCGCTTGTGCCGTTTTTAACGGGGGCACGGACGGCACTGCAAAAACGATAATTGAAATAATGAAAATAAAAGGTTGCAACGGTCATGGTGCCCTGTTGTCTGCTAATGCGAATAATGGGGCGAATGCTGGGTTCGGTATCCTGAACACGAATAATCGCTCCTCGAACTCGAATGCGAACATTGGGTTCCGCTTTTACCGTTACAGGTTTTCCTTGAAAAAGAAAAGAAAATCAGACCGTTGTAACCATGCCTCACAGAGACTACTTGTAGTCGGCAAAATAATATGAATTAGATCGGTGTGAGTAAGGAATTGAAAGCTCTGATATAAACCAACGGCACATTTATATGGATGAGTTGTATTTTAAAGATAGTAAACGATTAAAGAATATTTATCCATTAGTTTATGAAACATCTAATTTGGTAAGATCACAGTATAATGCACAAAAAGGAAAGGGCGTAAGAAAGGAAATAACCCGATTCAATAGCAATATCTGTGAAAACTTAGCCCACATATATGATATATTGGAAACTGAGAGCTACATACCTGGTGATTATCGTGTTAAAATCATCCAGGATCCCAAAGAGAGAACAATAATGATAGCTCCGTTTTTCCCTGATCGGATCATTCACCATTGTATCATAAATGTTTTAGGCAATGTTTGGACTAAAGTTTTTATCCCTCAAACATACGCTTGTATCAAGGGGCGTGGAACCCATAAGTGTATGGAGGATATTCACAAAGCTCTGATAAGAGATAAGAAAGGTACTAAATACTGCCTAAAGATTGACATAAAGAAATTTTACGATAATGTAGATCACTCAGTTCTTAAAAAGATCATCCGCTATAGAATAGCTGATGAACAAATGCTGAGGCTGTTGGACAAAGTTATAGATAGTAACGGTAGCGATAAGGGATTGCCTATAGGCAATTTTACAAGCCAGTACCTGGCTAATTTGTATTTAGCATACTTCGATCACTGGATCAAAGAGAATCTAAGGGTAAAGTATTATTTCAGGTACATGGATGATATTGTTATTCTGCACCAAAGCAAAGAGTTCCTACATGAACTACTTGATAAGATGGGGCTTTACCTTGGTGCTGAGTTAAAACTGGAGATAAAACAAAACTGGCAGATTTTCCCAGTTGATTCTCGTGGAATTGATTATGTAGGATTCAAACAAAACCATTACGGAATCCTACTAAGAAAAGGGATTTTAACAAGATTCTACAAGAAATACAACCGTGTGAGGAAACAGTATAACATCTCCGATGAGACAGTAATTAAACACCTCTTTCCGTCTGAATATGGCTGGATAATCAGATGCTCTGAGGAACATAGTAAATTCATAATTAAAAATTGTATCGACAATGGAAAAGCAAAATGTATTAACTATCGGGCTGCTGGCTGATGAAAAGCCTGAGGTGTTCTTTGACTTATATAATGGGCAGGGAACTATTCTATATAACCATAACATTAAAGAGGTTCTGGTTATCAAGGATGAGGATGGAGGAACAGTAATAACAACTGACAGCAAGAAATCAAACGGTAAGATGTTTCAGTATGATAGTGTTCGGGTGGACTATCCGAAAACTGGAGATAACATCTTTAGCACGTTGATCACTGCAAAATATCCACCAGCAACAGAAAGCAAATTGCTCAATGAGTATCAATCTGCTGTAATGGGATTGCTGGACAAAAGCCGTAAAAAGCCGTATGAAAATTTCCTCAAAGATCGTTTAGCAATTCGTGAGCAGATTGAGGCTGATTGTGAAACCTCTAACATCCCTATGGAGCATGAATAATATAGTCGATTTTGAAGATGATCCTATTATTGGATCTGCTGATGGAGATGATTTGTTTGATTGTGAATATTCAAGTGTTGATGCACTGATAAATGAGGTTATTGTTTTTACAGGAGTAAAGACAGATGTTCAAACTGAAAATGGTTTGCGAACACTTGTAGCCTTTGGAGAGGGATCTGCACGCTCAGCATTTTTCACAGAAAGCAAAAGATTAAAGGATGTTGTTTGTAATCCTGATCGGGTGTTTCCGTTTCGTGCTATAATTAAAGTGGTTCGATTCGGCAATAACACAGGATTCAAATTCTTTTCTCCCAGCAGTCCTATCACTCAACAGGACAAAGAAAATTTCGATTATTATAAACGTAACAAATATAAAAGAAATAGATAATGGGAGAGGTTTTTCAAGGTGCAGAAAATATGCTAATGATCGTTGTGTTAGCCTGTATTATTGTTTTTATAGCAATGTGTGTAGATCTTGTTAGTGGTTTGCATAAGGCTAAGCAACGCAAAGAGATCCGTAGCAGTTACGGATTAAAGCGATCTCTAAGTAAGTTTATCATGTATGAGGGCGGTATGCTAATAGCTTGTGGAGTAGATATATTGATCCACGTTTGCAAGCTGTTAAAGGTATTCCATTTGGATATTATCTATGGGATCCCGATTATCACCTGTTTACTTGGTATCTTTTTACTGGTGGTAGAGTTTGTGAGTGTGCGAGAAAAAGCAGACGATAAAACAAAAACAGAAATTTCCAGGGTGGAGCAATTAGCAGCTAAAATGGTTAATAAGGATGAGCTGGTAGGTGCTCTTACTCAGGCGATAATCAACGCTGGCAAAGGAGGTAATAGTGATGAAAGTTCTGATTGACAACGGACACGGTGTAAATACACCTGGTAAACGCTCTCCAGATGGTTCTCTGAGAGAGTACCTGTATGCAAGAGAAATAGCTGATAGAGTGGTATCCGAGTTGAAAAACAGTGGTATTGATGCTGAGCGTATTGTTAAGGAGGATGTTGATATATCTATCTCTGAGCGGTGTAAACGTGCGAATGCCATTTACAAAGCAACAGGAAAGAAAGCTATACTGATCTCTGTTCACTGCAATGCTGCTGGAAATGGATCCAGCTGGATGAATGCACGAGGCTGGAGTGTTCATGTTTCAACCAACGCCTCCAAAAAGAGTAAGGAGCTGGCTACTTGCTTTGCTAATATCGCTATGAGTATGGGGTTAAAGGTTCGTAAACCATTACCGAATCAACCCTACTGGGTGCAAAACCTTGGTATTTGTCGTGATACGAATTGTCCAGCTATTTTAGTTGAGAATTTTTTTATGGATAACAAACAGGATTGTGAGTTTCTTCTTTCTCCAGAGGGTAGAGATCAGATCGTGGATCTACACGTAAATGCAATCCTCAAATACATCAAAGGAGTATGAATAAATATCTAATTTCAGCAATAGCTGTATTATTTCTGGCTGTAGGGCTATTGTCCTGGCAGTTGGATAGAACGAAAACAGAGAAAAAGCGACTATCAAGCAATCAGGAGGCTTTGCTTTCTGATATTGAATTTTATAAAACAGAGGCTGGAGATAATGCTGCATCAGTTCAACGGCTGGAGCTTTCAAAATCGGAGCTGGAAAAGCATTGTGAGGATCTTACCCAAACAGTAAAGGATCTCAATCTTAAAGTTAAGCGGATCCAGGCAGCATCCACTACTGTTACCAAAACAGAGTATAAGATTCAAACGGTTGTAAAGGATAGTATAATTTATCGTGATGTTCCTGTGATTGTTCAATCCATAGTGTATAAGGATCCTTGGATAGATATAGATGGGGTTATTGATAGCTCTATGTTCTCTGGTAACATTAGTACCAGAGATACCTTAGTTCAAGTGATTCACCGAGTGCCTAAAAAGTTTTGGTTTATAAAGTACGGAACAAAAGCAATAAAACAGGAGGTGGTGAGTAAGAATCCTCATAGTAATATTGTGTTCACTGAATACATCGAATTGAAAAAATAATTTTTCTTCATATATTTTTGTAGATCGGAACTGTCTTAGCTGTGAAGCTGGGGCAGTTTTTATATTTGCTATTTTATTTGTAATTTTGCATTACCGATAATCAAAATCGGTGTTGCATTAGAGAGATCCCTTTTTGCTTTCGGGTATTGGGGATCTCCTATTTTTAGTAAAAGTTCTACAATAGTTCTACGAAAAATAGAAAATCAAATGTAACTTATTGAATATCAGAGATAGAATAGAAGTTTCCTAAACATGCGCAAAACTAAGAGGCTGTAAAAGTAGATAGATTTTTTGGAGAGGTAAAATTTAGCATTAAAATAAGATTTAAAAAATGGCGTAAGCCCCTGTAGTTCAACGGATAGAATAAGAATTTCCTAAATTTTAGATAGCAGTTCGATTCTGCTCGGGGGTACACAAAGAGAGCTAACTTTCAAAAGTTGGCTCTTTTCGTTTCAGCACTTTTGTTGCTATAAACGTATTTTTGCTGGCAATTGTGGTTCAATTGTGGTTCGTGGTTCAATCCGAGCCAAATAAAAGTAAAGGTATGGCAACAACATTTAAGGCGGTGGTATTCCAACACCATAAAAAACAAGATGGTACATATAACGTTAAAATCCGTGTTACCCATAATCGGCAAAGGCGGTTACTGGCAACAAACATTTTTGTTACTAAGGAGGATTTAACCAGAGGCTTAAAAATAAAATCCCAGAATATACTTGATAATACCAAAGCCATTATTGATGGCTATATGCGTATTACAGCTACCATTAGCATACAGGTAGCTAAAGATATGAACGTAGATGATGTATTAAAATACATAGATACCTACCAAGCTAATAATAAGGTATTCAAGTTGGATTTTATCAGCTATGCCGAAAAAATAACTAAGGAGCTGGAGGATACAGGGCGCAAAGGGAATAGCTTAATGTATAAAACTGTAGCCAATAGCTTAAAATGCTTTTTGGGCTATGATACAATTGATATTTCAGAGATAAATGTACAATTCTTAAATGACTACTGCCAGTGGTTAAAAACCAAGCCAGCACGCAAAAACAGACCAGATAAGGATACTGGCAGGCGTATGCCCTCCCTTTATTTATCCACAATCAGAGCTATACATAATAGGGCAAAATCAGAGTTTAACGATGAAGATGCTGGGATAATTAACATACCATTATCACCTTTCAAAAAGTTCAAAATACCAGCAGTACCAGTAAGTAGAAAAAGAGCATTAACTAAGGAGCAATTTACAAAGCTAATCAGCCACCCATACGAGTTGGTAATGTATAGAGGCTTTAATAGGATGAATTTGGCAAAAGATGTTTTTTTGTTATCATTCGGGCTAATGGGTATGAATGCAGTTGATTTATTTGAGTGTACAAATTATGAGGGTGGTTATTTAAACTATAACCGAACAAAAACCAAAAACAGGCGTGCGGATGCTGCACGTATGGTAGTAAAAGTGCATCCAGAGTTAATGCCATTATTTGAGAAATACAGAGATAAAAAAGGGAAAAGGGTATTCTGTTTTTACCAATATTATTCGGATGCAAATACATTTTCAGCTGCAATAAATAAAGGGCTAAAAAAGATTGGCGAAAAAATAGGGATAGCTGATTTTGAATTTTATGCAGCACGACATACATGGGCAACTCTGGCAACTAATAAAGTCGGTATTGCAAAAGATTTGGTGCATGAGGCATTAAACCATGTAGATGATAAAATGCGCATAACCGACATTTATATAGAAAAAGACTGGAGGCGTATTGATGATGCCAATAAACAAATGCTGGAATATGTTGGGTTTAGCAAGGTAAATATTAAGGAGGAGATATACCAACGGAAGTTTAATAAACACCTCCCAAAAAGAGAGCACCCTATTTTTTCAGAGGAGTAATATCCTTATTAAACATATTCCCTTTGCCAGTAAGTAGCCAAAGTGCATTTATATTAAATTCTTTAACCAGAGGTACAAGCCAATAAAGTTGCAAGAGGTTTGCATCTAAATCTTTTTCTTGTTTGTAGAAATTCCTTTTATCAATATTAGCCAGAGTACAGTATGTTTGCCGACCTCTAATAACTCTGGATTCCATCAGCATTTTTATTGCTTCATAAAAACGCTTGGTTATCTCTACATTAATTGGATTTTGCATAAGCTAAACGTTTAATTTGCATCAAATCTGATTTAAGTAACTCCAGTGCGCTGTATTCCTCATTATCCACTATTGCCTTATCAATGTGTTTTTCAATAGCCAGTATGGCACTGTTAAGCTCATCGGCTGACATAGAGCCAGTACTTACCCACTCCTCAATAGCCTTTTTAAGAGCATCTATAACTATTCTATTGCAGTCCATATTATTTTTCTTGCCCCTCCAGCTGGGCTATTTTTTGTTTAAGAGTACCAATCTCCCTATTTAACTCCTCTATCATCATATCTTTACGTTGTAGCTCTGCATCTTTCTCTTTCACAATGCTTGCAGGGTATAATTCCCCTTTGCTTATCATAGTCATTAATTGCTGGTAAAAAACATCAGCCCCCTCATTTACGACTTTTTTTGCCGTATCCATTTCTATCTGCTCATCTTTGAGCATCATATTTCCAATGCCAGTCATTAACCATGCAGGGTTAAGCCCAAAGCACTCCGACCACTTAGCAGCCGTTTTTTTACCAAACGATCTATGGTTAAGTAGTTTCTGTACAGTCTGTTGAGTAGAGCCAGTAAGTTCTGCAATTTGAACCTGTGTGATTTTCCGCTCTTTGAAAAAATCTTTTAATTTTTTTCTTTCTGTATCATCCATTGTTTCAGCACGTTATAAATTAGTCATTAAAATAAGCCAAAAAAAGGCGTATAAATATTTGGATATAAGACTAAAATAGGCTTATATTTGCATCGTTATAACGTTATAACATGACAAAGATAGTTATAAAAAGGAGTATTAACACCTAAAAATGTAGCAAAATGGAAAATATGACCGTAAAGGACTATACACAGGAAGAAAAAGAGCCCAAGAGCTTTAGTGAGGTGTATAACGGACTACCCGAGCGGACTAAGGCACCCAAACAGGCATTTGTTGAGCGCATTGCTGAATTGTGCATGTGCTCACAGCAAACAGTAAGAATGTGGATTCAAGGTAAGCAACGCCCAGATGCACTAAAGCAAAAACTTATAAGTGAAGAATTGGGCATACCACAAGACGAGTTATTTCCAACACCAGTAACAGAGTAGTAAGATGAAACCCACAGAGTTTTACAATACACCAGAGGGGCAAGTAACATTGCGAGCTATGGGAGAGCCAGAAAGGCAACTCACAGAGAACGACAGGGAGTTTATAGAGCAGTTTCTATATGTATTGCGTGAATATTACCCAGAGGCATTTGATGCTCTTATGGAGGTTTACAGCGTAAATATAAATAATAAGAGGTATCGTGATTTTCTGGCTGTACGCAGATTTATTAAATGCAACTTCGGCTTGTATGATAACCAAATAGATGTTGATGAGAACTGGAATTTTAAGTTTGAGTTCTTATGCTGCCCACTACACGGAGAATGTAAATACGATGGGGTTATATGTAAACCTAAATTTTGCTCAAAATTGAGTGATAGGCAGCTGGAGGTAATGCGTATGTGTTACGAGGGTAAAAAGGATAATGAGATAGCCGATGCTCTTTTTATAAGCCTTAATACTGTAGCAAACCACCGTAAAGCCAGTTTCAAAAAAGTAGGAGTACATGATATGGCTGAATTTATGCGATACGCATACAATAATAATTTATTCAAGTTTTGATTATGGGAACACGTGCAACAATAGCAAAAAACAATGCAGCAGCATTAATGGCACTGGATTATGAAACCCATCATTGCCATGCACAAAACCAGATGATTTTTGATTTTGGGAAAGGAAACAAAATCGTAGTAGACAGAAAAACACAAAAGGCTTATAAAATCTGGAGAAACGAGCCTAAAGACAGCTTTAGTATTAAAGATATGCCTATACAAGAGTTTGAGAGTATAATTATAGCATTTGGCAACCAAATACCAGTGTAACTATGTGGGCTATAATTATATCATTCTCATTTTTAACACTCGCTTTACTCCTTGTTATAATCATTCTACTGTGCTACATAAAAGACGTACACAAAACAGTAGATGGATTGTATAACGAATTACAAAATGTAAAGTATGGAAAATGAATTGTACAAAATCCGCTCGTTTTTAATCGGGGTTGCAGAGAGCGGTGCAGCACGTGTGTTGAAAGATTACAACCCAAAGGGTGACAGATTAACCCAGAGGCAAGCATTTGAGTTTTTTAAGCAGAGAGACACACAATTTGGAGGCGAATTTACGCACGGAGAGGCGTGGGTAAGGCGAATGGTTGAAGAGGGGCATTTACACCCTGTAAGGCTCGGAAAGGCTAAGAATAGCCCACTATACTACAGCAAAGCAGAATTATTGGCAGTGAGAGCTGCATGCGATGCATACGAGATGGGAATATTTAACGGTACTAAACTGTAAAACAATGAGTAAACAACAAAATTCGGTAGAAATGAGCGAAAAGGATTTAGAAAACATAGGATTCATTTTCTGCGAGCACAAAGGAAGAGAGGCATACCACTATTTTGGTAAAAATAGGGTATTCATGGCATACATAGAAAGGAATAATGCAAAGCCTTATTATGCTGCTGTTTACAAAGTTTGTGATGTAATGCAATTTGATAATCCAAACGACCCTAGAAATGGCAAATATGCTCAATCATGGCTTACGGATGAACAAAATATTGAAAAATTAAAAAGATGCCTTGCAATAAACGATAAATAATAAAACTATGGTTATTCGATTTTTAAGATTAAAGATGCTCAATTTTAAGGGCGTGCTGGGAGAAAGGGAGATAATATTTAATCCTCAATTAACCCAGATATTAGGTGCAAATCGCACAGGTAAAACAACTATCCCAGATGCAGCCTTATGGTGTTTATTTGGTAGAAACAGCGAGGATAAAGCGGATTTTGGTATTAAAACACGTGATAAAAATGGTGCATTCATTCCAGAGTTATCGCATGAGGTTGAGCTATTTATAGAAGTGGACGGCAAAGAGGTAAGCCTAAAACGTTGCTGGGTTGAAAAATGGAGTAAGCCAAAACAGCAAGAGGATAAAGTATTAACTGGGCATACAACCAATTATTTTGTAGATGGTAATAAATATACCGAAACAGAATATAAAGAATATATTGAGAGCCTTTGCCCAGAGAGCCTGTTTAGAGTAATTACAAACCCTGCATTTTTCCCAAGTTTGGAGGCTGGCAAACAACGTGCTTTGCTTACTAAAATGGTTGGAGAGGTAAGCAATGAAATGATTGCAGAGGGTAAGCCAGAATTTATGGCTATGCTGGAAGAGCTGGATGGGCGTACATTGGAGGCTTTTTTGCAACACCTATCCTATAAGAAAAAAGGGGTAAAGGATGAGTTGGATAGAATACCTATACGCATTAAGGAGCAAAAAGACGAGATAGTAAAAATTACTCCAGAGGATACCAGCTGGGAAAAGCTGGAGGGTGATATAACGGCTGCTGAAAATGCCATTGAGCGCATTGATGAAGAGGTTGCAGACCGTAGCAAAACTTTGGATACAGACTATGAGGCAAAAGCTACCGAGCGGAATGCAATTAACAAATTGCGAGAAAAAGTACAAAGCATTGAGTTTGAAGCACGCCAAACATACAACAATGCCAGCCGTAACAGAACCAATGCTATCCGAGAAGCCGAAAACTCTCTACAGGACACAGAAAGAGAGATTAATACCCAGAAAGGCAGAAAAGAGAGTGCAGAACGTGCGCTAAATAGCCTAGAGCAAGAAAAGGCTGATTTTCGTAACCGTTGGCAACTAGTGAACGATGAGGAGTTTATTATTAATGATAATGAGCTTATTTGCCCTACCTGCAAACGTAGGCTGGAGGAAACAGATGTGCAAGAGAAATCTAGCACTATGGAGGAGAATTTTAACCGTACCAAATCGGGTAAAATAGAGGCTCTGGAGATTGAAGCTGAACAGCTTAAAAAACGTGGCAATGGCTATAACGATACTATAGCCGAATGCAACAAAAAAATCCAAGAACTAGAGAACCTGCTACCTGCCAAAAAACAAGCTGTAGCTGATGCAAAAGCCATTGAGTTGCAAAGCGAGGAAAGTATATTGCAAGGTAACACAGAACTGGTAGAACTAAAAAAAGAGATTGAAACACGCACAACTGCACTGGATACCCCAAATGCTGCCAGTGAGGAGGTGCAAACTGGCATTAACGCTCTAAAGGGAGATAAAAAACAGCTTCAAGATAAGGTTGATAGCCTTAAAAAGCAACTTTATGTACGTGAAACTATTGCAAACAAAAACGCACGTATCAAAGAGCTGGAGGGGCAAGAAAAAACTCTTAACCAGCAACTATCCGAGCTTGAAAAGAAAGAATACACTGCACAGGAGTTTACCAAAGCTCACATTGTAGAGCTGGAGGGTAAAGTTAATGCTCTTTTCCTAAATGTACGTTTTACCATGTTCGACCACAAGTTAAATGGAGCTCTAAAGCCTATTTGTGAGTGTACGGTGGGCGGTGTACCCTACAGTGATCTAAATAATGCAGACCGCATTAATGCTGGTATAGATATAATCAATGCGATTTGCCGATTTAACAACGTATATGCTCCATGCTTCATAGATAATGCAGAGAGTATTAACGATGTAATGCCTATGGATAGCCAAGCTATTCACCTTATTGTGAGCAGAGATAAAGAGCTAGTAATAATCAACAATTAATTAGTAATAACATGGGAAATGATGCCAACAATGCTGGTGGTGCAAATACGCAGGCACAGCAACAAACGCTTACTCAAAACGCAGTAGCATTAAAAAAATTTCAAGAGGAAACAACCGAGCAGGTACTAGCTAAGATTACCCTCATGCAAGAGGCTGGAGCTATCAAATTACCTGCTAATTATTCGGCTGGCAATGCTGTTAAACTGGGATGGCTTTACCTTATGGATGTAAAGGACAGGAATAATAAGCCAGCTGTAGAGGTTTGTACACGTGAAAGTATCTGTAATACCTTTTTTAAGATGGTTATTAAAGGGCTATCTGTAGCGAAAAAACAATGCTATTTCATTGTTTATGGCAACCAGCTAACTCTACAGGAGGATTACAGAGGTAATCTAATGATAGCAAAGCGGGATACTCCTATAGCCGATGTAAACCCACAAGTAATTTACGAGGGCGACAATTTTGTATATACGGTTGATGAAAATGGTTTGTACCAGCTGGTGAAGCATGAGACCAAACTAGAGAACATTAACATAGACAAAATTACTGGAGCTTATGCAGTAGTTATAAATAAAGATGGCTCGAAAAGGCTGGAAATTATGACTATAGCACAAATCCGTAACTCATGGACGCAAGGTGCTGCTGGTGGCAAAAGTGGTGCGCATGTAAAGTTTACAGACCAAATGTGCAAGAAAACAGTTATCAACCGAGCATGTAAAATTGAGATTGGCAGCAGCGATGATAGCGCAATTATGGGAGATGATGATGATGTGGATGCAGTACTAGATATACCAGTAGAAGAAAGAAAGAGCGCACTGGAGCAAGGTACTACAATAGTGGATGCAACGGATATTACCTATGAGGAAGTAAAAGAAACTCCAGAAGCTACACCTACAGCGGAAGCCCCCCAGCCAGAGCAAACAGCAAAAGGTACAAAAGGCACACAAAAAGATTGCCCAATTTAATAAGTAGCAGATAATGGAACTAAAGATACTAGGCAGCTCCTCACATGGGAACGGATATATACTGGAGGCAGATAATGAGGCTCTGATTATAGAGGCTGGTGTTAAGCTGCTGGAGGCAAAGAAAGCCATAAATTTCAACCTTTCCAAAGTAGTGGGCTGCTTAGTATCTCACCAACACAACGACCATGCTGGCAATGCTCTGGAGTATGCCAGTGCAGGTGTAATCGTGCTAGCCTTGCCAGAGGTAATAATAGCTAAAAATATAGAGCGGAATTATAAAACGATTGAGTTTGGGAAAGGGTACAAGATGGGTAATTTCAAGATACTACCTTTTGAGCTTATGCACGATGTACCATGTGCAGGTTTTTTAATTGAGCATCCCCAGAGCGGAAAAGTGCTGTTTATTACCGACACATACGCATGCAAGTATAGGTTTACAGGCTTATCCCACATACTTATCGAAGCCAATTACGCAGATGATATTTTAACAGATAATATACTGGAGGGTAGATTACCACAAGTAATGCGCAAAAGACTATTAACAAGCCACATGGAGATAGAGAGTACAAAAGAGTTTTTGCGCTCCAGCGACTTAAAACAGGTACGCAATATTGTATTACTCCATTTAAGCGATGGAAATAGTAACGAAAAGCGGTTTGTTGATGAGTGCAAGGCTGTTACTGGGAAAAAGGTAGTAGCTGCTAATGCAGGGATGGTTATACAATTTGGAGCTTTACCATTATGAGATATTTAACAGAGGCAAATGCTAAGACTGTGATTGAAGCTCTGGAGGAAAAGATAACCGAGCTACAGCAGCTACCTAAAAAGGGCTTACGATTACAAAATAAGATAAGATTGATGCAGATTGCATTAAGTGATTTACAAAAAAATAAAATTAAGAAAAATGGAAGTATTAAAAGCAAATAAGCAGGAGGTATTAAACTGCTTTAACAAGGCTGCACAAGGAAGTGATGCCAGAACAATACTAAAGCAACTCTTTGGAGATGCAGTATTTGAGTTTGATTACAGAAGTATAAAAACGGTTGAAGATGCCTATAAAGCTATGGGTATAGACCAAGTAAACCCATTTTTCTCTAATACCCCAAAATTCGGGTTGCCATTGCTTGATATGGCTCTGGCTTCCTCTGGAGCTCTATTTGATTTGTGGGTGGTATGTGCTGCCATAAATAACGGCAAATGGGTAGACCAAGACGGATGGGGATATTACCCTTACTGGGTGCTATACTCCAAAGAGGAGATTGCGGAAATGGGCGAGGCTGAACGTAAAAAGCAGAATATTTGCCTCCTTGCTGGTGTCACTGCGCATCATGCGGAGTTTGCGGGTGTGCGTGGAGCGTATGCGGGTCGTCGTGGCTCGTATTCGGCTACGTATGGAGGTTTTCCCTTGTGCCTGAACGACAGCGAAAGGGCTATTTACTGTGGAAATCAATTCAGAGAGCTCTGGTTTAAGTATTACGGATTTATTTTAAAGGAGGGGCAAAAATGATGTGGTTTCAATGTAAAGTTAGTTACGAGAAGATTGCCGAAAATGGCATGAATGTAAAAGTAACCGAGCCCTATTTAGTTGATGCTCTTAGCTATACGGAGGCAGAGGCACGGATTATAGAGGAAATGCAGCCCTACATAAGCGGTGAGTTTACGATAGCCGATATTAAAAGAGCAAACTATGCAGAGATTTTTAATAGAGATGATGAGCAAGCAGACCGCTGGTGGGAATGTAAGGTAGAGTATATAACTCTGGATGAAAAAAGCGGTTCGGAAAAACGTACAGGGGTAAGGATGCTGGTAAAAGCCACTGATTTAAAAAATGCCTATGATGAATTAATCATAGGTATGAAAGATACAATGGCTGATTACTGGGTTAAAAACATAAAGGAAACACCCATTATGGATATTTTCCCATACAGTGCGACAACCGAGCAGACAGAGGAGACTGGTAACTAATCAATAAAATGTACCACTGTGCTAGAGAAAATAGTACAGTGGGCATAAAAAGGAGTGATTTTTTAATGAAAGGTTGGATTTGCTTACATAGACAATTTCTTAAATGGGAATGGGCGGGTGACCCTAACATGGTAGCTCTGTTTGTTTACCTACTCTTAATGGCAAACTCGGAAGAGGGCTATAAGTGGAAAGGAATTACATTAAATAGAGGCGAATTATTAACCAGCCTACCTAGAATAAGCAAGGATACTGGCTTAACAATACAGACCGTGCGCACATGCTTAAATCGGTTAAAATCAACAGGCGAAATAACAGACAAAACAACAAACAAATTTAGGGTAATAACTATCTGTAAATATGGAGATTATCAAGACTTCAACAAAAAGGATAACAGCCAAACTAACAGGCAAACTAACAGCCAGCCAACAGGCAAGCAACATCCAACTAACATCATTCAACAAAATAACAATATAACAAGTGATAACAATAATAATGATAGTATGAATGATTTAGAATTGATGTTTGAGGATTTTAGGAAAGCCTATAAGGGTACAAAAAGAGGCTTTAAGCTGGAGTTTGAGAACCTAAAAAAGAAACGCCCGAAAGATTGGCGGGAAGTTGTGCCAAAGTTAATGCCTGCATTGGAGCGATTGATAGAGTGGAGAGAGCAGGCGCAGAGTGCTGGAAAATTTGTGCCAGAGTGGGCAATGCTGCAAACGTGGATTAACCAGAGTAGATGGGAAAGTGAATTAGAAACAATTAACGAAAATGGAAGCAATAAAACTGGATACAATAATAAGGAGAATGGAGCGGGAGCACCAAACTATGACGAAGAGTTTTGAGGATTTGAGTAATGAGGATGTATATTCTCAACATGCAAACCTTACAATTCACATAGCAAACCAGCTGCTATTACCACAACGGAGGACATTTGTAGTGGATGATAGGAACAAACAAATAATGCGCTTTTTACTCTATTACTTTAATGATTGCCCTCTGGCAGAGGAGGTTTTCCCCGATAAGCATTACAAGTTGCACAAAAACTTGCTCATTTGTGGGGATGTGGGTACTGGTAAAACGCTCCTGATGCAAATATTTTCCGAATATTTGAAATACACCGATAACCCGAACCACTTTCACAACCTATCAGTAACGCAAATGGTGAACTATTATACCATACACAATAACCTTGATAGGTACACCTACAATGAGGAGAGTAGCGTAGGGTTTCAGATAAAACCAGTAAACATTTGCTTGAATGATATAGGAATTGAAAGCAAGGTACATTTTGGGATGGATACGAAAGTATTAACCAATGAGTTCCTGCATGCTCGTAATGAGGTTTGGGTACATTACCGCAAACATGGGCACTTAACCACCAATTTATCTGTAGCCCAGTTGAAAGAAGAATTTGCCGATAGCTTTGGTAGGCTGGTAGATAGGTTCAAAACGTATAACGTAATCGCCATGACTGGCGAAAGTAGGAGGTAAAAAAATAAAATAATAAAATAATAACAGCTTTATGGAAAACAAGAAAGAAGCAATTAAAAGGAAAATCAAGGCTCTATTGGTAAGAACTACAGAAAATGGAGCTACAGAGGCAGAAGCTCTGGCAGCAATGGCTAAAGCAAAAGAGTTAATGATGGAGTATTACATCTCCGAGCATGAGCTAACCGACCCCTACGCATTTGAAAAGTGTGTTTTTAAAGAGGTAGATTTAATTAAATCTGGGTATGAACTTGGAGGATTTTATAACTCCTTAACCAGATTGTTTGATTGTGAATATTTCTACAACTACAAACGTATCTCATTCTTTGGATTTGAGGAAGATACCGAGCTATGCGCTTACTTCTACACTTTCATCATTCGGGCATGTATGGCTGAAAAAGACAAGTATATGAACTCCAAAGAGTGTAAGGCTCTCAAAAACATTTATCATGGTAGAACTCTGGCAGCTTCTTTTGTTAAAGGTTTTATCTGGGGTATTAGCCAGAAAATGGAGGATATGTACCAAAGCAGGAAAAAAGATTTGCCCGAAGAGGTTGGGTTGATGGTAATTGATAAAAGGAACAAAGTTAATACCCAGTTTGAAGAGCAAAATTTGAAAATAAAAACCCATAGGAGCAACCTAGAGATAAAGCAATATAGTGCTTTTCTTGATGGGGAACATAAGGGGTTAAGTACAGAGTTAAATTATGCTCTAAACGGAGGTCAAAAAGAAGTATTATCATTACCAGAATAGAGAAACGCATAATTTTTACATAGTAACACATTGTAAAAGCGTGTATATACGCCACGTAAATAAAGAAAATGATATGAAAAATAGAATAGAAAGATTAAAGCTGGCAGTGCTCCTATTAACTGTAAATTTTTTAGCTGGGCACTCAAAAGCAGGAAAACCTACAGGATTTGCTGATGCATATAAAAGCAAAATAAAACTGCATACGATGCGGGAAAACTACGAGTACTGGGCTGCCAAAGTAGAGAAAATAAATGCTGGCAAAATGGAGCTTAGTATTAGGCAATGGGCTGGTAAACCATATAATAGTAACCAGAGCGAACTAGACCGTTTGCAGCATGTGCATTTGCAACGCTTTGAAATGTACTGGTATAAAAGCCAGAGAGAAAAAGGAGAATTACCCACTGTTTGCATTGATGGGAAGCTCTACACGGATGTAAAAACTCTTGCTGCAAATGATGGGCTAGAGCTGGAGGATTGGTTAGAGTGGTTTTTCAAGAAAAAAGAGACGGTTAGCGGGTGTATAATACATTTTACTGATTTCAAATACTAATTATTGTGGGAGCTATGGACGAACAATGGAGACCCGTAATGGGGTATGGAGGCTACGAGGTAAGTAATTTAGGTAATGTTCGCAAGCAGGGGCAAACAAAGCATCTGAAAAGGTGTACAGGGTATGGTATGAGGCGTGTTGTTTTGCGTTCTGGAAACGATTTTCACCTAATATCAGTGGCAAAATTAGTATTGGAGGCTTTTACTGGAAAAATGCCCAAAGGCATGAAGCCAAGTTGTATGGATGGTAATTATGAGCACTTAGAGCTAACAAATTTATGCTGGGTGGTACGGAGGCAAAAAAAATACAAGAAAACAAAAAGACAGCCGACAAAGCCCAGCACCACTATGGAGGATTTAATAAACAGGCATAGTAAATACATAAAAAAACAAAATGGAGATGGGAGCAACAGCACGCAGTAATTTTTTTGCAGATAAGGCTAACATGGAGAGCCAAGTATTATCTCTGGTAGAAGATTTTGCTAAAAAACATGGGGTATCTGTAGTATTTACAGCAGATATAGCTGTAGAACAGGAGTGTATTTGTGAAGTAGGCAAACCAGATAGGGTGATTGCCAATATTGTAACAAAAAAGAGTTATAAAGTTAATATCGAATAGTATGGGATTAAATAATTCAAAAGGCAATATGTATGATTTTGTAACTCATACATGGAACGCAATAAAAGGAGCATGTTTGCATGATTGCTCATATTGTTATATGAAGCGGTGGGGCAAATTAAATCCAGTACGGTTGGATGAGAGCGAGTTTAAGACAGATTTGGGAGCTGGCAACTTCATTTTTGTTGGTAGCAGCTGTGATATGTTTGCAGAGGATATACCAGAGGAATGGATACTAAAAGTATTAAACTTTTGCTATCAGCATGACAACAGGTACTTAATCCAATCAAAGAACCCTGCAAGGATTTTAGAGTTTATCAATCATCCCATTTTTTCAAAGAAAGCAGTTGTATGTACTACTCTGGAGAGTAATGTTTTTTATCCAGAGGTAATGAAAAACTCTCCTGCACCATTAGATAGAAGTGCAGCAATGAGCCAGATAAGCCATTGCGGTGTACCTACCTATGTTACCATTGAGCCAATAATGGAGTTTAGCAGCCTAGTGCTATTTTCTGAAATGATTAAACAATGCAATCCAGTACAGGTAAATATTGGAGCTGACAGCGGGAATAATCACCTACCAGAGCCCTCTATTGAAAAAATAGAGGAGCTAATAAATGCAATAAAAGAGTTTACAACAATTAACCGTAAAAGTAACTTAAAGAGAATTTTAAAATAAAAATTATGAGAATAGAGGAACAAATATGCTCTATTGAGCAAGCCAAAAAACTAAAAGAGTTGGGGTTAGTACAATCAAGCAGCTTTTATTATGTAAATAACTGGAGAAATCCACGCTGCCAGCCTATTAATGATGGTGAGCATATTGTACAAGGATGTGAAAAGCATATAACCAAACTGAAAGGTCGGGAAAGAGGTACAGAGGTTGAGTTTGTTTCAGCTTATACAGCAACCGAGTTGGGAGTATTGTTGCCCAATATATTACCATACAGAACTGTGGGTTATGGTATAGTACTTAGACAGGCTTTTCCAGATGGGAAAGAGCAAGATTATTATATGGCTGAGTATGTAGAAGTTTATTCTGACCTTGATTATGGTGCTACGGTATATGAGGGTACTGGGGAAACAGAAGCTCAATCACGTGCATGTCTCCTTATTGAGATGATAAAAGCTGGACATATTGAGGTAAAAGCTATAAATGAAGCGTGTTGCCCAGAGAAAGAAGAAACTCCTTTTTTTTAATATTATGAACAAAATTAGAAATGCAATCTGTGTAGCACTGCTACAGCTGGTGGTAAAGATTAGTAACTACCAGACTAAAAGCTGGGAGGTTAAAACGGATGGCTGTTTTAGAACCTATAAACAAATAAAGTTTAGCATACTGCACCCAGAGCCAGATATGATACATATTGAGGATATAGCAAAAGGGCTGGCATACAAACCTCATTTCTCTGGTTTTTCCCCTCAATTCTTTTCTATTGCAGAACATAGCCTTTTAGTAGAGCGGATAGTAGCAGCAAGTAACCCAGAAAACTATTATGAACGTTTAGAGGCTCTTTTGCATGATGGCTCGGAGGCTTATACTGGAGATATGATTAAGCCATTAAAAAACCTCCTGCCAAACTTTGTGGTTATTGAAAAGCGCATACAGGCGGTTATTTACAAACGTTTTGGCATATTCCCTAAAGGAGTAAAGCAAGCTGATAACGTAGCACAGGATATTGAGGCTGCTGTGTTTTACGGTAAAGCAAAGTACGATGAGATAAGATACCTTACTCCAGATAGTGCATACACAGACTTTTTGAATAAGTATAATTACCTAATGTATAAAATAAACGAGAAAAACCAATGAAAACAGCTTTAGAAGAGATGGCAGATAACATCCGCAATGCCCAAATAGCAGAGCAAGAACAATTATCAAATGCGGATAAATTGAGAGTACAAAGTGAGGCGAATTATATTCTTGAAGAGTTTGAAACGGCTTTTGCTCCAGAGCTTGAAATATTAAAAGAATCTGGGGTTACATGGAGTGCCCAGCATCAAGATAAAAGGTACTCTTCGCAAGGCTTCTATATCCAGTTTGAGAGAGAGGGTAAAATATTAAAGATGGATTTCTCAAACCGACATTCATACAGGTATGAGCATGTGCCATATAGCAGCAACCGAACTGGCTCTATGACCTATGGTAGCTGGAGTAAAGAACAGTTTATACTTTTTATCCATGATGGGTTATTTGGAAATAGAGATTATGCTACAGCTCCAGAGGAGGAAGTAGGAACAAACAAAAATAAAGAAGACAATGGAAAAATTTAATGGCACAAGAGGTAAATGGCAGCTTACAACATCTGCTTTAGAATGCGATCACAATACAGAGATAGCAACAATTTGGGGTGATAGTGAGTATGGAGAGGGAGCAACCTTAATCGCTCACATAGACAAAGGTGCTGGTGATGAGAAAGCACTAGCTAATGCGAACCTGATTGCAGCAGCTCCAGAACTGCTAAAGACACTGCAAGGTATGCAGCTCTCAATGATGGCACACCCAGACTATGTTAGCGGTGAAAATCAAGAGTTTATAGACTATGTAGATATAGCACAGGAGGTAATTAACAAAGCATTGGGTATTGAGCAATGAAAACAATTAAAGATTTTATCTGGTGGCTCTCTGTAGGTGGTGTTTTCAAACGCTACTGGGATAATATAGAGTATTTCTGTAATGATAAGAATGTTTTGGTAAGCGATTTTATACAAAACATGGATGCCAATAAGCCCGATACTTTGTTTTGGGTTGCAGAAAATGAACTCTTGTTTTTTAAGGAGGCTAAAGAGAAATATATTAACTGGTTAAAAGATAATTGATTATGAGCAACAAAAATATACCAGCAGAAATAGTTAAGCACTATGTAGAACTTAACTGGAAACTCCGAGAAGCAAGCGAGTTACCATACGGAGAGGAGAGTGATAAATATGAGTATTTGGAAACACATTACACATATTACACCTTGCCAAAAGGTTTGAGCGATGATGATAAACTAATTTGCATGCTCTTACTATTACATCAAACAGAAAGAGGGTTAGTTAAAAAGGAGCTCAAAGAAGCATTTGGCTGGAGCAAATACAAATCTGGTAAGATAGCACGGCAAAACCCTTATTGTAATACAGTAACCCTGCTTTGTGAAAATGGTGGCTATGGAGGCATAGGGTATGCTTTAGATTGGGATATGCACCGTGCCATGTTAGCATACTGTGCAGAGCATTACCCATGCACAAAGTGTACTAAACTAAGTAAATGGGAAAGCCAAAGGTTTCCTAGAAAAGATGCTATAGGTTATTGTTCGCTTGATACCCAGTGCCAAAGGTACTGTAATAGTGGGTGCGTTAATGGGCGTTATGAATTAATGGAAGAGCATGAGGTTTGCGCTACGGAATAAATCAAAGCTGATTAAAGCCTTTGGAGAGCCTTTCTATCTCCAGCTTATAAAATGCCTATCAAATCATTTTGAGAGCAATGTGCAAATTGATAGGCTGGAAATAGAGGGCTTAAACTACCAAGTTATTGAAGTGCCAAAGAGCTCCAGCGAGATTTACCAGTTCGCAGTAACCAGAGAGATGTACGATGTATTAACTCTGGCATATTATAAAACAGTAGAACGATAGAGAGTATGTACAATAAAAGAACATGGATAAACAAAGATAATTCTCCGTCCACAGGCAATGTAGTGGCTTTTGATGGAGAAGTAGACTGGGGGGATGGGAAAACACGGAGTATATTTCTCTCTGTTTCAGATTGTAATGTATCGGCAAGGTTGCATAAATCACATGATGATACAGTAGAAGACTTTATTGATAAAATGAAGTTATTACGAGATGAGATAAATTTATTTATTAATCACCTAGAGGCAAACAAATAAATGGCAACACATACATTAAAAACAAACCTAAAAGGGCTAAAGCGATGGGCTTGGCGCAAAAATCTAAGCGGTTTTTTTATTGTAAATGGCAAAGAGCTTACTGATGCACAGGTAAGAACAATGGTAGAATGGGCTATCAACAAAGGCTATGAATACGATGCCGACATACCAGAGAAAGAGGTGATAGAATTATTAAACCTACAAAACCAATAATATGGCAGCATTTGAGTATATAAAAACGACCTACAAAGTGCCTGCTGAAATCGGCAGGGAAATTCTCTATAAGGGAGATAAAAAAGGTGAGCGAAAGGGCATTATAGTTGAAGATAGGGGCAACTATATCGGGGTAAACTTTTACGATACGAAACCAGAGGATATAGTACCATTGCACCCTACATGGGAAATAGAATATCTGGGTATTGGGGAGATAAGGAAAGTTTCAAAATCAAGGATGAGAGCTAAACAACGGTATGAGGAATACCGTAGCGCAGATTGGTACTCTGGTACATTTGCCGAATGGCTGGGAATTAAACCTAAAAAGTAAGCACTATGAAAAGAGTACAAACAGCAAAAGAGCTTGATGCTTTTATTAAGAACAAAGGGCATAAGAATATAGGGTACATGCACCAACGTATGAAATACGATTGTGAACAATCACGCAGAGAGAAAGCACTTGCAAGGGCATGGAGGAAAGATAATTTATGCAATTCATGGAAAAATAGCGGGTTTGGTGTATTGCAAGATTTATTTATAAACACCGAGCACAGAGATAGAACCTATCATTTCCCAATAAGTATAATTTCAAAACGAGATAGAGTAATTGCAGCAACGGTTATCCAATGGCTGGGCTCTAATTGTGGTTTCTCATGGCTGTGTGATGTAATGAAAAGATGCGGATATAAAATAACAAAGATAAACTAATGGCAAAAATAAGATTATCAAACTTTGGTGCTCCAGAGAGCGAGTACGAAACAAAATATGATTGGGGCTTTTTCTGCCAATCAGGTGCAAATGGTGTAGTGTTCTCACAAAAAGGTAATTATCAGACAGCATTTTTTGAGGCATTCCCACGCAATCCAAAATGCTTTATACGTGGAGAGGGTGCAACAGTGGAGGAAGCCGAACAGGATGCATGGGAGCAATGGCAAAAAATACAGGTGTGTAATCACGAAATGGAGCGTAGGAATAGGAAAGATGGCTATGGGTACTGTAAATATTGCACCTATTCTGATATGGTATTTGAACCACTTACCAAGTGTTGTAAGTGTGGAGAGCCTACCAGATACACAACTGATAATAAAGAGCATTGGTACTGTAAAAAGCACTCCAGAAACATACCTAAAAGGTTAAAGCAAGAGTGGATGCTTGATAGGCACAAGCGTTTACCACGTGTAACCAAAAAGGTAATGAAAAAAGGTGCAGCCATAAAACTGACTGGCAGCAAATACGGCAAAGTTAAGTTTGAGTACAAGGTAACTATTGCTTTTAGAGCTAATGGTTACAGGCTGGATATATTTAACCGCAAACAGCGGAGGTTGTTAATTCAAATGGGTAAATGATATGCACTATAAACAGGAATATAATTACGGATGTGGACTATATACCATTGCAAATGTATTGCAAGATGGTGAAATTATTACTCCCAGAAACATTGAAGCATCTAAAAATGGGAATAATCTGGGGCAACTGAATAAATGGCTATGGGAAAGAGATTATGATATTTGGATTGGTATGTTACGGTATAACAATCAAGAGCCAATTGAAATATTTGATTTAAAACCAGATTTTGAAGCAGATGAGCGGGTGTTATGGTATCCCTTTATGATTGTGGTTATATCTACATCAAATAGAAATCACATGATAGGTTGCCGTTATATGAGGGATAGGAGCATAATTGTACATGATTCATTACAAGATACCGAAATGGTATTTAAGAGCTTTGATTTATTTGAGGAGCATTACAAAGGTAGAGTATTATCTTTTGAGTGTTTCTATACGTTAAAAAATGAAACAGTTGCAATAGTAAAAACATAAAAGCATGAGTAGCATAAAGCCTAAAGTGCTAAGGAAGCACATAAAAAGAGACAAACGAATGCTCCGACTTTTATATAGAAAAGGATTGCTAGATGCATGGATGGATTCACATATTCATTGGGCAGCATACAGGAGCTTCAATAATAGGTTTAACAAAAACCATCTGTATCATATAGAACCGTATTACTGGATTGAAGATTATTGGGGAGAGGGAGATGAAAGAGAGCTAATATCTGATGTTATAGATAACCATATATGGGAAACATTAAACCCAAAAGATGAGCACTTTAACGTAGAAAGAGAGTTTTACAAGTGGCACAAAGAGCATAGTTCTTTCAAAAAAATGATGAACTACCTGCATTCATTGCCTACAAAGAGGCGTGATAGTGGAATTAATAAATATCTGAAAATCAACTTAACAGATTTATAAAGTATATGGAATGTGTATATGAAATAAAAATTACTCGCGAAATAGTAATGGAGGCTGCAAAAAAGGCAGCAGAAAATTTTTGTAAAGAGTTAAATGGTGGTATATATACAGACAGGACAGGAGACTTACGAAACACATTCGGCTATGTTATTAAAAATGATACGATTGTTATTTTGAAAGGAATGATTGTTATTGGAACGGTAAATATACCAATGCCTGCCGACCCTACTAAGTAGTTATTATAGTAGTGTGTGTTTAGTAATATAGTAATAAATATAAATAATTAGAATTACAAAGAAAAAAGGGTAAAAAAATGGGAAGTTTAAACAGAGTACAATTAATAGGCAATTTGGGTAAAAATCCAGATGTGCGGACTATGGATAATGGCAATAAAGTTGCCTCTTTCTCAATAGCAACTACAGAGCCAGCTTATTCTTTAGCCAATGGCATAAACGTACCAGAGCGCACAGAGTGGCATAACGTAATAGCATGGGGTGCTTTGGCTGGAGTAGCAGAGAGGTTTTTACAAAAAGGACAACAGGTTTTTTTAGAGGGTAAACTAAGAACCCGAAGCTATGAGAAAAACCAAGCTAAGCACTATGTAACGGAAATAATGTGCGAGAGAATAACGCTTTTGGGTGGTAATTCGGGGCAAAATTCGCAATATCAGCCCCAAAGTGGCACAAATGTACCAGTGCAGGAAAATAATACAATGTCGAGCACGACATCAAACAATGGAGGCTATACAGATGATTTACCATTCTAAAAAATACGATAACATTGTGGCTATTGACCCTGATGTAGATAAGTCTGGAGTGGCATACCTAAAAAGAGCTACACGGCAATTGGAGGTTTCAAACCTTACTTTTCCCCAGCTGCTTGATTACTTACAGCATGTTAAACAAGTGCGAGACAATGAGGGTGAGAGTGTTATTATTGTTGTGGAAGCTGGCTGGCTTATAAGTAGTAATTGGCATCTAAAATCAAAAGACAATAAAAAAATTGCAAGCGCAAAAGGTAATTCCACTGGGAGAAATCACGAGGTGGGAAGAAAAATTGTAGAGATGTGCAAGCATTACGGATTAGATGTACATGAGCAATACCCTCTTAAAAAGAGTTGGAAAGGTAACGAGGGGAAAATAACCCATGAAGAGTTATCAAGTATTACAGGTTTAATGGGTAGAACAAACCAAGAGGCAAGAGATGCAGCTTTAATAGCATGGCATTATGCAGGTTTACCCATAAGGCTAAAAGCTATGTAAACTTTCTACTTTCATCTTTTGACTACAAGGCGTGTATATATATCACGCCTTTTTTATTTCCTTTGCAATCAAACGCAAATAAATCAAACGGTTATTAAATATGAAAGCAGAGAAAGTGTCTTTGGGTAAGATTGTCTTAAACGACAGCAACCCACGAACAATAACGGACGAGAAGTTTATAAAGCTGGTAGAGAGCATCCTAGTATTTCCTAAAATGCTGGAGTTACGCCCAGTGGTGCTGGATGAGAACTACATAGCACTGGGTGGTAACATGCGTACACGTGGGCTGCAATGGATAGTAACAGCTACACAAACGCAGATTGAGGAGCATTTACAACGGCAAAGCAAATACAGGCTCTTAACCGAGTATGAGCAACAGCAGCTTATAAACTTCTGGCTGGAGTGGAAGAGAAACCCAATGGTTTACTGTGTGTTTGCTGATGATTTAACAGAGGATGAGCGTAACGAATTTATCGTAAAAGATAATGTTGGCTTTGGTAGCTGGGATATGGATATACTGGCTAATGAGTTTGATGAGCAGTTGCTACTTGATTGGGGTATGGATGTTTGGCAAATGGATGGTGGGGATGATAACGGAGCTGGAGGCAAAGAGAAGCATGGCAGCCTACTGGATAAGTTTGTTGTTCCTCCATTTACGATACTGGATACTAGGCAGGGCTACTGGAGAGAACGTAAAGAGGTTTGGCGGGCACTCATAGATGATAATGGAGAAAGCAGGGAGGGTACACTTGCAAACGGTGAAACAAACTGTATGGCATCCATAAACAATGGGGTTTCGCTCCTTGACCCAGTAATGGCAGAGATTGTTTGTAGGTGGTTTGGCATTGAGGGTGGCAAAGCCTTTGATTGTTTTGCGGGTGATACAGTATTTGGATATGTAGCAGCTACTCTGGGGCACTCCTTTACTGGCATAGAGTTAAGAGAGGAGCAAGCAGCATTAAACAATGAGCGGGTTGCTGGTATGAGTGCAGAGTACATTTGCGATGATGGGCAAAACGTATTAAAGCACATAGGCAAAGGTACACAGGATTTGCTGTTTAGTTGTCCTCCCTACTTTGATTTGGAGGTGTACAGCGATAAACCGAACGATGCCAGCAACCAGAGCACCTATAAGGGCTTTTTGGAGATACTGGATAAAGCATTTACCGATGCTCTGGTGTGCCTTAAAGATGATAGGTTTGCTGCCATTGTAGTTGGAGACATCCGAGATAAGCAAACTGGCTTTTATCATGATTTTGTTAGCGACATCAAAGATATATTTAAGCGCAATGGTGCTCCTCTCTATAATGAGATGATAATTATTGAGCCCATAGGCACATTACCCCAGCGTGTGCAGCGATATATGAAAAACCGAAAGGTCGGCAAATGCCATCAGAATGTACTGGTATTCTACAAAGGCGACCCAGATAAAATTAAGGATAACTATAAACTTATTGAGTATGCAAGCGAAGATTTGGAATCATTCGGCATGGATAACGGAGACAGCACCAGCGAAGATTAAGGCAGAGTTTAATGCCATACTAAAGCAAAGCGGATTTAAGGTACTGGAGCTAACAGAGCACCATTTTAACCCACAGGGCTATACAGCACTATGGCTACTGGCAGAAAGCCATTTTGCTGTACATACTTTCCCAGAGTACGGTAAAACCTACATTGAGCTATCAAGCTGCAATATGGAGTATTACGCAAAATTCATTGAGCTAACAAAGGATTTGTAACATGGATACCCAAGAGTTAAACAATAGACAACAGCGGAAAGGCAGGCAGATAAAGCAGGCTAGACTGGAGATAGTGGCTGAACTCTACAAGAGGGGTAAGAGCATCAGGCAGATTGCAAAAGAGGTAAAGGTACGGCTGAACTTAGATAAAATGCCCAGCACGCAAACCATATTTGCCGATACACAGCTATTACTTAAAGAGTGGAGAGAGTACCGAATAACCAACACAGATGAGCTGGTACAGCTGGAGCTGGAGCGCATAGATGATGCCATTGTTGAGCTCTGGGATGCATGGAATAAAAGCAAGCAGGATTACCAAGCATCCAACCGCAAACAAAAAGCCCAGATTGAGAAAGCAGGTAAGGAGAAAGGGGAAGATGGAGAGCCCAAAGGTAAAGACGGCAAGGTTACTCCATACTATCTGGAAGAGGGCAAAAAGGAGGTACGCAAATATGGTGATGTTAGCTACATATCCGAGATAAGGCAACAGCTCCAAGAGAGGCGCAAACTACTGGGCTTGTACGCTCCAGATAAGAGAGAATTAACAGGGGCAAATGGCAAGCCGTTAAACCCACCACAAAGCCAAATTAACTTAGATGAGCTAACAGAGGAAGAGCAAAATGTATTGTTCCAGATAGCATTAAAACGTGAGCGGAAGCAACAGTAACATAGTAATTGATGATGCACTACTAGATAATATACAAGCTAAAATGTGCAAAAAACGCTTTTACCATTTCGTAGAAGCGTTTTGGAGCATTATTATACCAGAAGAGCCTGTATTTAATTGGCACATTGAGTATCTGTGTGATGAGCTGCAAGAATTGGCATACTATATAATAAACAGATTGCCAAAGCCTTACGATTTAATAATAAACATTCCCCCCGGTACAACAAAGAGTACCATTGTTACCATAATGTTCCCTGCATGGCTCTGGACTGTGGATGCCAGATTGCGGGTTATTAGTAGCTCTTATTCCTCCGATGTGAGCCTAGACCATGCACAGAAGAGTAAGGATATTATCACAAGTGATAAGTACCAGAGGCTATTTCCAGAGGTACAAATACGTAGGGATAAATCAGGTAAGGGGTTCTATGGTAACATCTCTGGAGGTGAGCGTTATGTAACATCTACTGGCTCTGCTGTTACAGGTAAGCACGCCCATGTAATTATCAATGACGACCCCCAGAACCCAAAACAGGCAGAGAGTGATGTAATGAGGCTACAAGCCACCGAGTTTACAAAAACGCTATCCACACGTAAAGTAAACAAGAAAAACACTCCTACCATAACCATTATGCAGCGATTGCATGAGGATGATGTTACAGGGTATTTGCTCAAAAAGAAAGGCGAAAAGATAAAGCACATTTGTTTGCCAGCAGAGCTAAGCGAGCATGTAAAACCAGTGGAGCTAAGAGAAAAGTATGTCGATGGGCTGCTAGACCCTGTACGGCTAGATAAGGAGGTTATAGAGGAAGCACGCACTGATTTGGGTACAAGGGGATTTGCGGGGCAATATGAGCAAACACCAGCCAGTGATAAGGGTAACATTATTAAAAAAGAATGGTTTGGGCACATATCTCTTGCCCAGTTCCTTGCTGTGCGTGGTGGTGCTCCCATGCACTTTTTCATTGATACAGCATACGATGAGAAAAAGAAGAAAACAGACAACGACCCCAGTGGTATTCTGGCAGCATGTAAAATCGGAAACCAGCTATTCATTTACCATGCCCAAAAGGTATGGAAAGAGTTTCCCGACCTCATACGCTTTTTGCCAGAGTATTGCGATGCGTGGGGATACGATGGGCGTAGCACGTTACGCATTGAGCCCAAAGCCAATGGTAAGAGCGTGGTGCAACAATTAAGAGATAGTACAGACTTGAATGTAACAGAAACACCAACCCCAATAGACAGCAAGGCTACAAGGCTAAAAACCGCTAGCCCTAAAGTTGAGTGTGGGCGTGTGATTTTGGTAGATGGTGATTGGAATGAGGATTTTGTAGAGGAAATATGCAAGTTCCCAAGTATGACACATGATGAGTATGTGGATATACTTTACTATGCTATTGAGTACTTCCTATTGAATGACTTAACATTACCAGAGGGCATATCTAAATCATCGTTTGGGGGGCTTTTATAATATGAATATTAACATTAAAAAATTTAAACGATGGGATTTTTAGACCTATTTTTTAGCAGAATGAGGGCAGCTGTAGGCTATAAGCAATCCTTTGAGGAAAAGATACAGGCGGGCGACATTAGTGGTGCGCTGGGGCTTATGTGCCTAGAGGATAGGAAAGTTACAAAAGCATTAAACGAGTATGATATAGAGAAGCACGAAATCATGCAAAGGCAGGATAAAGCCACGTTTGATGCTAAAGGTAATTTTAAAGGGTGGGTAAAACGATGGCGGTTGCCATTAAGTTACCCAGTGTACATTAATGAGATTGCTTTGGTGTTCATTTATGGGCGACCTGTGCAATGGCTGGAGAGAACAAAGGATACCAAAAATGCCTTTGCAGCTTTCAACCATTTTATTGAGGACACGCATTTTAATAGCAAGATAAGGCAGGCTAAACGGCTGGCAGGCTCGGAGACACAGAGTGCTTTACTCTTCCATACCTACCAAAACAAAGATGGCAAGGCTCAATGCTTGATAAAGGTGTTAGCCAAATCTCTGGGAGATGATCTATACTACATAAAAGACCAGTACGATAGGTTGCTATATTTTGCACGTGGCTACTATTTATCAGAGGGTGGTGGTAAAACTACCTACCATGTGGATATTTTCACCGATGATATTATTTACAGGTGCAAGCGTGGGGGGCTAGGCTGGGATATTGAGAAAGAGCCTAACTACATTGGAAAAAAACCTATAATACTCTTTGAGCAAGAAACAGAGTGGAGCGGTGCAAATCCTCTAATCAAAAGACAGGAATACATGAAGAGCCGTACAGCTGATGTAAACGACTACATGGCAGACCCAGCACTAGTAGCAACAGCAGATGTAGTAAAAGGGTTGCCAGAGAAAGATACCGAAAATAAGCTGTATGTGTTGAGCGAGAAAGGACAATTAAACTACTTAGTGCCAGAGACGGCAGATGAGCTCAAAAAACAGGAGCGAGAGGATAACGAAAGGCATATTTTCCGTGAAACCTTTACCCCTAATATTGACTTTGATACAATGTCTAAGCTCACAAATATATCGGCAAAGGCATTAAAGCAGATGATGATACTTGCTGATATTAAAGCTCAAATGCGCAAAGAGACCCACGATGAGTACCTAAAACGTATTGCAAACCTCATAATAACCATTATTGGCAAAGTAACCCATGTAGATGATGTGGCTGTGAGAACGGAATGCGAAAGGATGAAAGTTGGGCATGAGTACCAAGAACCATTTGGTGAGGATATAACCGAAGCAATAACCAATGCTATTAAAGAGGTTAATGCTGGTGGTATGTCTAAGGAAACCCTCATTGAGCTAAACCCACTGGTAAAAGATAAGGCACAAGAGAAACAACGTATTGCAAGTGAGGAAGCCATAAGGAAACAGGAAGAGCTAGAGCAATACAAAAGAAGCATTTTCGAACCAACAGAATAAGTAAGTTATGTATAACAAAATATTAAACGTGCTTACAAAGCACACAGATAAAGTATTGCATTTTGCAGCAGGCATGATGGTGTGCCTGATAGTATTTATACCTCTGGGCAATTACTTTGCTCTGCTAGCAGCTGTAATAGCAGGGCTGGGCAAAGAGATAAGGGATAAAATAAGTTATGGGCGTTTTGACTGGCTGGACTTATTGGTAACTGTGGCTGGAGGGGCTTTTGTGTTTGCTTGCCTCCAGCTTAGACTGCTTTTTTTGTAAAAAATCAACATTTTCCCAAACTCCAAGCTATTTATTAATAAATGATTGATAAATGAATACAAAAAAGCTATATGGCAAATTAAACAAACGTACAGAGTTTTATGCAGCACAGGTGCGTAAAATCTACAATGAAAAGATTTCGGAGATAATCGCACTCTGTGATGGCATTGAGGTAAGCGATGATACACCGTTTAAGTTTGCCGACTATGAGGATATTGCACCAGAGGTACAGAAAACCCTGCGCAATATGTACAGCCAGCTCTACCAGAGCGTTAGAGGCAATGTTACTAAAGAGTGGAACTACTCCAACGTTGCCAATGATAAGCTGGTGCAGGGGATATTTGGGAAAAAGAGCATTGAGGATAACCACTTTGCAAAATACTTCCAGCGAAACAAGGAAGCCATGAACTCCTTTTTTGCCCGCAAAGAGGATGGTTTAGATTTAAGCCAGAGGGTATGGAAGTTTGTCGGGGAGGCAAAGGAGGAGTTAGAGCTTGCACTTGATTTAGGACTGGGTGAGGGGCTTAGTGCTGATGCTCTTAGTCGTGTTGTGCGCAACTACCTGCATGATACAGATAAGCTGTTTAGGCGTGTGCGCAATAAGCATGGTGATTTAGTATTGAGCAAAGCAGCGAAAGCCTATCATCCTGGCAGGGGTGTTTACCGTTCATCCTATAAGAATGCCCAGAGGCTTACCAGAACCGAGACCAATATGGCATACAGGACAGCGGATATTACCCGCTGGCAGCAAATGGATTTCATTATTGGGTATGAGGTTAAGTTAAGCAATAACCACCCAGAGTATGATATTTGTGATGAACTGGCTGGCAAGTACAAAAAGGACTTTGTTTTCAAGGGGTGGCATCCAAATTGTCGCTGCTACATTGTGCCTATACTATGCACGGAGGATGAGCTAGAGCAATTAACAGAAATGATATTGCGGGGTGAAGAAAGCAGCTTTGTGCCAGCAGATATAGTGGAAGATGTACCAGAGGGCTTTAATGAGTGGATTGTAAGCCATACGGAGCAAATAGAGAAAGCCAAAATTAACAATACATTGCCATACTTCATTAAGGATAACTATAAAAACGGTGATATAAGCAAGGGGTTTGCATGGGCTGAAAATGACAAAAATATATCTGGGTTGCAAAACTTCAATAAGCTGCTATCTAAGCATGAGATTGATGTGGATAAGTTTACCAATATGCAGAGTTTTACAAACGAGCTCTGGAGGGAAAGCAGCAACAATGTGTATAACGATAAAGAGTTTACCCTATCTAATGCAGTACCTAAAAACAAGGTGCAGTTTGAGCAAGCAGCCAAGCTAAGCGATAAAAAGATATTGCAGGAGCTACTAGATGATGCTTTGTATGGAGATGATAATAGTTGGATGTTCCTTAATGATGATATACTGGAGGAGCTGCAAAAGGTTGCCACACAGAAAAGGTTTTTAAGTTCCAATGATGCTAAGTTTGTATTTGGGTTGGATAAGGAGGCTTTGGAAAATGCAATTAAGGGCGACACAGCCATTTTCTCTGGTAGTCGTTATATTGGCACGAATTATAGTACGATAAGCCGACAGGCAATAAAAAACGGTGTGATTTCGGGAGATAATGGTGCAATCTGTGCAGTAAACATTCCTAAAGGTAGCCGATACCTCCAAACAATGGATGGAGAGGAGCAACTAGCAATGCTATTGCCAAACTCCAGATTTAAGGTAGTGAGCACTGAAACTAAAACCATTATACAGGGAGGCAAAAGCACAAAGGTGCTACAGTACAATATGGAGCTGGTAGATGATGGCTCGGAGTACGTAAAAGGGCTTACTACTGTTAAGGCAGAGGTAAAAGCAAACATAGCTGCATATAACCAAGCCGTAAAAGTTGCAAACAATGTACTAAAGGTTGCGGATGAGTGGGATGGCGTTTATGGTGTGGATATGGATAAGCTGGCAGCTCTGGTTAAAACTGGAGGTGCAAAAGAAATAAAAGCAGAAGCAACGGCTCTGGCTAAAAGTGTGAGCAAAGCCAAGCAGCAAGCAATAAACCTCTATAAAGAGCAACCTATAGAATGGGGATTAACCAAAGAGTTTGGAGCGGATACAGCAAAGGCATTTCTGGAGAATTGGCACAAGCATGTAGATAAAGCAGCCTATATGTCTGATAGTGAGTTTTTGGAAAAGGTGATTAAGAAAGAGCTGTATTACGCAAAGCTCAATCCAACCAAGTACCCTACAACTCCAAAGTTTATCTATTACTTTGAGAAACTGGAGGTGCAATATGAGACCAAGCTAGTAAAGACACAGCTACTAGATGAAGTGCAACATTCTTTTAACTATGCACAAAAAACAAAGAGTGCCAAAGTAAAAAGTATGGTTGCAGAGCTGCAAGATATGTTTGCTGGTACTACAAATGCTGATACTCTTAAAATTAAGATTGATGCCTTAAACAAAGAGGTTGCCCGACTGGAGAAAGAAAAAGCCAAATTAGCAGCCAAGAATGGGAAACTAATACAGGAAAATGCTTTTGAGACTACAGCTTACACAAAGGCTCGTAAAGATGCTGCTATGTGGGCTAAGACAGCAGAGGAGGCAGACGAGAAACTACGTGATAAATGTGGTGAACTCTGGAGGACAGCGACACAAGCAGAAAGAGATGCAGCGTATTACTATACAAGTGGCAGCTCCTATGTAAACGAGCCATTAAGAGGCTTAACATACTATGGCAGCAAAGGGCGTAATTCGGGTGTGGATATAACCAACTTAACCAACCTCATAGATAAATCTACATACAACTTTGATATGTGGTTGCAACGTGGGGAGGGCGTAAATGGATTTAGTGGTAAGTTTGGTGTTGATTTAAGAGGTTTAACCGAGAAAGAGGCACAATCTCTGGTTGGTAAGATTGGAGAGGAAAAAGCCTTTATGTCATGTGGGGATGCAAAAGGTAAGGGTTTTACTGGAGATATTATTTATAACATATATTGCCCGAAAGGCACAAAGGGGCTATACTGTGAGCCATTTTCTGCTTTTGGGCATGGTAACGGACACTCTTGGGATGGGCTAGCGAAACAATCCAGTGTTGGATATGAAGCGGAGGTATTATTACAACGTAGTACTAAGTTCAAGATAACCAAGATTGAACAAAAGGGAGGTAGATGGTATGTTGATATGGATGTAGTAGGGCAACTTTAAAGGTTGCCCTTATATGTGGTTAAATACCATTTCTTAAACTCTGGAGGGTTTGAGTAATCCCCATTTAGATGAGTGTACCTATTAAACAACAATGCTTTGAGTGTTTGAGGAGTGCCGTCTTTTCGTTCAAAATCATAGAGCCAAGCTGCATTATACTCATCAATGTAGGAGGAAAACAGATCGCTACTATTAAGGCTCATTTCAACCCATTTACTTTCGTAAAACCAAAACATATTTTTATTTTGATTCTCGGTAAAAGGGTTTTCCTTTTCTCCTTTATAGTACCTACATTTTTGTATAAGTTGCTGCTTATCCATATCATTTACTAATTAACAACCGCAAAGGTAGACAAATTTGCTGGCATGCCAGATTTAATAAAGCCTAACTTTTGGAAGATTAATTTAGAGCTATAATTGTTATTAGTATTACAACAGATATTAATATTATTAAGTTATTAGTAATATAATTGTTGAATGATATTAGTTTGCCTGTTAGAATATTGGGTTAATGTATTGTTCCCATTTTACACATGCTGAAAATAAGCCACTTAATAACTCATTTGCCTGTTAGTAGGATGTTGATTTGTCTGTTAGTAGGTTACTAATCTTTTACATTAGTAATACTGGTTAGCTCGCTGTCAATCATAAATGTAGCTTCATTCAGTACTTTTGCTCCCATTGCATTCTTCGCTCGGTACTTGTGTTCTATTGAAAAACCATCCATAATGGGAGGGGCTTTTTTTATATTCTCTTTCTCCATTTCAAAATGTTTTAATATTTGCCGTATTGAATCTGCTGTTTTATAGTACTCGCTTTTATCCTCTTGGTTTAGAGTACTAATGCGTTCTTTTTCTTGAATCCCAATATTACTTGTTAAACTCTTATAGGTTTCCATGTCGTTTGCCTCCAGAGCCATTAAGGCATTGCTAATAAGTAGTGTGTCTTGGTATTTTTCAATTAGGGTTTTCCCTCCATACTCTAAAGCCTCTATTTTATTTTCTTGATAATCCCAAATTGTATCTATTTTAGAAAAAACAACAGACTCATAACTTTGAGGGTCATGCAGATTTTCTTTTAAATAGTTTTTTACTAATTCTTCTGCTTTTTGTTGAGGAGACTTTGAACACCCGATAAAAGCCAATGTTGCCAATAAGAAAAAGGCTGAAATTTTTACTCTACTAAACCATTTCATAATACTATTGTTTATATGTTACTAAAACCCTAAACAATAGCAATAGTGCATACCATAAAACAAGGCGTAGAACCATTGCCATACGCCGTCAAGGTTCACCACAAACCTACCTACTTAATGGAATGATTCTACGCTAATAGGTACAATACTCCCATAAGTAGGTAATCTGATAGCCTTATTCTGTTATCCGAGGTGGTGATTCTGACGACGATTAGGCTATAAGCGATAGAGAATATACCCAAGTAGCGTATATTCTCTTCCTTTTTTTCTATATGGCAAAGATATTACTTTTTTTATTTACAACCCGAAAAAATGCTATTAATGAGGTAAATGTAGCCTGTATTTGGAGTAGAAGCTATCAAAAACAGCTTTTAAATCAGATGGTACAGTACTTAATGCAGCACTCATTACCTCCATTGGTATTCCGCAATCAGGTGTAGCTTCCGCTATGCTCCCTGTAATACATGCAATAGTATCACTATCACCTCCAAGAGATACAGCCAGCCGTATAGCATCCTCAAAGCTATTACTCTCCAGATAGCATATTATTGCCTCTGGTACAGTCTGCATACAGTTTTCATAAAACTGATAAGTCGGGCGTATTTGAGCTAATTTCCTGCTTAAATTGTAATCAAAGTTTTTTTCTATGTAATGCTTTAGGTACTCTTTGGATTCTCCATTACGTGTAAGGAAAATAGCAGATGCTACAGCCATAGCACCCTTTATGCCCTCTGGATGGTTGTGTGTACACTGGGCACTACGTTGCGCCTCCCTTTGTACTTCCTCCAGAGTATCAAATGCCCAACCAATTGGGCTAACCCTCATAGCAGAACCGTTACCCCAGCTGTTATATGGTTGCGGGTTATCGCTCCTTAACCATGAGCCAAAAGAGCCACCATAAGAACCCATTGGGTTTGGGTACTTATTACCCCAGTAATGCAAACGCTCTGCGTATGGCTTACCCTGTAGTATAGCATCAGCGATAGCTAGAGTTAAAATACTATCATCTGTTATTTCGCTCTCTGGTGTTATTAAATCAAAACTGTAATTATTTGTATTGTCGAATTCGTAAGCACTGCCTACATAATCCCCTATTATTGCTCCTAACATATTTACTCCTTTCTTTTACCTCTATTTGTTTTTGCTCTTAGCAGCGTATGCTGCGATATAACCGCTCCAGTTCTGGTAGTATATGCCTCACTCTGGAGATTTATTTTACTCTGTAATGTATTGAGAGTTACCCCAACTACTTCCATAGGCAAATAATGGTATATGGCAGCTTTGCCACCAAACACCCACCGAGTAGCACCCTCATACGGTTGCCTTAACTCTACAATTATTATTTTACTACCTATTGCCATTTATTACCTCCAGTAATTCGGTTGTTACTTCATACTTAATGCCCTCTGGCAAACTTTCTATAATGCTCCTTACAATCTTGCCTTGCCTTTTGGCTCTCCATCTCCAATATACTCTTAGCAAATTGCCAGATGATATTTTGCGAGCTTTGTAAAGTTGAAAATTAGCGTACTCCTTTGCCAGTAATACCCTCAAAAACATTATAATAGTATTCTCAAAATTTGAGGAGGTTTCTAATAAGCGAGCCATTGAGCTGTTTAGCTCGTTAAAAGCTTCCGTTAGTTTATTTATACTATCTTTACTCATGGCTGCTTTTTTATAGGTACATTTACTAATGTTTTCTGGTCGCATTGTCCTATCAGGTAATCTACAGCCAGCCATGCGATAAATCGCCCTTGTGTGCTCTTTACCCTAGTGGGTATATCATCTATAGTGGTTATCTTTTCACACAATATGTGCAAAGCCTCCTTATACCCCTCCTTAATAGCTGCATTAACATGCCTGTTTATTAGTTTTTCCTGTAACCGAGCATTAACCATACCAATGGTTTCCTGTATCTCTTCGTCTGTTCTAACAATCATAATTATATTTCCTTTCTGCAAAATTAGGTATTATTTATTAATTAAATAAAGATTTTATTGAAAAATGCGTGATACATGTACACGTTTTTTTTTATTAAGCAGCTCCACAATTTTCACCATACGCTCCAGCTGGCAATAGCCATACATCATCATCGGGTATAATTATTGGCACATCGTATATGCTTTGGGTTGCCAAAGTAGCCATAAAACCATTTATTGCCTCGTATGCAGTACCAGAATCTATTAAGGTTTGCAAATCCATATTGCGCTTAATAGTACACTTAAACAACTTTTCTAGCTCAATGATATACTGTATTTGTTCTGGGCTTATTTTAGCAGCACTGGCAAACTGGTTTTTATTACCGAAAATACAGAACTTGCATGAGCATCGCCCCCAACCCATGTAATAACAAGGATGTACACGCACACGATACTTTTCTATTATTTCCCATACTTGCTGCTCTTTCCAGTCTCGTATTGGGCGAAACCTATCTACATGCCTTGTAAATGCCTTACCGTTTCGTAAGTCTGCACGATCTGGTTCAAGTATTTTGTATTTGGCTCTTTGCGGGCTCTCTTCGCCTCTTTCTCCAGAGAGTATTAGGGTTCTCTTATTTCTAAAACGCTCCTGATTTATTAAAGAGGTTGAGCACACATCAATTTTCAAATAAGCACTGCACCAACGTACTTTAAGGTCTGCGGATGCTTGTGGAAATCTCAACCTAGTAGATAGTTTACCTTTTTCTCCTCCAGCTTTGTTTATACAACCATTAGGGAGCTCGAAATATATTGGTGCAGTTAAACTGTTTTCTCTGAACATTTCCCGCTTAAAACCGCCCTCTTTCCATTGGAAATAGATTGGCACACCAAAAGCTACTGCAAACTTTCTACAATAGTCTGGGGTAATCTCCCAGTCAAAGAAAGTTTGTTCCCTGCCATCTATTTCTTGATGCCAGAGCTCAATCTTTTCTTTTGGTACTCCTTGCTCCAGCAGGTAAAGAAAGCACGCTGTGCTATCCTTACCTCCAGAGAAAGAAACTATATAATGGTCGTAACTATGTAAATCAAAAGCATCCATATAAAAGTTTATTTTGCCTGCGTTAATTGTTCGTATGTAACTGGTATTACTTTGGCAGCAGCAAAATAGGCATTAGTAGTTAATTGCCTTTGCCATGCCATAAAGCGTGGAGACCAACGGAAGCCATAGCTTTTAAGGTTAGATATAACATCTGGAGCTGGCTTACTGTCGAAAAGAATTTGTAACCTATCCTCACTGTAATTCTTAACTACAGTACCACCCTCAAAAGCTATTTCTGTATTTTCCCTATTTGCTTTATCAATCTGTTTTTCTTTAGCTGTTTCGGCAACATCTAACAGCTTAAAAAATTTATGTCGCTCTGTGATAACGATGCTCATTGTTTCGTTAAATTGCCGTATGCAATCAATAGCCTTTTGCACCATTTTTGTGTCACCTCTTTTGGCGTATGTTTCTACTTTCCCATAAATAGAGGATACAAATAGGGCTTTATGGTAGCCTCTTTCTACTCCAGTATTAATCCCATGTATAATAGCTGCGGAATGTAAAATATCTTTTTCAAGTCGTGCCCACTCTTCATTTTGCTTTTGCTCTTCTGGTTTGTTGTTTTCTATACATTTTGCAATGGCTTTTAGGGCTTTCTCTCTCCACTGTATAAACTCTCCCATTCTAGCATGTTCCCTATTGTTTGCTTTTTCAGCTTTTCTAACATTGAACCCAGAGCCACCAGTAATGGCAGAGCTGGCACAATTAGAGTGTGCAGAGAGCCATGCAGAAAAGTATTTTTTGTAGTTGGAAATGTAACGCTCTTGCTCTTCCAGAGGTATGTTTTTCAAATCATCATTAAGCTCCTTTTCATAGCTTATTATTGTGCGCTCTCCTGCTCGGTCGGGGTTAAATGAAGTCCAGTAAAATGCCCTATACGCCAAATCCCAATACTCATCCAGTGTTACATCATATTTCCATGAAACTACTTCCCAATCGCTCATATTCTCCGTGTGCAAAACTTTACTATTAGCACCCATGCCCACCACATGAGCATACCGCCCCTGCATTAATTCTTGTGCCTTATAGTGGAATGCCCATGTACCCCACTCTGGATTTTTAATATTCTGTACGACACTAGCTCTATGGCAATTTCTCTTTGATAAAATAACTTTTTCCATTGTTTTTCTTTTATATTGTGTGATGTATATACACGCTTTATGTTCAAAAAAATAATTAATAATCTCCTCTGGTTAAATACTCCAGAGCTTCTGTGTGCAGCTCCTCTAGGTTTAAGCCCTCCCTGCTGGGCTCAAATCCAGCTTGATAAGCACCCTCTATAGTTGCATTTATTTTGTTTACCTCTGTATTGGCACTGTGTACCCCACGTGTGTAATTGCGCTCTACTTTGCGGGTATCATTATACTTTGCCTGTGCTGTGCTCTCCAGTACTCGTTTGCTTGTACCTAGTAGCTTTGCTCCGTTTCCTTGCTCATCAAGGGTTTGCTGTATTACTGCTAAAATTCCCATTGTTTCAAAATTTATAGTTATTAATCAATTACATTAGCTATTTGATAGCAATAGCCATCTTCTTTATTTATTTCTGTGTTAATTATTTGCAAATTGTATTCAATCGCTTTGCACTTTACACGCTTAGCCTTACCAGCCATAACAGGTAATTCATAAGGAAATCCATTGTAGAAATATTCCTTTGTTTGCCTAAATCGGAGCTCAATATTATGCCCATCAGTAATATTAACAAAGGCTTTACCCTCACATGGGTTACTTAAAATAGTCAATATGTGCTTCCCACTTTTTAGAGGAGATATGCGAGCCAATTTGTTATTTATTTCCATTTGTATTTGAGCTTGATATTCTTTGTATTCTTTTGTAGAACATATTGCCTCTTTTTGAGCTGGTTCTATATACATATTATCCAAAGCCCATATTAAATACTGCAAATCAACAGAAGCAATATCTTCTACTGTCCTACCTGTATATTTACCAAATGTTAGATAATTGGGTGGCATATTTATCTTTACCGTCTTACCCCATTCTCTTGTAGTTATTCCCCTTAGCCCATCATCGATAGTTACACTGGGATAAAGCTCTTTAACTTTAACAATATCGGAGCTAATGTTTTTCATATAGCTATATTGATAGTGATTGCCTGTATGCCAATGTTCCCCATAAGCATCAGTTGTATATTGGGGTGTAATTACAACATTCCATAAAGTATAATACTTGCTTGCAAATCCTATAACCAAAGCCATTATATACCTCCTTTTATTTACTAATTTCCAATGTATCCCAGTAGTCTCTTAAATCAGAAAACATTTCTTTAATATCCTCCATGTTGCTCTCAATAGCAACAATGGGAGTTAGTTTCCTTTCTGCACTCTGGAGTTGAGCGAAATTATCTCCAGTTGGTTGCTCCATGTGTTTTTTGAGGCAAACCAAATAACTCTCTACTGCATCTAATAAATTCCTGTTTCTCATTGCTCTTTCATTTTAATTATTAGCATTCTTCTTCGTAAGGTTCTAAACCTTTATCGTAATCCATACTATACTCTACATCTGTCATATCTATTTCATGTAGGTATCTACCTGTAACATCAATATACATACAATACTCATCTACTTCTACCACATAATAGCCATCGTTATAATCAACATATCCATCTTCGTATATGGTTTGTATAAGCGTTCTGCCATCTTTCAAAACAGAACTTGCTAATTCATGAGGGTTGCGTATTGTTCCATTGTCATATTCTTGAATATTTGACATTGCTTTCAAAGCCATGTTGGCAATTTGGCGATTCGTTTTACCTCCTGTATACTTATGTGTTGCTCTCATTGGATTTATTTTTTTGTTCGTTATACGTGTCTATTTATCACGCTTATTGTATTGCGAAAGTAGTATGATTTATTCAATAAACAATACTTTTGGCGGAAAAATATTGACTTTTAACAAAGATTAATAAGATTCATTGGAAACTTAAAATGAATTACTTACAAAAGTTATCCGTGATATATATACACGCTTTAGTGTGGTTAGACTATTTTTGGCACAAATAACATTAAAGTCTTATGGTTAAACAGAAATTATTACAAGTATTGGTAGGCAAATGCAAAGACATGGGCTTATCGGAAAAATCTATTGAAGAAATTGCTGGCATTGCAAGCAATGGCTTGAAAGATGGTTCAACAGATGAGGAGATTGAAGCACAGGCAAACCTTTTTATGCCTGCATTAAAAACAATGCAAGGCGAAGCTACAAGGTGGGCACAACAAGCAAAAGGTACTCCTCCAACCCCTCCAAATCCTCCAGCACCTCCAGCTCCGAAACCGAATGAGGACGGAGATTGGAAACAAGCTATTGCTGATTTGGAAACAAAGTACGGTGCTATCATCAAAACACAGGGAGAAACCATTACTGGTTTACAATCTAAACTTGATGGTGCAGAGCGTGCAAACACAATTTCTGCCGAGATGAAAAAACTAGGTTTAACTGATGCCGACATGGAATTTATCTCTGTGCCCTCGGATGCTAATATTCCAGAGTTTTTGGGAAAGGTTAAGCAGAGTTTTATTAATCGTGGGCTTAAACCAGCAGACACTAGTGTTACTGCGGAAGCAAAGGAAAAAGCTAATGATGAGTTAGCTAAAACTATGCTTGCCGAGTTTGAAGTTAAACAATAATTATCAAAGTGATGAAACGACAATTTAGAGAATTTGGGGGCGACCGCCCTCTGTTTACACTAACCCCAGTACAGGTGGTTGGTGGTTTCACGCTTGACCCTGCACAAACCAACCTTACCAAAGGTGCAGTTATCCCAGCTGGTACTTTATCCCATGTGGATGAAAATACAAGGCTGGCACAGCTGATTAAGAGTGCAAGGGTTGTAGCGATTGCTGCTGGTGATGCAAAGGTTGTTACTTTGGAGTCGGACGAATTTAGCAAGCCAATATTTACAATAAACGATTTAATCGGTAAAGACTTGACAGCTACTTTGGCTAACACTCCCAAAATAACTGCCATTGCAGAAACCGCTGATGGCATGCAAATCACCCTAAGTAAAGCAATAACTGGCTTAGCCGTTGGAGATGCTTTGTTTGAGGTGGTTGCAGATGGTACTAACGTGAAGCTTTTGGCTGAACCAAACTCTATTACCATAACAGACATTGAGGTAAAAGAGGCTGGAGATACAGGTATTGATGTAACACGCAATACAGGTAACGGAGAGGCTTATGCAAGGAGATTACCACCTGTGCCTGCATCATTGCTGGAGGGCAATGTGCTGAAAGGTACAAAGGTGGCTTATACGTATTCACTCTAAAATAAGGAGGTAATAACATGGATTCTATTTTTAGTAAAATTAATTTTCCGACTATCCCAGTGGATTTGCTGGCTACGTTACGCATCTTTTTTGAGATGGGCACAAGAGAAAACAAAGTTCTCTTTGAGCAAACGTACATTGACCGCTGGTTTACATACAATTTGCCACAAATGGATTTGACCTGTGAGGCAATTATGGCAAGCTATAAGGTGCGCTTTATGGCTAGCGTGATTGGCAATGAGGCTGCAACCCCATTGCGCCCCTCTGATGGCTTCAAAACATTTACGGAAGAGATACCACGTATGGGGCACAAGTTCCCTATGTCGGCAAAGAAACTCCGTAAAATGCTAACCATTTTGGAGGCAAGTTCAAAACGGTACACAGACCAGCAAAAGTTTAATGAGGTTTATAAAATGCTCATGGGTGATACAAAAGAGGCTTATCTAGGTTGCAAGGATACAGCCGACCATATTGTATTACAAGCTCTCTCAAACGGTGGTGTAGCTCAATTTACGCCTACTCTTAATAACCCAGACGGTAAAATATTCAAAGTAGATTACCTGATGCCCGAACAAAACAAGAAAAAAGCACCTAAAAACTGGATTGATGATAACAAAAACAACATCAACCCATTTGAGGAGCTGCAAGCTATTAAGCTGGAGTTTGAGCAAGCGGGTATTACGTTTGGTGAGATGTGTGTTAGCCCTGCTCTATATGCGTGGATTATCAGTGCTCCAGCCGTTAAAAAGGCTATTCTGGGTACAGATAAGAGTGGTGGTGTGGTAACGGATGCCCAGTTAAGGGAAACCCTTTCTCAATATGATTTACCAGCATTTACCAAGATTGTAAAACGTAATGCTATCCAAAAAGATGGTAAGCGTGTAGCAAACTTGATTAATCCGTGGAATGATAACAACATTGTTTTCAAGCCAGCTGGTACTATCGGTGAAGTACAACCTGCTTTTGAGGATAACGAAATTATCCCAGAGCCAAATGTGGAGTACATAGATGCTGGCAATGGTATGCGTGTAGCCAAATGGCAGGTTGGAGAAAGCACAGGACAGCAAGCAGGCGAATACACACAAGCATCTTGGCGTGCATTGCCTATCATCACAGATATTGCTGGAGTGGTAAACTATCAGGTACGTGGTATTCAGTAATAAGGTTGGAGTATGACAAATTTGGAGGCAATACGAGTAGAAGTTAAGCCTTATGAGGCTGATGCTTTGGATTGTGAAAAAGCTCTTAGTGGAGCGTGCAAACGTACTGGTGTAAAAATCGGTATTGCAGATGAATTTGATGCTGATGATAACGAAAAGACTATTGCCCTTGCAGCTGTGTTGGTATTGTATAAATACCTAACACTAAGTAGCGAAAAAGAGGGTGAGTGGGCACAAGGCTATCATAATAATCTGAAAGAACGCATAAAGGCTCTATGTAGCATTAATGACTTGGATGTCTCCGAGTTTGTTAGCTCTGACATTATAACCATCTCCGATGGCTCTAACAGGTTTTAACAATGGGTAAATACTACGACACATTAAAAGTACACCAAAAGTCTAAATCACCACGTAACGAGGTTGGAGACCTTATACCAGAAAAATTAGACTGGGATAAGGTAAGCCCTTGCAGGGATGAACCAGCTGGAGCGGGTGCTACAGTTAATGTGGAGGGTGGTAAAACAATTACCTATAGCTCAAACATATTTTGCCCAGTAACATGCCCAGATATTGCGGAAAACTCAACTGTACAGGTTGAGAACTCCAGCGGACAGGTGCAAGTTACAGGTACGGTATTAAGATTCAAACGCTATAAGCATTATGTCAAAATATGGATTTAGAGCGATTTACAGCAGGGGTGATGTACACAAACGGTTTGCTGAATTTGCCCAGCGAATACACAAAGCCATTGTTTCTGTATTACAGTACATTGGCGAGGCGTGTGTAGCACAGGCAAGAGAGAACGGCAACTATACAGACCACACGGGTAATCTCCGTAACTCTATCGGATACGTTTTGGTACACGATGGCACTATTATAAGCCACAATTTCGAGAAACGCATACAAAGCAAAATCGAAAACAAAGCTAATGGTGTTGGAGTATTGGAGGGGAAGAAGCTGGCAGAAGAGCTGGCTAAACGATTTACCAAAGGCTATGCACTTATTGTGGTTGCGGGTATGAATTACGCCTACTATGTGGAAACTCTAAATAAAGATGTATTGGATAGTGCAGAACGTTATGCGCAGAGAGTTAAGCCCAAAATGATGAAGATGCTTAAAGAACAGGTTTATAGGGTTGTAGCATGAAAACAGAGGATATAGAATTACAGGAAAATATGCAGTTCAATACTATACAGGATGATATTCTGTACTTGGTATTGAGCAACTCCGATTTAGCAAAGGAGCTTACTGGCATTGTAAAAAAGGGTAAACGCCCTAGCCGTAAAGATTTTGCAAAGGAGGAGGATTGTACTATTCAAAGTTTGCCCATCCCTAGTGGTAGTGTGCAAATTGGCACTAGCAATGTAAACATCTATGTTCCCGATTTACCAGATAGCACTACTGCACCAGATGCAACCAACTACGATGCTAATACTGGGAGGATTAAGCAACTTGCAGGGCTTGCCTACAAGGTATTGGAGAAACATTACTGCGACAATGGTTGGGTGTTCGAATGCGTAATGCAAGATGTTATTGCTGAACCCGATATAAAGTGCCAGAGGATTTGGTTTAAGATTAGATTTATTTTTCACAATTAAAAAATTACAGACATGGGAGTAATTTCTTTAGGATTATCCGAGATACAGGTAGGAGCTATCGCAGCAGATGGAGGCGAAGCAACCACTTATTCCAAGATTGGTAAAACCTACGAAAAGACTTGCAAATTAGTGCAAGAAAAAGGTGATGTTACCGAACATTACGAGGAGGGGCAAAGTGCTCCAGAGGTGCGCAAAAAGAAAAAGAAAGTGCCTATTCTCACTTTCTCCATAATGGACCCTGACCCAACGTTTTTGAAAGCCTATTTAGGTGGTACAACTAGTGGTACTGGGGATGATATGGAATGGAGCTGGGCAGATACGGATGAGGATATTGAGGCATCAATAAGAGCCGTACCAGAGATGGGGCTTGTTTATACCATACCACGTGCAGATATTGAGGCTGTTATTAACGCTGAAATGTCCTCACAAGGTATTAACCTTGTAGACTTTACCGTAACACCATTAAAGCCTAAAAAGGCTGGTGTAGCTACAATGAGAGCACGTAAAAAAACAGCGACTTTCCCTAAATAATAATTGTTTTTCAATTTCTCCATGAAAGCCCATTACACTAACGTGGTGGGCTTTTCTGGAATAATAGCACCTTTTATATGGAAAATGTAGATTTTAACGCCATAGAGGCTGAAAAAAAGGAAATACGGTTGCTTATCTCCAATGGCATCAGTTTCGTTGTGAACTATATGGAGAAAAGAGAGGTGAAAATACCACGCTGGAGCTGGTGTAAATGGCTAAAAAAGACAGTAATCACCAAAGAGCCGAAACAAAAAGAGTTTATTGTAAAAGAACCTACTGCATTTACTCTGGATAGATTGACGGCTGAATACATTGAGCTTGCAATAGATGAAGAGAAAATAAGAGAAGCACCCAGACAACAGGCACGGCTATATTTCCAAGAGCATGACAAACGCATGGCTCTAATTATTGCAATTGCTATACTTGGTAACGATTGGGAGGATACAGAACAACTAACCGAGCTAGCCAATTTTATTTTCAAATGGACTACAAACAGCCAGCAGCATGAGCTTGTGCAGGCAATTGACTTAACTAATAATCTAGCGGATTTTATCAACTCTATTCGATTGTTATCAAGCGCAAGAACAACAATACCGAATCGGATAGAGAACCCAGAGGATTAAACAGCCTCTATGGGCAACGTGGGGCTATTTGCGCATATTTCCATTGGACTTGGGAATATCTCACAAAAGGTATTGCATGGGCGGTTGTACAGCGGATGTTAGCAGACCAAGCACGCTACGATGATGAAGAGGGCACGAACGGAGTAGCGAGCATTGACGGAGAGGTAGAACTAACCGAAGAAAATGCAGATGATATTATTAATCTCATTAACAGTTTATAATTGTGGAAAATAAAGATGGAGCTCTGGCATTTGATGTCCTCATTAGGGATAACAACCTAGAACAAATGCTATCCAAAGATGAGCAGCGCATAGCGCAATTCACGCAAAACGTTGAAAGCAACTCCCAGAGTATTGTCGATAGCTTTGGCTCAATAGGCAAGGCTGTAGGAGGTATTGCGGTTGGGGCAATGCTGAAAAGCTGGATTACAGATATAGTTAATGTAACAGGAGAGTTTCAACAATTAGAAATAGCATTTACTACCATGTTAGGGAGCGCAGAGAAATCTGCTGCTTTAATGAGACAGGTAACAGATACAGCTGCTACTACTCCTTTTGATTTGAAAGGTGTAGCAAATGGAGCAAAACAATTACTGGCTTATGGTGAGAGTGCAGAAACGGTAAATGGTACTCTGGTAAGGCTAGGTAACATTGCATCTGGATTGAGCTTGCCATTAAATGATTTGGTTTACCTGTATGGTACAACAATGGTACAGGGGCGATTATTCACACAGGATGTTAGGCAGTTTATGGGGCGTGGTATCCCACTGGTGCAAGAGCTGTCTAAGATGCTGGGGAAAACAACCGAAGAGATAAACCAAATGGTAACTGATGGGAAAATTGGTTTTCCAGAGGTGCAAAAGGTTATTGAGAGCCTAACCAATAGCGGTGGTATGTTCTTTAATCTCATGGAGGAACAAAGTAAATCACTCACAGGGCAAATAGCCAATCTGGGTGATGCATGGGATTTCATGCTAAACGATATAGGGCAAAGTAATGAGGGTATGCTTAGTTCTGGTATCAGTTTAGCTACAACGCTGGTAGAAAACTATGGTACTGTATTAAATGTACTGGAGGGAATTATAATTGCCTATGGCACATACAAAGCAGCTGTAATAGCTCTGTCTGTAGCCCAAAACAAGAGTACAGGCTTTGCCAGCATTGATAACATAGTTGCAAAGGCTCGTATGGGTGTTTATACGAGCTTGACAGCACAGACCAGAAATTATACACTGCAAAATGAGCTAATGACAAAGAGCCAGCAGGCATATACTCTGGAGCTGCAAAAGAGCCTTACACTGGAGCAACAGGAAAATGTATTACGTAACCTAAAACTAGGAGCAATACAGGCTTTACTTACAGCAGAGCAGCAAGTATATCTAAGTCGGCTTAATCTTAACGTACAGAGCGTTGAGTACATTGCAGCAGCCGAAAGCATATTAACCATAGACCAACGGCTAAGCCTGCAAAAGCAGGAACTAGGGCGTACAAGTATGGCATACAGTGTTGCTGTAGAAAATGAGGTCAGAGCTAACCAAGCAGCCAATGCCAGCGAGATAGCCAAGATGCAAACCGAAGCTAGGGCATTAAAACAAAAACAAGCTCTATTATTGGCTGAATATAGGACGAGCCTAAACAAGATAGAGCAAACACGCATCCAAATATCATTAGCCAAACTAAATGGGGATGCAATGGCTGTGGAAAATCTAAGGCTACAGCAGCATAACCAGCTTAAAGCACATGCAGCCATTGTTACCGACATGAAGAATACAAAGGCTGCACAAGAGGCTATTACAACCAGAATAGCTACAGCTGCAACCCAACAAGCTACTATAGCAGGTCGAGCCAAAGTAGCAGGAGATGTAATGCAGACTGCCAGCACCTCCATGTTAAGTACTGCTACAACATTCCTTATGGGTAAGTTAAAAGCTCTCTGGGCAACTTTGATAGCCAATCCTTTTACTGCTATTCTTAGTGTCGTGGGGCTGGCAATTAGTGCATTTATGATGTTCCGAAGCGAGGAAGAGGAAAGCATAGATGTAGCTAAAGAATTTGAGAGCCAGACCAAAAAGGAGATTGAGAGTATTAATATGCTCAAAGCTGTATTGCAAAATACGACAGAGGGCACAGAAACCCACCAAAAAGCTCTTGAAAAATTAAATGGTGTATTAACCAGCTACAACTTGGATGTAATAAAAGAGGGCGACAATATACAGGTTGTTACAGAGAAATACAATGAGCTAACCAAAGCCATAAACAAAAATACAGCAGAGAGGCTACTTGCTCAAAAAACCGAAAAGGCTTCAATACAGCAAAGTAAAGAGGAGGAGAAAGCTCTTGAAAAGTTTAAGGATAAAGTTAAGGGCATAAGGAACGTAGAAACCCATTATGGAGGTATAGCAGGCACGTACTCGTCTTATACAATACCAGAATGGGTAAGTAACCTTAAAGATGAGTATTTCCAGTACATCTATGACGAGGTTAAGGCAAGAATGGTAGAGCTTGAAAATCTCCCAGTCGGAAGCGAGGCGTACAACAAAAAACTACAGGAGATACAAAAAGTTGCTCTTAAAATGATGGCTGATGCTACAGGTGAAACCGAAAAGGAAATAAACCGTAGCAGCAAATTTGTAGAGAACTTTATAAACTCCATAGCGCAAAGTACGGCAAAAGCCAATAATGATATTGATAAAACCAGAGAGGGCTTAGAGCGCATGGCTGGAGGTTTGAGCAACAAAACCGAAACCAAAGAGGAAATAGACCTCATGACCTTATCTCTGGAAGCATTGCATAAAAAAGCATCAGAACTGAATGGGCAAAAGGTAAATCTGGAGTTTGGCAGTTTTGGGTACATTGAGCTAATGAGGCAGATTGCGGAGGTAAATGGTGCTATAGGTAAAAAACAGGCTGGATTAAATACCGAAACTGGCATAAACGATGAGATTAAACGGCTCAAAGGTTTAAGAGAGGGTGCAGCTATAGGTGGTGATGATTGGAAAAACTACGATAGCCAGATAAAAAAACTCCAAAGTAAACTACCTGATACGACCAGCGGGGCTAATAAAAAAGCTAATGCAGCCAGAGAGGTTGCGCAAAAGGAGATTGATATACAGCTAGAACTGGAAGAAAGCAAAATATCAATTATTAAAGATGGCTATACTCGTAAAGTTGCAGAACTGGAGCTACAACACAAAAGAGAGCTTGCACGGATAGACAAAGAAGAGAAAGAGCTTGCTGCCAAATACAAAGAAGCTGGAAAGAAAATGCCTAAAGAGACAACAGAGGCATTTACCACTATGCGTACCAATGAAAATGCCAATTATGAGGTATCTAAGGCAGAGTTGCTAGATGTTCAGATTGAGGAGCAAAAAAAGAAATACCAGCTTTATTACAAATGGGTTTCTGCCTATGGTGAAGATGTAGCCAATAAGCAGTTTAATGATTTAATAAGCAATGGCAAGACTTATACAGATTGGTTAAAATCTCAAATAGGAGTACTGGAAGCAAAACGCAATGATGGAACAGATTTAACCGAAACAGAAAGCAATCAGCTTATTACACTAAAAACTGAATATAAAGAGGTTACAGGTGTAAAAACCGAGATGGATAAGTTTACAGAAAGTATCTCTAAAGCAAAAGAGCAAAGTAAATCTCTATCTGAATATATGGCTAAGCTGGCAAGTATGAAACAGGATTTGCAGCAAGGTAAAACAGGGCTTATTGGCGAAGAAAGAGCAACAGCCACTAAGCAGGTTGATGAAGAGATACAGCGCAATAGCGAGGAGTTACAGCGTAAACTACTGGAAACTTACCGTACCAATGCCCAGCTAAGGCTAGATGCTGAAAAGCAATATGAAGATGAAATATTCTGGCTTAAACAGAATGGGTTTAACAAACAGGCAGAGCTGGCAGAGAAAGCTAAAATAAAAACTCTGGCTGAAATTGATGCTACACGGATACAAAGTACGGATAGTTGGAAAGGGCTTTTTGAGAACGCTTCATATTTGAGTAGTAGTGCTTTTGATGATATAGTAAAAGGGCTAAGAACACAGGTAGAAGCTATTGAGGATGTTGATATTAAAAAGGCTCTTTTGAAACAGCTGGAGGGCTTAGAGGAGCAAACACAAGCTAGCAAAAATCCTTTTGGGCAACTAGTTAAACATATAAGGGAATATAAAAAGGCTACCGATGATATTTCTAAGCAAAAAAGCCTTATTAAAGTATTTGGAGATATTGCATCCAGCGTGGATATGGTAAAAGCCTCTTTTGATGCAGTAGTGGATGGGCTAAACCAAATGGGATTGGCTGGCGATGAGAACACGCAAAGTGTGCTTAATGATATTAGCGGGCTTATGGGTGGCATCGGTGATCTGGCAGCTGGGTATGCAAGCATGAACCCTGCTCAAATGATACAGGGAGCTGTAGGGATTGTAACAAGTGCTGTTAGCCTTTTTGATAGTACAAGCAGGAGAATTAAAAAGGAGATGAAAGAACATGAGAGGCAGCTAGGACTACTCCAGAGAGCTTATAGTCAGATACAATTTAATGTAGAGAACGCTGTCGGAGAAAACTACTATAAAGAGCAAGAAAAAGCTATTGAGAACCTTAAAAAGCAGAAAAAGGAATACCAAGAACTAGCCAGATTGGAGCAAAGTAAAAAATCCAAAGATAGGGATGATGGAAAGGTGCAGGAGTATTTAGCCAATGCAGAGCAAGCCCAGAGGGATATTGAAACCATTGAGCGGGAAATTACCGAAACACTTGTACAAACCAATTTTAGGGACTTAGCCAATGATTTAGCGCAGGCATGGGCTGATGCTTTTGGTAATATGGAGGATAGCGCAGAGAGCTTTGATGAGGTTTGGAATCGCACTATAGCAAATGCTGTGAAAAACTCCTTAAAACTGAAAATCATTGAGCCAGTAGTTAGCCAGTTTACAGAAGCTTTGGCAAACTACATGGGAGCTAATAACAACAGTGTAGTTGGTTTTAATTTCGATTATTGGAAAAGGATGCTCAAAAATGCTGGTGACTCATTTACAAAAGGGTTAGAGGGCTTTGAAGAGTATTTCCAAGATGTAGCTGATGTTATTGATGATAGTACTCTGGAGGGGCAAGTAAAAAGCATTACGGAGGAAACAGGTTCTAAGCTGGCAGGAGAGATTACAGCAATGCGTATTAGGCAAGTTGAGCACCTGCTAATAAGCAAGGATATTAGAGCAACAGCAATAAGCGTACAAAACACGCTGAAAGATGCCGTAAAGCATCTAAGTGCCATTGCAACCAATACATCATACAACAAAAATCTGGTTGAAATAAAAGAGTTTTTGAGAGAGATGAGAGATACATTAAACTCTGATAATTTGAGGGCTAAAGGGTATAATATATAAAATTATGGATAGAATTAACGAGCTAAAGAACCTGATGCAAACAGGGCATTGTGCGGAAAGCATTTCTATGCTGCACAATACAAATGATAATGCAAAAAAGTTGATGGAAACCTATTTCTATTACATCAAAGCATGTACTCAAAAGGATTTTCCGAAACTGGAGTTTCTACGTACTCATTTTGGCAAGCAGGTAGCACCATTTGGCGGTTATGTCGATGCTACAGGTGAACAAAAAGCACACAGAAATAATGCACTGGTAGGTGATAGCAATGTAACAATGCGTACAGAGGGCTATAACATTGTAAAATGCTGGGTAAGGCATAATTCTAAATTGGAAGTAACAGCTACAGAAAACAGCCATTTACATATTGATTGCTTTGAAAATACAGAGGTTAAGATTTGCATAGAGGGCAATGCAAAGGTTTTTGTAAACCAATATGGGCAAAGCAAAGTAGAAATTAGTGGTAATACGGCTAATGCTTCGGTGAAACTATTTGATTGTGAAACATATAAATAATAAAACTCATGGCTTTAGATGAATATTTAGTATTGAATATGCCATTTGATGAAACAGATGGCTCTAAAATAGCGTATGATTACAGCCCTAACCGAGCAGATGGAGTGGTAACTAATGCACACTATGAGGCGGGTAAAAGTAGTAATTGTATTAGGTTTGATGGAGATGGCAAATGTGAGGTTAATAAATCCGTGCTTGCTTTTAATGGGAGCTTTACACTATGCACATTTGTAAAATCGCATAGCATAGCATCCAAAATCATTGTATTGATTAACTATAATGGAGTCAATAAGTTTTTCCAATCGTTTATTGATGTGAGTCCAGACCAATGGTATTACCTTGCTGTAGTACGTGAAAGCAACTACATTACAATCTATCTGAATGGTACGCAGATTGGTAGAACTACATTACCTACTGATTACGGCAACCCAATAGGTTTTAGCATTGCACAGGATTGCTATTTAACCCAGTTGGGGCATGGTTGCTTGGATGAAACAAAATTGTATTCAAAAGCTCTCTCACAAGAGGAGATTTTAGGGTTATTGGATAATACAAAACAGCTGGCTTATCTACTAGATGGCATCAATTTCAAAGATTATGGTGTTTCTGTAAGCAAAAGCATGGGTCTTCTGGATGCTCTAAAGATGAAAGAACCTCTTAAATTGGATTGGGATGGCTATCATGGTGAAGCTATAGACTTAACCAGACCGAGGATGCAAGCTAGGGATATTACATTGCAATGCTTTATCACTACAGATGGTGGGAAAATTGCTTTTGTTAAAGCGGTTAAGGATTTTCTGGAGCTATTTTATACTCCTCATGTAAAACCAGCTGGAGCAAAAGCCGAAATAGTTGGAGCTGGCTTGCATCGTTTAACTATTGATATTCACCCTACAAAGGCTTTGGTGTATGAGGTGTATATGCCAGATGGTACAGATTTGGATAAGGAGTGGAACGATGATAAAATGACTGGTACATTTTCCTTAAAGCTCCGAGAACCAGAGCCAGTAAAGCGAGTATTGAAACATCTTAGGGTAAATGAGAGTAGTAAACGTATAACAATTACACTTACTACAGAAAAACTGGTAAATATCTACTGGGGTGATGGTACTACAAGCCAAGATGTATATGGTACTACAACCATTACGCATGATTATGATGAGAATGGAGAGTATTACGTAATTCTTACTGGTGTTATTGAGGATATTAAAGACTTTTCCACTAATGCTATTATTGTATGGAACAAATTATAGTATATAAGCGCAATGGTGCGGAAAGATACAAGTTAAATAACTATGCTAAGCTCTGTACTGTAAAAAGTGCAGAGCAAAAGCGTGAACTACTTGGAGAGGATACCGTAACCATTAAAACAGAAAGTGCAGAGCCTCTGGATTTTGCTATTGGTGATTATGTTATTGTTTATGGAGATATTTACACGCTGAACAAATTGCCAGAGCCTAAAAAAACAGGTGAAAGGTTATTTGAAACGAGCTTTATATTTGAGGGATTGCAATACAAATTACTGGATGCCCAGTATAGGAGTGCTGATGCTTTAGGCAAAAATCCTACTGCAAATTTTCCTCTGGTTGCAAATATGGAGCTGGCAATGCAAGTTCTTATTAATAACATTAATAGAGTTGGTAAAGATTTAGGTGATACATGGGTGTTAGGTGATTGTATAGAAACTGAGCATAAGGAGCTTACATTTAATAATGAGAATTGTTTAGCTGTACTCCAGAGGCTTTGCGGAGAATTTGAAACAGAGTTTGAGATAGAGGCTCTGGGCAATAAAAAATACAGGCTGCATATACGAAAAGCAGGCTCTCTGTTTGGAGCAACGTTTACTTTTGGCAAAGGTGGTGGTATATACACTCTAAAGCGGAAAAATGTAAATAGTAGCAATGTAGTTACTAAGTTATATGTAGAGGGTGGTACAAAAAACATAAAGGTTGGCTACAGGGATAATGCTACACGGTTAAGGCTGGCTATAAACGAAGAAAGCTATATACAACAAAGTACAGCTGTAGCAGCTATGGGTATTAAGGAGGGTGGTAAAATCTTTGAGGATATTTACCCACACCGTACAGGAGTTATTACTAGTCTCGGTGCAGATAGGTTTACGTTTGTTGATAAAGATATGTTCGACCTTAACGAAAAAGAAAGTGATGGTAAAACTACAAAATGGCTTATTGATGGCACATCTGCTAAAATAAAATTCACTAAGGGCAACATTGCTGGCTATGAGTTTGAGGTAAAATCTTATGATACAAAAACACATACTTTTGTGATTAAAGAGTATGAAGATTCCAGAGGCTTTAAGATACCCAGCACGGATGCTGCCTACCAAATAGAGGTTGATGATGAGTATGTTTTGATTGATATTATAATGCCTAACAATCCCTATGTAGTAGATGCCGAAGCTGCATTGTTGGATGCAGGAACAAAATATTATGAGCAAAACAGCCAGCCTAAAGTTGAGTATGAGCTGGAAATATCCTCTATGTTTTTAAACCGTAAATACAATAATAATGGTGCAGTTATAAATGTATTTAAGCTCGGAGATTATATTCCAGTAAAAGATGCAGATATTAACGTGGATAAAGCTATAAGGGTAAAAGGTTTTACACGAGATGTGGCAACAGACCCTTACAAATACAAGTTGACTATTAGTGATACGGTTGATATTAGTATTATTGAGAAACTTATAGCGGATAACATTGAGCAAGAGAAGATAATAAACATTAATAACCTCACAGATGTAGCCAAAGCCCGAAGCAACTGGAGAACAACGCAGGAATTGTTAAATATGGTGTTTGATGGTGATGGCTATTTTGATGCAGAAAATATACGCCCAAACAGTATAGAAACATTAATGTTAAGTGTCGGCAACAGAGCTGGGCAATTTATTTTGCGCAATATTACTTTTGTTGCCAATGCAGTTGTAGGAAGTACGCCGAACCCTAATGTATTCCAAACTATAAGTAATAGCGGTGTGCTTATCCATTATGCTATTGAGGAAAAAGATAGGACTTGGAATATTGCATCTGCTACACATACATTGTCAAGTAGTAGCTCTGCTTATTACATTTATGCAAAATGCAGTAAAACTGGCAATGCTTGTACAATAATAAGTAGTACAAATAAGCTATCGGTAGAGCAAGATGCAGGCTATTATTATTTTCTTATAGGTGTTCTATCTTCATCCTATAATGGCTACAGAGATTTTGTTACTACCTATGGAGCAACCAGAATAACAGGGCGTACCATTAATTGTGGAAGAATTGAGAGTATTGATAAACAAACGTATTTTGACCTTGATAACTCGGAAATTGGTGGGCGTATTGTTTTTAAATCAAATGGAGAAACAAAAACTCTGGATGAGCTGGGGGCTGAATCCTTAGAAACTAAAGATTTTATTAATAACACATTGCCTAGCATTTTGGATGAGATACAGGCACAATTAGATGGGCAAATTGAGCAATTTTTTGAAACTTACAACCCCACCACTTCAAATGCTCCAGCTAACACTTGGACTACAGCAGCATTAAAAGAGAACCATTTAGGAGACCTTTTTTATAATACAAGTACTGGAAAGGTTTGGCGTTGGGTTAAAGAGGGCAATGTTTATAAATGGCAAGAGCTGCAAGATACCGAGCTGGCACAGGCTTTGGCTTTAGCAAATGAGGCTCTGGCACTAGCAAAAGATAAAAATAGGATTTTTACAACTACACCTTTTACACCGTATGAGAAAGGTGATTTATGGGTGCAAGGTGCAAGTGGTGGCATAATGAGGTGTAAAACTACACGCCTATCAGGTGCATACTCCTCTAGTGATTGGGAGAGAGCGTCCAACTACACGGATGATAGTGGGCTTAATAATTTTATAAATGGAGCTTACAACAGCCAAATAAATGATTTAGTAAACCAGATTGATGGGAAAATAGAAACATGGTTTCAAACAGCCGACCCATCAACAGCTTGGACTACAGCAGCGGTAAGAGCAAAGCATGTCGGTGATATGTGGTATAGTTCTACTACCAAACAGTTAAAACGCTACAGCTCCTCATATACTTGGACTACCATAGAAGATGCAAAAGCTATTGCAGCTTATGAGGCTGCCAGCAAAGCACAGGATACAGCAGATGGCAAAAGGCGTGTATTTGTAGCTACTCCTTACCCTCCTTATGATGTAGGAGATTTATGGGTTAATGGTGTTGATTTAAGGAGATGTGCAACAAAGCGGGCTTCTGGTAGCTATGTTGCAAATGATTGGGTAATTGCAGTACATTACGACAATACAAAAACTACCATTGATGGTGGTATTGTTACATCTGGTACGGTACAGCTGGCTGGCTCTGGAGGTTCTATATTGGCTGGTATTACAGGAGATGGTACAGCTGCTACTTCAATAAGGATTTGGGCTGGAGCATCCTTTGAGAATAGAGCTACTGCACCTTTCAGAGTAAGACAAAACGGCTCTGTAGTTATGACTGATGCAGATATTACAGGTGTGATAAATGCAACCTCTGGCACATTCTCTGGCACACTCAAAGGCGTTACTGGTTCTTTTCGCTCACTCAATTGTGTAGATTCAAATGGTAAAGTAGTTGGTAGTATTACCTTTGGTAGTGATGGTAATATTTGGTTTCAAGGTGGTTTATACCACCAAGCAAGTTCAACACCATTTTACATGAGTAACGTGTTTGTACGTGGAACTTTTGGAGCATACACACGCAATGCACTGGTTATTTATGGCAATTATGGTTATTATTATCCTCGTGGGCTTTATGATTCATCTAACCGTGTGTATGTTTCTCTTTCTCAACAGCAAACCTCTAATAATAAAACCTACTATATTATACCGTTATATGGGCAATCTGGAAATGCAGCAGGCATGCCAGTGGATTTGGTAATTATAAATGTTTCATCTGGTACGTACAGGTATGCAATGAGTAGAACAGCTGGTAAAAAGGTAACTGTAGTTAATGCAAATGATAAGAACAGCGACATTTACATTTATAGTTGTGGAAAGGAGATACGGCACGTAGGAGGAGAAATAGCAGATTGGGTATGTTTAGATGGCTTCCTTTCTCCAGCACCCGCTAGTAATGTAGTAGGTAATGGATGGCTTGTGTGCGCTTCTAGGGATAACACTTGGTCGTAAAAACGGCTACTTTCATCTTTTGTCGCTCTGGTAGCGTGTATATGTTTCACACTTTGACTAATTTTCGGACAATTTTAACAATTACAAAAACATGAGTAAAAACAAGAATTATGTAAGTGAAACAATGTTTGTTTCTCGCATAGTAGCCAAAGGTAAGGTTACAGACCTTACAAATGGTTTTAAGCTCAAAGATGGTGCTCCCTTTTCTATTTATGTGAGACCTAAAACCCTCACAACATTAGATCGGGATGCAATCATTAACTGTAAACTCTACAAAGAGGATGATTTTAGCGAGTGCCCAGTATCATTGTTTACATGGGTTGAGCTGGTACTTATTGAGATAGCACCTAGTGAGGATTTACTTGGTAAATATGAAATCTACTGGGGTAGTGGTGATGGTGCAGAGTTAATAACAACTTAATTTTTTAGATATGGGTTTATTGATTGGTGTGGGGAATACAACCCCACAATTTCCATACAATTCACTTTGGTATGGAATAAAAATTAACCTCAAAAACACAGGCAAGAGTACGGATGATGGTAAACTGGAGCGGGTTGGAAACTTAGACCTGCACAGAAGTTTGCCAGTGCATAGCCGTATTAAACGCTTTGTAGCTAAAGAGGATGGAACAGTAAATTATTGGCTTGGAGCTAATGACAGTACATTAAAAGAGGGCGGTGGTGCTGCAAAGCTAAATGCTGTAGATGGCAATGTAATGCTTTACAAACCCGATTACTGGAGGCGAATAGAGTTTGATGGTGATTACATGCTGGTTGCTGTTAGTGAGGTAGAATTACCGGGATTTACTTATATGAAAGAGAGCGCACGTAGTCCGTGGTTAGCTACTCTTGATAGGGTAAATAACAAGGCTGTTAGTGCATCCTTTTTGCAATGGAATACTGATGGCTCAATAAAAAGAGATGGTACTACAGGTTTACCTGCTTTGACCGATAATGCTGCTGACTTTAGAGGAGGCAATAATACAGCTGGCAATGACAATACAGTAAAGACACAACTGGGTATGCCTGCAACATCCATTACCAAAGCAACTGCACGTACAAGATGCAAAGCCATTAACGCAAAATGGCATCTTGGTGGCTATCGGTTCAGAGAGGAAATGTCTTGGCTTATGGCTATTGAGTTTGGTACTCTGGATTCACAAGCTGCCTACAATGCAGCAAAAACAGCAGATGGATATGCACAGGGAGGGCTTGGTAATGGTACTTATGTTGTTAGTGGAGAATGGAGTGCTTTTAATGGCTATTATCCTTTTATCCCATGTGGTGTAACAGCAAAACTGGGTAATAACACAGGTATTGTAGATTATGTTATTAAAGGCTGGACTACAGGAGTAGACAAAACGGTAAAGGTTGCCAGCTATAGAGGCTGGGAAGCTCCACAACAATACCTTTGGGATTTAAACGATGATGTTATTATCTGGCATGGTAAGCCTAGCGATGGTAACACATCTCTTTTCTATGTATGCGAGGATAGCAGCAAGTTTGTTACTCCAGCAGATACTTCTACAGATATACCTGATGGATACAAAGAAGTTGGAGCTTTGCCCAGAGCATCTGGCTATATTGTTTCTATGGCTTCTGGTAATGGTTGGACTTGCCCAGATAGCGTAACTGGAGGGGCTAGTAACAAAAATTATTGTGATTATTATTGGTATCCTGCTGTTAGTGATACAGCTAACTGGGGTTGGTTTTGCCTCCTTGCTGGTGTCAGTGCGACTTCTGCGGAGGATGCGGGTGTGCGTGGAGCGTATGCGGGTACTCGTGGCTCGACTTCGGATACGCATGGAGGTTTTCCCTTGTGCCTTGATTTATAGGGCAATGCGTGGCGTTTTTTTGAACACATGGGTGTGTTTCAATACAAAGTTTCTTTGAAATAATAATAAAACGGTTTACGGAGATGCGGTTTTGCCTCCTTGCTGGTGTCAATGCGAATAATGCGGAGAATGCGGGTGTGCGTGGAGCGAATGCGAATAATCGTGGCTCGAATTCGGATACGAATGGAGGTTTTCCCTTGAACCATTACGGTTTTCCTTTAATGCGAGAACTATTCTTATCTCCGTAAACCTTGCCACTTGGCAAAATAATACGGTTAAAATAAAGTGCTGGTAGGCTTTATGCTCGAAAGCTCTTATTAGACAATGGCACAGAGAATATATAATTGTTACTGGAAAGTATGCGACCCACAAAATGTATTACATGCAACATATAATACAGTAAAGGGCAAAAAGCGTAGGCATGATGTTCAACGCCTATTAAACGGCAATTACATACAATCCGTTACAGATGTATGGGAGATGTTGGAGAAGCAAACCTATGTGCCAAGTAAATATCACACGAAAATTATCAACGATGGTAAAGAACGTAGGCTTATTATAGCTCCTCTATACCCAGATAGGATAGTACACCATTGTTTGATTGATGTGATTGAGAATGATTTAAGGAAACTATTTATTGCAAACACCTATGCCTGTATAAAAGGGCGTGGAATGCACAGCTGCTTATACTCTTTGAATAAGGCTCTACAAAGAGATAAGAGAGGTACTAAATATTGCTTAAAACTCGACATACGGCATTATTACGATAGTATTGTGCATGATATACTGAAAGATATTATTGCGCATAAAATCGGAGATAAACAAATGCTCTGGTTAATAAATACAATAATTGATAGTACGGAGGGTGGTATCGGTTTGCCAATAGGTTTTTTAACTAGCCAGCATTTTGCTAACCTTTATTTAACTCCTTTTGACCACTGGGTTAAGGAGGTATTGAGGGTAAGATATTATTATCGGTACATGGATGATATGGTAATATTGAGTGATAGCAAGGATAAACTACATACCATACTGGATAGAATAAGAGAGTACTTACAGGAAAGGCTACAGCTAAAAATAAAAGATAATTGGCAGATATTCCCTGTAGATGCACGCTCTATAGACTTTGTGGGCTATAAAAGCAACCACTATAATATACTAGTCCGAAAGAGTATTTTATACAGGTATTGGAAAAAGTTACACAAGGTTGCCAAAAAGTATGGGTTTATTGATGAGACTATAATAAAGAAAGAGTTAGCTGCCCACTGGGGATGGCTTTTGCATTGCAGTGAGGAGCATAAAAATAAAATATTTGAAATTTCTAAAATGTAAAAATTATGAATGACAGATTAAGTAAAGGGATACGTAGCGATGAGCTACAGCCCACATTCGATGTTATCGACAAACTGAAAGGTACAACGCTTTACAACTATAACCAGCACTGGGTAGAAGTAGAGCAAGAAGATGGTAAAAAGGCAAAAAAGAATGAGTATAATAGCCTTAGAGTTGATTATCCAGTAAATGCCAATACCGTTTTTGGCACTCTTCTTACAGCGGTTTATCCAGAGAATGAAGAGCAAAAGTTACTCAACGATTACAATGCAGCCATTGCTGGTATTGAGCCAGAGGAGAAAAAGCAGCCGTATTTAGATTTTCTAAATGCCCGCAAATCTTTTCGTGCAATGGTTGATGCAGATTGTACAACAAACAATATCCCATTGAAATGATAGTATGGGAGCGGAAACATTTGATTTTGCAGACCTTCCACTGCAAGGGGAGGCTGCAAGCTCTACAATGCCCAGCGGTGATTATCCCTCTATTGATGAGGTAATAAATAAACCGATATGGGTTACTGGTTTTACCAATAATGTAGAGACTGCAAATGGCAACAGATGTGTAGTTAATTTTAAGTGGGAACTGGAGGAGGCAGAAACAGCCTTTTTTACATCCTCTAAAAAGCTAATATCTGTGCTAACCAATGCGGGCATACGTTTTCCTTTTCATACAATAATTAAGGTGGTGTTCATCCGTGAAATGGCTTCTTTCGTTTTTCGCAGTAGTAAAGAAGCAATTTCACAGGAGGACATGGATAGCCTTAATATGTATTTAATTAAGAAACGTAGTTATTTGAAACAAAGAAGATAAACATGGACTGGCAAGGAATAGCAACGCTCGTAACGGCTTTAGGTGTAATAATACTCGGTATTGCAGTGCCTATCATAAACTCTAAACAAAAGAGGAAAGAAAAAGAGTGGGATTTAGAACTAAACAGGAGGTTTGATAAGGCAAAAAAAGAGGATGATATTGAAAAGGCAAAATTAAGTGAAACATACTCCAAACTTTATGGCTATATGTGGAAGTTGCTTTTTGCTGTAGATGCGGATAGGGTATTTATAATACAACCACATCCGATGATTGACAAGCAATATATATCCGTTTCTCTGGAGATAACGCATCCCGATAGGGATGTAGCCACTCATAAAGAGAATTTCCAATTTAAGCGCATGTCTGAATGGGCTGGGCTGGTTGCCAAAATAGGTAATGATGATTGGATGATCTACCGAAGCGTTGCCGAGATAAAAGATAATAAAATATTTTCGGAAGCACATAGGCGAGGCTTACAAACGTTGTTATTCCGTAAACTGGTTGATGAAAATGGTTATTGGGAGGGTAATTTGTGCGTGGAGTACACGCACACCCGCCCAGATAATCTGGATTATATTAAGGAGCAAATGACTACTAAAGCGAGATTAATAGAGGACATTTTACCCGAATATCAACCTTTACATGCTTAAAAAGCGTGTATATATACCACACTTTATGATGAAAATTTTAATTGATAACGGACATGGGGAGAATACAGCTGGCAAGCGGTCTCCCCGCTGGGCTGACGGCTCACAATTGTTTGAATGGAAATACACACGTGAAATAGCAAAGCGTGTGGAGGAAGAGCTTAAAAAGCATGGTGTAGATGTGGAGAGAATTGTACCAGAGGATACCGATATATCCATTACTGAAAGATGCAGGAGGGCAAACCAAATAGCAGCCAGAGTAGGTAAACAAAACTGCTTGCTGGTATCCATCCACAATAATGCATCACAAAATGGTAAAGCTCGTGGCTGGGAAGTACATACTTATTTGGGACAGAGCAAGAGCGATGAGTATGCTACAGTATTTTGGGAAACAGCAAAGGAGTTCCTGCCAGTAGGAGCAAACAAGATGCGTTCAGATTGGAGCGATGGCGACCCTGATTGGGATAGCAATTTTGGTATTTTGCGGGGCACTACTTGCTGGGCATTATTAACAGAAAACCTTTTTATGGATAATGAGGAGGATTGCCGTTTCTTACTATCTCCAGAGGGCAAATCGGTTATTGTAGATATCCATGTTAAAGCCATACTTAAAATTGTTGGAAAATGA